TTTCAACTACTAACCAATATGAAGTACCATTAACCATCGTATAGTCTCCACCAAACAAGTATTCAACATAAGAAGTCGTTAATGTGCCCATTTTAACCTGATCAGAAGTGTATAATAAAGCATTTGGGGCTGTACCTGTATCTGAATATAATTTAAGTCTAATATAATCTGTTGTATTTGTAACAGTACCTATTTTCTTCAATCTAACTGATAACGAACCCATTGTGTTTGCAGCACTTGCGGTAAATTTCCAGGCATAGTATTGATTTAAAAGTGGTTCATCATTACCTGTAGATACTATATCTTGTTGAAGATTAGTAGCATTCATCACCACGTTTAATCCATAAACAGTGCGTTGATTCTGAGTTTGAGTATTATCTAAGAAATGTAAAGGAGTTGTATATCCGCCAATACCAGTATTACCCTGTAAAATAGTTTTAGTAATTAATGTATTACCTAATGTTACTGAGTTACTTCCATTACCAGTTGCGTTATATCCAATTACTATTTCATTTGAATTGCCATCAGCAGATGCCATTGTATTTGCTCCAATATAGACAGAATTATAAGAATTGATATTAGTTGTTACCCCTCCAGTTATATAACGACCAGATATATAACCAATAGCAGTATTATATGAAGATACAATATTACTTATCGATGAATAGCCAACAGCAGTATTGTATGATCCAACTGAATTTGAACTAAGAGAATTACCACCTAATGCAGTATTATAAAAACCAGTAGTATTTAAATTAATAGAATTAATTCCTATCGCAGTGTTATAATATCCAGTAGAATTTGAACTAAGCGCGCTTGCTCCAATGCCTGTATTATAATACCCAGCTGTGTTAGTGACAAGAACACTTATACCAACTGCTGTGTTATAATAACCAATAGAATTATTTTGTAGAGTTGCATTACCAATTGATGTATTGGCATAACCGACAGTATTGCTTAAAAGGGAATTAAAACCTATAGAGATATTAGAAAATCCAGCTGTATTCGCTTGCATAGCACTACCACCAATTGCAACATTATTAAATCCAGTTGAATTTATCGGTAACGCTCCAGATCCAAGTGAAGTATTATTAATACCTGTTGTATTATATCTTCCAGAGTTTTTACCTATGAATAAATTTACTGAAGTATTTAAAGAACTACGAATTTCTAATGTATTAGCAGAAGAACTATCTTGAATAACATAAATAGGAGAATATGATGCAATTAATTTAATTGAAAGTATTATTGTGCCATTAAAATCAGTCGTTGGAGCAATAGTTAATGTTCCTACTGTTGCAGCTTTAGGACCATATGAGCCTGTTGCTGAATAAGTATAAGATGTAACTCCGCCGAATGTAATCGTAAATGTTCCTGTCGTCCTATTTGTTACTGTATAAGTTATTTGGTATAAATTACCAACCACTGGAACCAATGTAGAATCAGTTAATGCTGTTGTATTTCCAGTTGAGTGTGTGTATCCACCAGCATAAGTTCCAGACCAACCAGTTTGAGTTGCAGTTCCAGTTGCATCGTTCGATACCCAAGTTGCCGTAATATAAAAGTTATTAACATCAATATATGTTATTGTGTATGTACCATTATAATTAGTAGTTCCTGATATTACAACATTAGTTGTTGTTCCAGCTGGAAATCCATGAGCATTTGAAGTTACTTCAACTGTTCCAGCAACAGTAGATCCATAATTTGCAAAAGCAGTTATGCTTTTAGTTGTTGCTAATCCCCAAGTATCTCCAGAAGCTGTTAATTCAGTTCCTAACGTAGCAGATTCTAATGCGGTTGTAGATTTTTGAGTAAGCATAGACGTTGGAGTTACTCCAATACCTACGTTCCCTGAACTATCAATAGAAATTCTTTCAACTCCTACGGTACTCAACCCCATAGAAGTAAATGCACTTGAGTTAGCAAGTACAAGTTTTGCTCCATTCCTAGTTAGAGCTTGATTAGAAGCTAATAGAAGTCCATAATTGGTATTTAAAACATTTATGTGCCCATTATTTACTTCAAGTAATTGTCCAGGAGTAGTTGTTCCAATTCCAACATTTCCATTTGCTAAAACTTTAATACCAGTTGTACCTCCACCAGTTAACAATCCACCAGTTATTAAATTTCCACCTTGAACTTCTTTTAACGAAAACGTACCCAATGTGAATGTCTGTCCTGATACCAAAGTAGAAGTAATAACAAAATCAGTAGGTGTAGTAGCTGCTTTAAAATAAGTAGTTTGTGCTCCAGCTGTTATAGTAAGAGAAGTTGTTGATCCGCCAAAAGATGTTGTTATTGATGCAGATGGAGTTCCAGAAATAGCTGATACTGTATAAACAAATTTATACCATCTATATCCTACTCCTGCAACTGTTAAATTAGCATTCGTTTGTGTAAGAGTTGAAGCAGTTCCACCAGAAAAAGTCCAAGTTGCGTTATTAGATACTAAAGTACAATCATTTGTTGCAGTCCAAGAAGTTCCACCAGATAACGTACCATTAGTTAAGCTTTCAGAACCTAAAGTTGTTGGATCAATAATATTTTGTGAACCACCCCAAACTGATAATTTTTGGTCTGGAGTGGTAGCTCCAATCCCGACGTTGCCATTATTTAAGATAACCATCACATCACCATCAACTGAACTTGTAATATTGAAATAATCAATTATTCCACTTTTATAAATATTAAATCTTGCGTTAGGGGTTGATGAAGTTCCAAATCCTACATTTCCACTACTTCTAATTTGCATTATCTTAGTAGAGCCTTGATTAATGAATAATCCACTACTACCATTAGCAGAACCGATATCAAAATATGAACCACCAGTATTAATGTCTCTAATCCTTAAAATTGAATTAATAGATATATTTGCAGAGTTACTTATTTCTAATAACGTTCCTGGAGTAGTAGTTCCAATCCCGACATTACCTCCAGATTTTATTCTTAAATTTTCTACATTGTTAGTTCCAAATATAAGGTCAGAACTTCCAACCGTACCAATAGTTAAATTTCTAAGAGTGCCACCTACTCCATTTAAATTATTAAATAAATAATTAGATGTACTTCTTGCAAATCCAAATAAAGTATTAGTATTAGTATCGGCTGGCGTTGAAAATGCCATATATTCATTTTTATTATTATTAAAAATGGCAAATCTAAAATCAGAGGCTGTTCCTGAATTAGAATTATACATTTGAACACCAGATGACCCTGTCGCGTTATCAGCAATTAAAACTTTAGCCGTACCAGTTCCTCCTCCATAATCAGAAGGTGTACCAAAACCTCCAATATCAACTGACGCATTAGGATTATTTGTAGTAATACCTAAATAGTGATGAACAGAATCAACAAACAGAGTATTTGTATCTACTGTTAAATTATTAACACCTAAGTTTATTGTATTTGTATTTCCTGTGACTGGAATATAAGTAGAAGTGTCATAACTAATAGTTCCTGATGTGCTTTTTACAAATCCAGTTCCGCTTAATGCAACTTGTCTTGAAGTATCAACTGGATGAACATGTGCTCCATCAGCCCATTTACCACTTGCTCCAATTGCAGCAATTCCATTTATTAAAGGAGTTGTTGTAGCTACAACAGGAACTGATCCAATTGTTATATAATTAGATGGGTTAGTTGCGTTATAAGGAGTAAATCCTAAAGCCGTTGTAATATCACCACTTAAAAAAGCACGTGTTTTTAATGAATAAGTTGCAGCATCATAGTAAGTAAATTGTGTATCTGTAGGTGTTTCTTGAATAGCTGCTAATTTCAATAAACTACCTACGTCTCCAACTCTTGCAAAGCCTTTATTATCAAAGACTAATTGACCATCATTAGATCCGTCATATAATTTAGCTGTAAATCCTGCATATTGTCCATCAGGTAATCCAGAAGTTGCTCCACTTCTCAAATAAATATAATCTTTAGTAGTGTATATTTGTTCTGTATGAGTTTCATATGTTGATCCTGATTGAATAATATTTCCATCAATATGAAATGACCCACCATTATCTGTATAGACAAAAGGAGTTGTACCATTTGGTTGAAATAATTGATAATGACTATGACCAGTATTTGAATATGTAGTTATATCAATAGTTCCATCAGCCTTTAAAAATTGATTAGATGTACCACCAGATTTAATAATTGAACTAGCTGTTAAATTATTATATCCTAAGTCTATATTTGATGTAGATCCAGTATAAGGTACATAATTATTTATAATATTCTGTGTTAATCCTGTAATTAAATTATTTAAAAATGTGTCTCCTGAAATTCTATTAAATGTTTCACCTGTTAATAAATTATAATTATCCGTAACTGTTGATGTCAATCCAGTAATTAAATTATTTAATATTGTGTCTCCGCTTATTCTATCAAATGTTTCACCTGTTAATAATTCATTTAAAAAAGTGTCTCCGCTTATTCTATCAAATGTTTCACCAGTTAGTAAATTATTCAATAATGTATCTCCTGAAATTCTATTATTAATTTCATTATTCATTTGATTTTGAGCATTTATTGATAACTCTTCAATTAAATCATTTAATACTGTATCTCCACTTATTCTATTAAATGTTTCACCTGTTAATAAATTATAATTATTATTAACTGTTGAAGTTAATCCTGTAATTAAATCATTTAATACTGTGTCTCCAGAAATTCTATCAAATGTTTCACCAGTTAATAATTCAGTTAAAAATGTATCTCCTGAAATTCTATCAAATGTTTCACCTGTTAATAATTCATTTAAAAATGTATCACCTGATAATCTATCAAATGTTTCACCTGTTAATAAATTATTCAAATATGTATCACCACTTATTCTATCAAATGTTTCACCAGTAAATAAATTAAAATCAGTATATGATGTTGAATCAATAGATCCATCAGCTTTTAAAAATTGAGTTGAAGTTCCTCCTGTTACAGATATTGTATTTGAAATAATATTTCCAATTACTGTTGTATTACCTGTTATATTAACATTACCATTTATATCTAATGTATTACCATCATATGTTAGTCCTGTATAACCAATTATTGAATTATTATTATATAATAATACTTGATTATTACTTACATTTTGAGTATCTAACATTTTTTTATTAGAGAAAAATAACGGAGTAATATCTAATATAGGATTTTCGGTATTTAATATGAAATAACTATCATTATATGTATCTCCTGATAAAATATAAATGTTAATTCCAGCAAATATATCATCACTTGTAGAAAAATCATTTGCTCGTAATAAAACGCCATCAGAACCTGTACCAACATTTGAAACAATATAAATACCATTATCTATCTGATCTATCTGATTTATGACTAATATTCTATCATTTAAATTTAAAGATACTCCATCAATTACATTAGTTGACCCTGTTAAATTTACATTTTCTAATGTCGCAACGATACAAGGTTTTTTAAAACTTAATCCTTTTAATCTATCATTCGCATCTAATCTTGTACTCATTATTTTTAATTTATTTTTATTTATATTATATATAAAATTATGTTATTGATAATTTATGTTATTGATAATTTATGTTATTGATAATTTATGTTATTGATATTATCAAACCATTAACAATATTTAATGTTTTTATTGTTCCATAATTATCAACAACAATATTTTGATTAATAGTAATTCCATTATGATAATTTGTGCCTATACTACCAAACAATCTTAAAATATAATTATATTTAGGCGGAATTTTAATAAATGTTAAAGTTAATCCAGAGATATAATAGTCATTATTATATGTTTGTAATTGTCCATCTACATAAAACATATGATTTTCACTTACAATTTCATTTGATAATATAAAATTTTTATTTACTCCATCTTGAATTCCAGAAATATCAATTTCGTTTATAATATCTCCATTTATACCTGATGTACCATTTGTTCCAGAACTACCTGATGAACCTGAACTACCTGATGACCCTGAACTACCTGATGACCCTGATGATCCGCTTGTACCGTTTGTTCCTGATGTACCAAAAACACCGCCATGCTGAGTAATAAACAATCTTAAAATATCACTCTCTTTAGGAGGATTTTTAATAAATGTTAAAGTTAATCCAGAAACATAATAATCGTTATTATATGTTTGTAATTGACCATCAACATAAAACATATGATTTTCACTAATACCACTTGATGATATAAAATTCTTATTTATACCATCTTGAATTCCAGTAATTGTAATTTCAAGAGACTCACTACCAGAAGCTCCTGATGTTCCATCTGTTCCTGATGTTCCATCTGTTCCTGATGTACCAAAAACACCGCCATGCTGTGTGATGAATAATCTTAAAATATCACTTTCTTTAGGTGGTATTTTAATAAATGTTAAAGTTAATCCAGAAACATAATAATCGTTATTATATGTTTGTAATTGACCATCAACATAAAACATGTGGATATAACTGACTCCGCTAGATAATATAAAATTCTTATTTATACCATCTTGAACTCCAGTAATTGTAAGTTCAAGAGTTTCACTACCAGAAGCTCCTGATGTACCATTTTCTCCATCTATTCCTGATGTGCCACTTGTTCCTTGAGTATTACCAGAATAATTCCAATCTGTATCCGAAGTTAAAATTATATTTGTTAAACCACTTGTGATTACACCTTTAATTATAGAATATCTAGCGATATTTTGCCCAATGGCAACAGCAGTAAAATCTACATCAGTGTTTGGTATTCTACCTTCTTGAGTATTACCAGAATAATCAAAATCATAATAAATTGAGGTTCTTCCAGATATATATCCTGTTATTGGATGTCCATTAGAATCATTAATAAGTGTAGCATTTATACTTCCAAAATTATCTGAAAAATAAAGCCAATATTTACTGGTCAAATCTGCTATTAACGAATTATTTGGAAGTATTACTCCAGTTGACATTAAACTTAATTTTTTATTATATATTAAAAAAAGAAGATCAAAATTTTAATATATAATTCTATATTTTTTTATTAATATATAGAATATAAAAAATAAATAATTAATATGGATTTATTTAACAATAAAGAGAATGATATTTTAAAATTTAAAATAAATAGTGATGGCATTAACGTAAATGATGTTGAGCCAAGATTAATATTAATGACAAAAGAAAATAAAAATGTTCTTTTAATAGGTAAGATTGAAAATGATATTTGTAGATTTGAAATTCCTAAATTGAGTCTATATGAAAAAGGTGATAATGGAAAAATAAAATTTGAAATTATATCAGAAGATTTATATTTTCCAGTGTGGCAAGATAATTTTGAAATAAAAAGTAAAGCTTCTATTAAAATAGAAGAAATGGTATCTGAAATTCAAAAACCTTCAAATAAACCAAGAATATCTGTATCAGAAACAAAATTTGAAAATAAACCAATTGTTGAAAAAAAAGTTGAAAAAAAAGTTGAAAAAGTAGTCGAGAAAAATGACACAATCTCAAAATTGGAAGCAGCTTTTGAGAAAAAAATAGAAATTGTTGAAGAAGATGTTGATGAAGAAACAGAAAAATCTAAAAAAGAAGAAAAAGTAGTTTCCAGTATAATGAAATTTGATTCATTTAAATAACTTAAATATTTATAAAAAAAGATGTAATATAAATTACATCTTTTTTATTTTATTATTTCTACTGTGAATTTTTTATTTGTTTTTAATAATATTTCTGCTTCAATATGTTCTTTTAATAATTTAACTTCAATTTTTTTAAATGCTTTTAATTTTGCTCCTTTCCAATCAACAAACACTTTTATGTAGTCAATTTCTTCTTCTTTATGCTTTCTAAGTTCATCATAGAATGCTTCATCATTATCATATGAATGAACAACATTAGCACTCGATCCTCCTCTTTTTCTAAATATTATTTGATACTTAATTTGTATCATTCCTTTTGTAATATTAGAAATATTCAATAAACCTTTAGTTACTAAATTTGTTGTTATGTGATTAATCATAATAAGAATTAATTTTTAACTACTTTATAATCAATTAATAATCCATTATCATCATAAGCCGCATTCATTGTATAATTAGCAAAACTATTAACATTATTATTACAATCAGTTTTAGTATTAAATAATTTTATTGTAACTGATGTCAATCTAAAATCATCATCATAAACATGATTACTTAATCTATAATTTTGCTGTGATAATCCTAATATATGTTTAACATCAAATGAAATATCTATGATAGTATTATTCATATCTGATAATGTTTCTGTAATACCAGTTAAACTATCAATACTAGGTATATCAGAATTTTTTGATAATATTGTAGAATTTATATTTAGATAAGGAATATCATAATCATCTGAATATAAATTATCTTGTATTGCTACATTTAAATTTTCTATTTTAACTATCCAATTATTAGTTAAAAAAAAGTAGCTTGGAGCATTTTGATTTAATGTAGTTGGATCACCACCAAATGATCTGAATGCAGCTAGCCATTTAGAATTATCTCCTTCTAATACCCATTGCTTCCATTCTAAATATAAATCAGTTTTAACATCAATACTTGTTACTCCACTATTTATAGTTATTATTTTTGCTGATCCATCAAAAGTTACTTTACTCATTTATTTATTTAATTTTTACTAATTTATATATTTATTTTATTAGGTCAATAATATTAATAAATATTAGAATTATAATTATTTGGATCATAAACAGCATCTACAAGAAAATAATAAACAATCTCATAATTTGTACTATTTATTAAAGATAATTTTATGCAATAATAACCTGGTATAGAAATTTCTTGATACTCATTATTATTTAATAAATTTGATCCTATAATTAAAACATTTATCATATATTTATTGATACAATAATCAATATTATCAATCACATAGCATATACAATTATAAATTATATCAACTTTATTAATTATATTTTTATCAAATTCAAAAAGATTAAATGTTACGCCAGAATAAATATTAATTCCTGATGTTATACCAGTTGCTCCAGAAAAATCAATAGTATTTCCTGTCAATCCTGAATTAAAAATATTACAATTAAATATTATTTCAGGAGAACTATCATTTACAACAATATTATAAATATATGATGTAGTTATATTTCCAACAGAATCTGAAATTGAAATATATATAAAATATTGTCCATATTTTGTTAATTCATATAATTGTATATTTGTACCTTTCTCATATAACTCAAAAGTTATATTATCTAATGGTATATTCACTGAAATGCAACCAGTTATTCCACTAATGAATAGATGTTTTAAACTATTTAATGTCCAACCTGTAACACTATCATGATATAAATGCAAATATGCATTATGTGGTACAGTAGTTCCACTACCAATCCAAGTAGTTCCACTTATAGGAGAATTATAATATATAATAGTCATTTATAATTAATTTTTATTTTTAACAATTTATATTATTACCACTATCGTATGTTTCTGTTGTAGTTAAATATCTACAATTACCATCTGTATATGATGAATACGCGAATATTATTCTAAAATATGCTTGTTCATAATCAGATTGAGTTAAAAATTTAATAGTATAATAAGTTGATGTAGTGTTTATGTAAATGTAATATAATGATGTATCTGAATTTATTGATATAATAGTATTATATGGAATTATATATTGTGTAATTGTATAACCTGTACTTATTATTGAAGATGTAATTCCAGTAATAATAAATTCAGTAGATCCTGTTGTTAATCCAGTATAAGAATAACATTCAACTTGATTTGTTATAATGTCACTATAATACAAATTTGATATCGTTACTGCACTACTTGGTGGTTGAACTATTGGAGCTTCAATATTAGCTTGCATTACATCTAAAACTACATCATAATCTAATGGATTATTCAAATAAATTTGTCCTAATTTATTTGGAAATGAGCCATTTAAAAGCAATAATCTTCCAATTGGATATGTTATACCTGAATTAGAATCATAATAGTAATTAATATTATATGTACTTGGTTCATAATAATAATATGGATCATACGCATCTTCATTCTCATTATCATAATTACCATTATATGTAACTTTTAATAATAAAAAAGTAGATTCTTCAATTATACCATAATTTAATAAAAAATCTTCAGTATAAGAAGGTAATACTATTCTTGATGTATAACATGAATCATACGGTATTGCAATATCACTGAGACTCATAACAGAAGATGTTTGAGGTCCATCTGATGTTCTAAAATCTCTACCCCAATTTTTTATTTCTCTTTTTGTTTTACCATAAAGACTATTACTTGTTATTTTTGCCATATTTATATTATATTTTATCCCAGATACCAGTACCTGCATCAATTAGCACGACTACTTCATATTGAGTATTTAATACATATGAATTTAAACCATCAATCAAATCTGTATCTTGTGTTAAAATAGTTATAACTCCGTTTAATATATTTTTGATTGTTAATACATTTCCTGTACCAGTTGCTAACGGTAAATATAATGAATATGTAGAACCTGATTCTGTTGTACCAGAACATCTTATATATTCATCATCTGTTTTTCCAGAATATGTACTTGATATATTTGTTATAGCATAATGTATTTGATAATCAGCAGGTATATCATCATCTTCATCAAATTCAGAATCAACTGTTGCTTCTAATACATCTAATGTTACGTCATAATCTAATGGATTTGTCACATAAATTTGTGGTATTCTTTCATCAGAAGAACCTGTCATTATTAATAATCTATTTAATGGTCTAAGAATAGGATCATTTTCAAAATAATAATTTATATTATATTTTTCTTGTTCATATGTATAATATGGATCAGATAAACTATCATAAGTTACTTTTATCATTAAGAATGTAACAGCCTTACCAATAAATCCGTAAAGCATTTTATTAGATTCACCAGCTTTTAAAACTATTCTCGATCTATATTGAGATTCATATGGAATAGCCAAATCTTCTAAGCTTAATTTTTCAATTATATTTGGACCTTCAACTGCAATAAATGAGCAATTCCAGTTCTTTATTGTTTTTTCTGTTGGATTAATAAGATCATTAGGGGTGATTATAGCCATAAAAAAATGTTTTCTCTTATATATAAAATTTATCATTCAAAATTTTATATAAACTTATATAATTATATTAACTATAATAAATAAAAAATATGCTAGATAGGTTTAAAAATTTTGAAAAATATAGAAATTTTAATGAAGAAGCAGATTATTTTCACAATCATTTTTATTTAGCTATGAAGGAGGGATTAATTCATTCTGTTGATTATGACTTTTTTTGTGAAAAATTAGATAATTTAATAAAATCATATAATATTAAATATGAAATAAAAAAATTAGAAGGATATATTTCATTATCAATTGATATTTCAAATGTAAATAAAAAACAATTTAATAAAGAATTGACTAGTTTTATGCATAATATGGGATATTTTAAACCTAGTATAATTGATAATAATGGATTAGAAATAAAAAGTATAATGATATCAAAAGATACAATATTTAATATAACATTTCAAAAAAGATTTGATGTACCTGATGGAACACCTGATATATTATATCATGCAACAACAAAATATTATTACGAAAAAATTAAAAAAATAGGATTAGTTCCTAAATCTCAAAATATGATATCTAATGATGTAGATAGAGTATATTTAACTGACAATTTGTCAGATGCTAAAGAATTTTGTGCAGAAAAAAGAAAATTTTTTAAAAATAAATATGATAAGACAGAATTATTCAATATGAATATCGACGAATGGGTAATATTAGAAGTTGATATTTCTTCTATTCCTGATTTTAAATTATATAAAGACCCTAAAATGAAAAATTCTTATTATACATATGAATCAATATTAAGTTATGCAATAAGAGTAAAAGAAAGAGTTAATTTTTAAAAAATATATTATAATTAAATTTTTTATATATAAGAGAAATATAAAATAATTAAAAATGAGATATATTTACACTCCTAAATTTGATGGTACTTTTACAATGAGTTGGTTAGGTACTCCAACGTATACAGATGAAATATCTACTCAAATTCGTGATATTAAAAATTTTTCTATCGTTCCATTAAAAAGCATATCATCAATTACAAAATTTACAGATATTGTAAAAGGAGAAACTAATGATCATTATTTCAAAAAATATTTTTCTTATAGCAATACAAGAAGTGGTATAAGTTATAGTGAGTATTCTCCTATTACAGGAATTACACAAGATTATTGCTCATTAAATAACTTATATTTAAATTTAGCTTATTATAGAATTGATGCTGATACTACTACAATACCAGCACTTACAATAAATACAATTGTAATCGAAGGAACTTATGATATTGAACAAACAGATACAATTGTTAATATACCAGATAATGAATTTATATTATTTACCCCAAAAGATATTTATAAAGTTTTCAAATTAACTGGTTATGAAATATATGGATCAAATACTAATAATTTACAAATTAAATATAGATTCACTCAAGATAATGGTAGAACATATACGCCTTGGGAAAATTTAACAACAGAAAATATATCAACTGTAAAAATAAATCCAATTAGATTTGCACAAGTTGAGTATTCAGTTTCTAAAATAAATACTGGAACAACATCTAAAATTTATGATATTATATTATTAGGAGATTTTCAAAATATTAATAATAATTATCTTAAAACTAATAGATATGGAGTTAGAGAGGATTGTGCAGTTTCTTATCCTGCAGTAAATACTGGAACTACAATTTCAAATTCAACAGATAGTGGTACAAATTCAGTTTGTTTAAATGGTATAACATCATATAAAGGTGATAGTAAAACTCCATTAGATTATAGTAAAGATTGGGTGACAAAAGGATTAAGTTGTTATATATCAGGTAATGTTATACCAAGTCTAAGTTCACAAAGTAATACAACTGGATTAGATTCAACTCAAACAGCAGCATCACAAGGCATATTTAATCCTTATGCTGGACAAAAAATAGGAGATTGGTATACATATTTATCAAATACAGTAGGTAAAATATTTGGATGGACAGTTGATTATCATTTAACAGATCCTGACGGTAAAGGAATAGATAGTATATTACATGAATATCAATTATTTAATATAGTAGATACACAAAAAATAAAAATAATTGTACCTGAAAATAATTTTCCAGATAATCAAGTTCAAATAAATGAATATATGTTAGATATGATGGATACATTTCAAGTTATTATATTAAAAGACGAATTTCATAATGCATTTGGAATAGAAAAAAGACCATTCCAAAAAGATATTATATATTTTTGTCAAGCAAATCGTATGTATAGAATTAAACATGCTCAAGTAAAAAGAGATATTATGTATATGGGTGTTTATTATAATGTTGTTCTTGAAAAATATGAAAAACTTGCAAATGAAACTAATGTTTCTAATGCATCAAAAAATCTTATTGAATCATTAACAAATAATAATACTATAGATTCTTTATTTGGCGGAGAAATAAGAGAACAAGAAGATAAAATTGCAAATAAACAATTAAAACCTATAACACACGAAGTTTATAGATTAATTGTTAATCCAAAATTAGAGATAATTAAAAAAGATATCTATAATTCATTAAAAGATATAAAAATAGCAGATAGCTATTATAATTTATCATCATTATCTTCTGGTACAACCGCAGTTACTTATACATATAAAGATTCAAATTTGAATTTTAGTGATAATAGAGCATTTAATGTGTGGTTTAATTTTAATAATAGTTTTGATCCAAATAAGGCAATTGATGAAAATATATTTAATTCTTATTATGTTAGTAATAAAAGTTATTTTGAATTTATAAACAACTATGATTCAATTAATAATAAAGGATATAAATTATCTTACGCAAATAATAATATAACATTGACTATAAATAACATAAATTATAGTTTACCAATAACAGGATTAACAACAAATATGTGGTATGGTTTAACTGTAAATTTAGATAATAGACAAAGAACAATAAGTTTAGATTTATTTAAAAGAAGATATAATTATAAAATAACAATGTTTACACCTAATTATAAAAGTGTTATATTAGATAATACAAATATAAATGACATATCGTATTATACATCAAATGGATATAGACCAGTTAAAAATACTGAAATTGCTGATAAATTAACTGACACAAGTTTATATAATATAGCGTCAATAAAATATATTGATGAATATGAAGGAGTAACTGTACCATTAAATACATTTAATGTTGATCAAAATATAATAATAAATTCATCTAATATAAAATTGACAAATATAAGGATATATGATGATGTTATTCCTGATGAATCTAAATCTAATTTATTATTACAACGAGTAGTGCAAGATTCTAATAATTTAATATTAGCTGATAATGCAACTAAAGAATTGTATACATCAAATATTTATAATAATAGATGGGAATAAAAAATATGAAAAAATATATTGAATTTATAACTGAAAATGTAATACAAAAATAATAAAAGACTATTAATTATAATTATATAACGTTATATAAATTATATTATTTTAGCAAAAAACGGTATTTTTTATTTAATATATATAATTATGAAAGCAAAAGAAGTAAAAGAAATATTGGGTATAACCCAAGTTACATTAAGTAAATATATTAAAAAAGGATTAATAAAAATTAATAAAATAAATAATTATTCATATATTTATAATGACGAAGATGTATATAAATTAATTGGAGTTAAAAAAATAAAACATAAAAGAATTAATGTTAGTTATGCCAGAGTTTCAAACCAACCAAGAAAAAATGATTTAAAAGAACAATCTAATAGAATTTATGAATTCTCTATATTAAATGATATAGTAATTGAACAGCAATTTGAAGATATTAAGTCAGGTATGTCATTTGAAAGAGATGGTTTAAATAAATTAATTAAACTTGTTATTGAAGGTAAAATTGAATGCGTTATAGTTGAAAATAAAGATAGATTATGTAGATTTGGATTCGACCTTATTACTGAAGTATTTAAATATTTTGGTACTAAAATTATAGTCATAAGTGATAACATACAAAACAAAAGTTATGAACAAGAATTAACAGATGATTTGATTTCTATTATTCATTATTTCTCTATGAAATCATATTCAAATAGAAGAAAATTAAATAAAATTAAAAAAGAACTACAAGATAATAAATGATATAAAATTAAAAAAGAACTACAAGATAATATATGATATCAATAAAAGTTGGATTTAACGTTAGTGAAGAGGGTAAACTTAAAATATTAAATCGTCAGAAACAGTTTTCATATTTCTTTCGTAAACTTTATAAACATTATGATAAAATTAATGATAAAGAATATATTACTAAATTAACTAAAATATATGGTTTGAGTGTTTACGAGTCTAACTGTTTAATAATTGATGTTAAGACAAAATTTAAGCAAATTCAAACAAATAAAGATAAATTATCACAGGAAATACTTGATTTACAAGATGATATAAAAGAATTACAATCAAAAATAAAATTAACCAAAAAAGAAACAAGGAATCTATTTAAATATCAGAAAAACTTAAGTTATAAAAATAGAAATTTATCAAAGGATATTACTTTCGGTACAAGAAAACTACTAAAAGAAATATCCTACTTAAATAATGATAAAAAGGAAAATAAAAACACTATAATTACTAAAACAGATGAATATCATTCGAATAGAATCCTTCCTTTGAGTCTTTACGGATCTAAATGTGATCCTAATTCTAATAGATTTTTTGAATTTGATTTTACTAATAATCAAATCATTTATAAAATGAACAGCGAGAATAAAATTTATATCAATTATGTAGTTAAAGGTAATTATAAGAAACAATTGAAGGATCTTCAATTAATTAAAGACTTAAATATATTACCTATTTCAGTCAAGTTAGATCATGAATATCTTTGTATTACAGTTGATAATGAAATGATTAATGGTGAACCTTTTGATTATAAAACTTACATCAAGGAAATCAAAGAAAAGAATAATGGTAAGTACGACAAAAACATTTACATTAAACATAAACAAGAACAAACATCACGAAAACTTGTAGGCAAAAATCAAAATAGATTTGCTGCAGTTGATTTAAATCCTGATTATATTGGTTTAGTAATCTTAGATAAAACATCAAATGATGAAGTTAAAGTAATTGATAGTAAATGTTATGACTTAAGTGAGTTGATGAAAAAATCAGGTAAAGATGTTACCGTAGACGAAAGTCTTTATCTAACCAGAAAAAGAAAACATGAAATCGGTAACATTTACGTTAAGATATTTGATATAATAACTCACTACAAGTGTGGTTATTTTGTGATGGAAGACTTAAACTTTAAATCAAATAGTCAGGATGAAATGTCAAAAGAAGTTCGTCGTAAAATAAATAATTGTTGGAACTTAGGCTTCCAAACAAATTTAATAAATAAACATTGTGATAATAATGGATTAATATTAATAAAAGTTAATCCTTGTTATTCAAGTTTTATCGGAAATATAAATTACTCAGTATTCGACCCTGTTGCAGCAGCAACTGAAATCGGAAGAAGAGGAGCTTATAAATATGATAAGAATGGTTTTTATCCAAAATTTACAAGTACAATGCTGAACACAGTGGTTGAAAGATTTATTAATTCTTTTCCTGATGTTTCAGTTGTTAAAGATTGTGAAAACTGGGTAAGCCTTTATAAACTATTCAAAAAGGCGGGAATTATATACCGTTGGCAGCTAACCGATATAAAGCCAGTTGACTGTTCTAGCAAAAATACTAAAAGAAACCATTGGAAAGTGTATACTTTTTAATTGTACTTTATTGTTTTTGTATATAACAGCAGAAAAAAAAATTGTAATTGATAAAAAGAATTATAAATTTAAGTTGTTTTTAGATGATATTTTAGTATCTGAATCTAGTTTTAGAATAGAACATCCAGATAAATGGTTTAATGAAAAATATGTAACTATTCATGATTTAAAAACGGTTAAAAATTTTCAAGGAAAAGGGTATGCTAAATATCTATTAGAACAGATATTTAATTATGTTAAAAATGAACTTAAAATTAATATTATTACTTTACTTGTTTATAAAAATAATTATAAAGCAGTAAATTTATATTTAAAATGCGGATTTGAAATATATCAAGATTATGATGATAATAAAAATCAATCTTTTATACTTATAAAAAAATTAAAAATATGAAAAATTTTATTGAATTTATAAATGAATCTAAAAAGAAGATAGAAGATGATTTTTTATATGATCCAGAATTGACAAAAAAACTTAAATATACAATAGATTGCGCTGAAAAATATAAGAAATGTTATTTTTGGCATAGCGCATCAAATTCTAAACAAAGGACGAATAATGAAATTCATTTTACCAGAAATTATCCAGATTATAAATTTGAATATAACGGTGATAAATATGAAGTAAGTTTTAATTATAGTGAATCATCAAATAATATTAGATTTTCATTAGATATATATAAAAATGATAATAAATCTAATTTAACTGTTATAAAAAATATTTATAATAAACTTAATAAACTTGAAACAGATATAAACAAATTTAATTTATGAAATATATTAAGAAATTTGAAATGATTGAAAATAAAAATTATAAAGAAGGTGAATATATTTTAGTTAATATTTATTTTGATCCACATCATAGAGTTGATAAAAAATCAAAAATAATAAAAAATAACTTTGACTCTACAACATCATATAAAATATTATATGATGATAATAAAACTGATACTGTTCTTTTTTATAAAATAATTAGATATTTAACTACAGATGAAATAGATGAATTTGAATCTAATATAAATGCAATTAAATTTAATTTATAAAAAAAGAACCTCAATATAAGGTTCTTTTTAATATTATATTACAAAGATACAAAATTATTTTTAATTTTCAATCATTTTTTTAATATCTTTAGATAAATAATATCTAATTTTTTTATCTTTAATTTTAAATTCGTAAACTTCAAATTTTTTAATTTGCTGTAACGCATTATTAATGAAATTATTCAAATCTACTATAGCATCAGTAAACACTGGATCTGAATCCCAATAATCAGGAAATCTTTTCTTATAACTTTCTAATTCATTTTCTACTATTCTAACAGATAAATAAACATTTTTATCAAAAATATTTGATTTTATACTTATCATCTCTTTCATATGAACAATAAACCTATGTACTAAATTATCTGTCTCTATTGTTTTTAGTAATCCTATTGCATATGCATCATTTTCTGAAATGACGATTGGCTTATTTTCTTTTACAATTTCTTGAATCTCTTGCTCATTTTTATCTTTAAGTACAAATCTTTTGTAGTCACTCCATAAGCAACGTCTAAAAATATCATCAATCGTTAATGTTATTATCATATTATATTTATATTTTTTTTATTATTAAGTTATATGATAATTATTATTTTTTGTTTATTTTTTTTAATATATAATTAAAAAATAAATCATTCATAATATGAAAACATACTTGCAATATATCAAAGAAGCTAAAATGAATCAACTCATACAACCAAGTGATGAAGATGTTTTAGAAGCTGAAAAAATATTAGAAGAAGGAAAAGATAAAAAATTGACAATTAGAGATGTAGGCTGCTTTTATATAGATGTATCTGGAAAATACTCCGTTTATTATACTTTTTGGAGATGGAATCCAAGAAGTGCATCATGCTATTATATTTGTAATTTAAGTACTGACTTTACGACAGCAGTTAAAAAAGCTGCTAAAGCTTCTGGTCAAATTCCAGTTATTATAGATAGATTTGGTACATATGCTGGATTATTTCAAGCAGAAAAAAATAAAATATTAAAATTTGGAAAACATCGTGGAGAAACAATAGGTGAAGTATTCGTAGATGATCCTCAATATGTTGTTTGGTTATCTAAAGGATTTCAAGGAAATGAAGATATGGCGAATGAAATTGAAAAATATAAAAATCTATTCTTTGAAACATTAACCAAAAAAAATCAAGAAGAAAGTATAAGTAAATATGTTGGTGAGATTGGAAGTAAAATTACAATAAAAGCTGATGTTTATAATTTTAAAATCCAAAACACTGAATTTGGCACTCAATATACTTGTAAATTAATAGATGAAGAAGGTAATAGATATATGACTTATAATATTGGTAGAATAGTAGAAAAAGGTGATACTATATATATGACAGCAAAAGTTAAAGATCATAAAGAAATAGTAGGTATTAAATTTACAGTTATATATTATTGTAAAATATCTAATGTTTTTAATTTAGAAAAAGATGCAGCAAATTTTAATATGTAAATTATGAAATACATCAAAAAATTAAATGAATTCAATATATCTGATATAGGTAAAAACAAATCCTTTGGGTTTGATTTCTCCCCTAGACGTGGAACATTAAATATACTTCATAATAATGAATTATATTCATTTTATTGGCATGAAGCATATAGTGAGATTATAGATTATCTTGAAAGTAACACAATAATTAATAATCCAATGAAACTTTTAGGTAATATAATTGATTATGTTAATAGTATCACAAGTGATATCACAAAATCTAATCAAATAATGACAAATAAAAAACAAATAATTAAATCTAATTTATCATATGAAGATTTATTAATAATAAATTCTATATATTCTTTATCTACTAATTTTTGGTTAAATTGGGATACAGATTATGCAAAATATACAATTAAATTTATAAATGATAATTTTAAAAATAAATTACCATCATTAAGTAATATATTATTTTTAGATAAAATGATATTTTATTATAATGGATATAAATTAGATTTAAATACTAAAAAGTGGACTCCATCAAAAGATATAGATGTTTCAAATAAAATTTCAGCAAAAAATATTATAAATATTTTTATGACATATAATTTTCAAAAACAATATTTAAAGAATAATTCATTTCTAATTAATAATATTCCTGATGAAATATTAGATGATAATATAAGAATAGAATATGACTACATATTAAAGTCAAATAATTTCAATATATAATTAAAAAGACTGTCATTATGACAGTCTTTTTTTATATTTTTATATAACCTTTACCAGTAAATTTTAATTTTTCATTTCTATTTTTAACATTTGAGTAACTAACATGTACCCATTCGAAATTTTTTTCATTTATAATCTGATCAAATTTGAAATTGCTAACTATTAAATTAAAAAGTTTTTCATTTTCTTCTGGACTACCACCTGTAATATCTGCTGCTTGACCAAATACATGCTGACTATTGATGAACCCTTTAATTTCTCTATTAACTATCGGAGAACGATATCCACTATTTATATGAATTTGATTACCATATAATTCCCTTAATGGATCAAGTATATTCTTAACTAATAATACTAAATTATCTTGCTCTGGCTTCATTGGTAAATTATTTAATCCTGTTGAAGTTACAGTTAATTCCGATAAACTAAAATATTTTCCAAGTTTCATATTTTCTTTTTTATTATATATAAAAAAATATAAAAAGTTTTTATGCCTTTCTCTTTCTTTTTAAAATCACACCAATATTACCATAATTTTCAGCATCAAATCCAGTTAACCATTCTAATTCATGCTCAATTATAACATATTTTCCTAATTTACTTCTCCATATATTTTCATACTGTTTAGATGCATGATTTACATTATTAGAATTATCAACATAAAGTGCTACTTTTTCATATTCAAATTCATACTCATCATTATCACATATATTATATCCATATAAATTATAATATTTAATATAATTATTTAATTTTGAACTACGCGGTAATATATTATAAGGCCAAGATTTTTCTGATGCGCCACACCATTCATCAAATATATCTAAACTATATGCAAAACAATTAAAAACAATTAAATTATAATTTATATTTATAATTTTATAATTTTTACCTATCAATTTAGGATGCCAAATTTCAATATTATTTATATCCATTTTCTATACCCCATTTTTTCCAAGAATTCATAATATCAATTGATTTAATTGATTCTTTGTCAGGCTCGTCCCCAGTTATTCTACGTAATGCTTCAAACCAAAACATACTCTCATCTATTCTATTTAATAATGAAGGTATTGATTTTTCACCATATTCTATAATTTTAATATATGATGGATGAGAATATATTTTTTCTAATACTGAACAATTACCTTTTTGATTTTCTAAATCATCAATTAATTTTTCTATAACTAATAAATCATTATTAATAAATTCATTAAATTTATTTATTTCCATTTTAATTTTTTATTTATATATTAAATATTAGTGATTATAATTAAAATAAACAAAACTTAATTATTTTTATATAAATATATGATAATAAAATAAAATAATAAATGATAATAAGTAAAACTGTTAATATTAGAATTAGTACAAGCAACAAAGATCATTTTGAAAAATTAGGATATAAAGTAAAATTAAATGAATATATTGAAGTTAACGTTTGTCATTTAAAACCGAATTCAAAAGTTATTATTGATGTAGAATGCGATGTTTGTCATAGAAAAACTCAAATTAGATATGATGTTTATATGAGAAAATCTATATTTTCATGTAGTTATAAATGCGCTGCAAAATTGTATTTCGCTAAAAGTCAGGAAACATTTATTGCACAATTAAATGAAGTATATAAAAATAATCTTGATTTTTCAAAGAGTGTATATGTTAATAATCATACTTGTGTTATTGTAGAATGCGAAAAACACGGAGAATTTAAAATGTTACCGAAAGATTTAATTGACGGAAGAGGCTGCATAAAATGTAATAAAGAAAAAAGAATAGAAAAAAGATATAAAAAATTCGTTTCTGAAGCAAAAATATTACACAACAATAAATATACTTATCCAAATTATTCAGATTCTAATTATATTGACTCAAGCACGAAGCTAGTAATTAGTTGTCCTATACATGGCGATTTTAAACAAACTTCATCTCATCATTTATTATTGTGTGGTTGTCAAAAATGTAGTAATACAAGTAAAAGATTAAAAAGATTAAAAAGATTAAGTGATGATAAATTTGATGGAAATCAAGTATTTCCATCATATAATAAAAAAGGTTGTGATATTTTTGATGAAATATCAAAGAATGAAAATATTCATATTCAACATGCAATGAATGAGGGAGAATATCATATTGAAGAACTTGGTTATTGGATAGATGGATATGATGCTATAAATAATGTAGTATATGAGTATGACGAAAAACATCATTTTATAAAAGGTGAATTAAGACAAAAAGATCTTGATAGGCAAAAAGAAATTGAAAATTTTTTAAATTGCAAATTTATAAGAATTAAAGATTAATTATAATTTGACCTTTAATTCATCATAAGGATATTGTTGTTTTTTATATACTTCATCTCTTCTAGATTCATATTGTTTCCATAATATTGTTTTATAGTCAGGATGAAAAATGTCTACCAAATCAAATACGATTAATTTTGTTTTTTCTTTGTGTAATCTTAGACCTCTCCCTATTGCTTGCCTTATTATTTTAGGCTCTTTATAAGAATCCGCAAAGATAATATTTGTTATTGCTTTAACACTTACGCCGACAGAAAATACTCCGAAAGATGCTAAAAGTATTTTAGGATTACCTGAAGTATCTTCTAATTTTTTCTTGATATATTCTCTTTTTTCTGTAGATGTTGTACCGTCAATATAGAACACATCTTTACCAATGCAATTATCTTTGATATAATTATATAATTCTGTTCCATAAGTAATAGTATGAAATAATATAAGAGAATTAGATTTAAATTTATCTGTTAAATTTTTAATAAATGTTTTTCTTTTTGCTGAATTATGTACGTATTCACGTTCTAAAATCCATGCACGTTGACCGTCAGTTTTTTTTATATTATTAACTCCTTCTGCAAATTTATGATTATCATGATGTAACATGATAACTTTTATTTTAAGATCTGATATTAATCCTTTATCTATTAATTTTCTAGCACTAATATTTATTAATTTAGGACCCATTAAAGATTGAATTGTTAATATTTCTATTGAAGAATCCGAAGGATAAGATCCACTCATTCCGAATCGTAATTTTGCAACTCCAAACGTTTTTGTTAAAATAGTTTGAATGGTAATAGCTTTTGCAGTATGTGCTTCATCACATGCTACAACTTCAAATTGGTCAAAAAATGTTTTAGGATATTTTTCTAATGATTGATAAGTTCCAATGTATATATTTGGTATTTTTTCACCATCTCTATATTTTCTTGGTTTATCACTCATAACTTCATCAATTCTAATATCAATAGGGTTTTTATTATCATTATTAAAACCGTAATTATAATCATTAAGATCATTATAAAATTGAGTAACTAAACTTATACTTGGGACAATCAATAAAAATTTAGCATTTGTATTTATATTTTTTAAATAATAAAATAGTAATGTGCCAAATACCAATGATTTACCTCCAGCAGTAGCAATTTCAATTAATCCATATTGATGTTTTAATAATTGAAATATTGCATCTACTTGATGTTCATATGGCATAAAAGGTTTACCATCAGGAGTTTTATGATCTTTATAAAATTCAGTCACAAAATCTTGTACATTTTCTCTTAATATATCTTTATTACGTGGAAATTGTTCTTGATTTTCAATTATAAATTTATAACCATACTCTTTACAACATTTATATATTTCTTGCCATAATCCAAAGTCAATTGATCCACCTGGATTTCCAAAATAACTTATACTTCCATCCCATACACCAAGCTTGAACCTTTTCATAAAACGGTAGTTATGAACTTTTCTGGTTAGATATAGTTTAAGTTGGTTATATTCTCCTTTGGTTGATTCTGTTAAAATTAACTTTGAATTGTCTTTATTTAATTTAAATTTCATGTAATGCCTTTAATTTTTCTTTTCTTAAAATTTTATTTGCTTTATCGTAATATGATTTAAAATTATTTTTATTTTTAATAAAAAAATCTTTTTTACAATAATACTTTGGAGTAAATCCTAAGTAGTTTATTAATAATTTATATGCTAAATTATTTAGTTCCATATGATTTTAATGTCTTTAATTTTTCTTTTCTTAGAATTTTATTTGCTTTATCGTAATATGATTTATATCTATTTTTATTTTTCATAAAAATATTAATTTTAAAATCCTGAATTGAAATAAATCCAAATTTTTCTATAAATAATTTATATGCCAAATCATCTAATTTCATTTAATAAAAATAATTTCTTTTTTCTAATTTGTTTTAAACAAACAATATTTATATGGTTTTTAATAGTATTATCTAATAAATCAAATGATAGTTTGTCAGAATTATAAATATATTTTGAGTCATCGAAATGTATTATTGTAATTTTTGGGCTATTCATTCCTTCTGCTATTATAAAATCTGATTTTATTTCAAATTTTTTAATATAATTATTAGTTATCATTATTTGTAACCTCCTAATATATTAGCCAGTTCAATTTTAGATTTAACTGAATAGTTTATAGATTCTAGATTTTTAGAAGTATCTCTTAAAAAATTTACATGTTCATCTAGTTCATTTATAAAGCATTGATGTTCTGATAAATCTGCTTCGATAAGTCTTAATTTTTCTGTTCCAGACGTTTTAACTTGATATGATGTTGCATAGAATTCAAATCTTTCTTTTGTTAGAACTTTTGTTTTTTGAACCAGTTTATGTATTTTAACGCTATAATTTTTAATTTCTTCGACTACAATTTGTCGTTGACTTATAGCTTCTGCCTGAATATCTGCAATATTTTTTAGATCGTCGTTAATTAATCTATTAGTTAATTTATTAACAATAGCGATCCATTGTTTTGTAGATTCTATCATTTTTTTTTGAAATTTTTGTCTTGAGTCTAGTTCAATGTTTTCTGACATAGTTGTAGAATGAGTTTATTTTATATATAATATAAATAGAAGTTAGTTTAAATTTTTGCAAAATTAATATCAAAATAATAGTTAAAATTATATTGATTAGATGGTTTACTTTGATTATATAATATTGACACAGAATTAAAATTATAAGGATCATAATTTTGTATACTTATATTTGTCAAATTTGCTGTTTGATATACATCTGGATTAAATATTGGATTATATTGTAGAACAATATTATTATAAATAGTTTGATCTGTAATGCTATAGTAGTTTACATAAAATTGTATAGAATCTAATTTATATCTATTAAAAATATTCTGATTTATATATTCATATATTGCGTTATTAATATCATTAGAATATATATCATTTTGTCTTATTATTTTAAATACTCTTTGTTCTTTAATTTTAAAGAATAAATAATCTTTTAATATTTGTGCTCCGTTAATATTTATTAGCCATCTGGTATTATTATTTTTATCTGATTGTGTTTGACTATATTGTGAAATTACTTGATTATTTTGTTTTAAATCTGATAAATTTTCATTGAATGTAATTTCCCAATCATCGGGTATTGTAGTTATATCATAGTATTGGTATCCGTTATTACCATTGATAGTATTGTTAACAATTTGACTAAATTTTATAGCGTCGTCGTTAATATAGATTTCATCTTCGGTATATATTATTTTACCTCCAAAAAAAGTTCTTAATTCTGTTTGATTCATTGTACCTGGCACAGAGTTTACAGAAAATTTTTTTAATATTAAATTACTTTTCACTATTTATTATTTTTTTTATATATTAAATTTATTTACATCAAATTCGAAATCAGGTATATTTATATTTCCCATAAATTTATATCCTTTTTTTTCATAAAAATCTTCAGTATTTTTATTCCAATTAACTTTATAGTTCCAGCCCCAACAAAGACTAACATCGTCATCTACAGTTTTAGTTGGATTATATCCAACAAATACATAATTATATTGTCTCATATTTTTATTACCTAAAAATTGTTCTATTTTAAAATCAGGACATTTTATTTGTTTTAAAGAATCTTCAAATCTATCATCAGTTGGTAATAACCAATAGCATCTACTATCATATATATTTTCATATATATTTTCATATATATTTTCATATATATTTTCATATATATTTTCTTCAAACATTTTTATATATTTCATATAGTTATATGTTAAATTTATCAGCAATTAATTCTAATTCATTCATATTTATATGTCCACCAAATTTATAATTATTTTCTTCAAGATAATCGTCAAGTAATTTACCTTTATATGAATTCCATTCCCATTGTTTATTATATGGTGAATAACAAATGAATACATATTTAATATTTTTAATTCTATTATTATTTAAAAAAAATTTAATATTATTATTAGGACATTTTATTTGTTTTAAAGATTTTTCAAATCTATCATCAGTCGGCAATAACCAATATGTTGGTTCATTATATAATTCATTTTCAAAAGTTTTAATATATTTCATTAATCATTTATATTTTTTATTGGATCAATTATATATTCATAGTTAGAAAAATTTGAAAAGACATTATTATTCATATTTTGAGTATTATTTGTTATTACATAAAAATCGTTATCCCAAGATGAGCTAAATATAAATCTTGAAGAAAACTGATATCCAAATTCGTCAACTATTGGATACACAGATACATCAGTATTAGTATTACTTAATTTTAATGGAGATATTACAGGATTAATTTTTGAATAAATTAATTCTTCAATCATACCGAAGTTTTCAAATGAAGTATCGAATTTATAGTTTGATTCAAATTGACTTATAGTATTTCCTGATTCATATAAAAATGTATTATTAAATACTGGTATTGTATTAAATATTGGTTCATAAGAGCCGTTATATCTATAAATAGAATTATCTGATGATACGCCGTTTGAAGTATTCATTATATTTTGTTGTATATTTAATGACATAGATCTAGCTAACGGTTCAGAAACATTATATTTAGTTTTTTGATTTGTATCGTAATACACTTGATATTTATCATAAATATTAGTTAATGGTCCTTTTATTGCAGTTTTAATATATGAATTTTGTTTAGTTGTTAAAACTGCTGGATCATTTAAATTTAAAATAAATGGAGTATCATTTTTAACCCAATCAGGTATTAATGCCATGGTACCTCCAGTTGTATTCATAGGTGCTGTATATCCAGATTGTCCAATTGAATTGATATAATAATATGTTATACCAGAATCAAATTCTGATAATGAATTCATATCATAAAATGCGTTAAATATATTTGATGCAACTATTAATGATGGATCGAATTCTTTAACATTTGCTGGATAGACTAAACTATTACCGTCTAATGTTTTTGAATTATATAATCCAAATTTTTCACCAAAAAAGGCGACATTATTTAAACTAATATAATTTTTTTGAATTGGTATTTTAACATTAACAACAACTAAAATATTTTTAAATTCTTCATTTAAAAATGCGTGTATTGCATTTGATGATATATCAATTATCGTATTTCCTGATAATCCACCTTCATATGTTGAATCATATGTATTACCAGTATAATATTGATAAACATCATTAAGAATTATTGCAAATTTATAATCATTAAAATTTTTACTATTATCAGCAACTATACTTGTAATTGATCCATTAATATCTCTTGATACACTTGTAACATTTAATGCGTTAATATTTAAACCTTTAAATAATGTACTAGATGCTGTATATATATCGCCTGCTTGAAAAGTTGAATATTTTAATGTTTGTTTTGTATAATTAATATCATCTATAGTAAAATATGTTTTATTTTTAAAAAAATAATCAAAATAATCAACATTTGAATTTAGATATAAATCTAAATTAAATTTTTTACTATAATTTTCCATAAAATCTACTTCTATGTTAGTAGTTTGATTTAAATATTTAATAATATTATTTGTATTACCTGAGAAAAAATTACCTATTCTGTAGCAGTAATCTAAATTTTTTTCTACTTCTGTTGGTAGCAAGCTAAATACATCTGCAGTTGCATTAAATACGTCTCCTATACTAATTGAATTATTTAATTTATATGGATAATCGCAATTAGAATTTGAGCCAGCGAACCCCCATTTTACAACTGATGGATTTTTTCTCCATATTTCTGTTAAATCGTTAAATGATATTTCATAAAGTTCGTCATCTGCGATATATTCAGAAGATACATTCATTATTTGATATTGTCCATCTTCACCTCTTGGATATGTCATATAATTTTGACTTAATACTGAAGTATCAGTATAATCTATAGCATATAATTTTTGTTCATCAGTTGCAGTATAAATATCTTTTTCATAGTCAAAATCAGCAAAATGTGTATTTACTCTATTAAAATCAAAATCTTTAATATCATTAAATTTTATTCTATACACAGGATAGATTAATGGTTTATTTCCATATGTATAAATTTGTTTTGTAGTATAATAATTACTATTTTTACCACCTTTCCAATATTCTAGTCCTGTTGTGTAAGAATTTATTGCGTAATCACTTTGTATAAAATAGCTATCATTTTTACATTTTAGTACATGATATATACCATCAATTAGTATTAAATATAAATCACCATACATTGATTTAATAGTATTTCCTGAGTAATATGGATCAATATTAAAGTTAGAAGTATATCCAGATATATAATTAGTAATACCTGATGGATTATTAATAGTTTGACAATTATAAATATAGCCATCAGTATAATTAATAAAGCACGTTCTATCATTTGAAACATTAAAAGTAGAACCACTCATATCAAAATCACTAATAACTCTATATGTATTAACACCGTTATTATACACTAGTACTACTTGATAAAATTCATTATCAGTCTCAGATGACGTAAGTTGTATCCAATAAGTTTTATCTAAAAAGAAACCTTCTACAAATGGAGATTCATTAGTTGGTATGAAAGTACTTCCTGACATATAGCCAAATATATTATTCTTCAATGTAAATCCACTTATCAATTCTGGAGTTATATATGAAGTTAAATTAGTAATCAATTCTAATTTATCAGCATAAAAACCATAATATCTATTTAATGAATAATTATGTATATTAACAGGATCTGCTGGTACATCATTAAATAAAAATTTAAAATTTAAAATATGAGGATATATTAAATTATTTGTTTTAAATGACTCTATAATATCAGATTCAAGTTTAAAATGTGGTTGTTCATATTGCAATGTTGATTGTAAAAAATTAGAAATATTAACATATCCTCCATTATTATAATCTATTCCGTAAAATTTAGAATATTCATATGATCTAAAATCCAAATCAAATGATCTTTCTGGATATGATGTATTATTTGTAATATTTGTATTTAAAAATAATCCTAAATCTGTATTATATCTCATATCAACAAAAGATACGCATTTCCAATTATTAACAATTTGAGAATTAAAATTATCTTTTGTAATTTTACCAGCACCTAAATCATCATCTTGGATATCATAAGGAGCGGAATCATCTACTCTTAATATAACAAATCCATCTGGTATATTATTTTTTCTTATAAATAATGGCGCAAAATATTCATATGTTTCATTATACCATGTATCTTCAACTGATTTAGCACCACTCCAATAAATATCATCAAATTGTTGTTCGTATTTAGAAAATACAGTAGAATCATCAGAATCATATTTAACATCAAATGCCAATTGTGATGATAGTCCATCATAAAATTTAACAATTTGATTTTCATATAAATTATTTTTTGATATTGAAAAATGTTTATATTTTTGATTAGATAATTGAGAATTTGTATCAAATGATTCTAAATAGAACTTATAATCAGAACTAACAACTAATTTAACATTAGTTGTTAGTGCTGGATTTGTTCTTAATAATTGAAAGCTATTATTTATCATAATTTTTTAATATTTTATATTTAAGATGCTGTACTACTTCTATTTGATGATGTATTATTTCTAAATATTTTAAATATAATTTCGAATTCAAATGGTCTAGTTAAGCTTTCAGATTCAATAAATATTCTTAATTTCCTTATTACATATGGAGATGTAGATAAATTAGTTGGAAATGTTATAGAATCATTTGTTCCACCAGATAATTTAAAAAATATTTTAATAGGTAATATAAATTTACTATTTGCGTTAATTAATTCAACTCCACTTTTATCAGCATAAACATAATCGTTAATATTATCAATATATGGATGAATAGTAACAGGAAAATCTGTTTCATAATTATTATCTGCTATCCAAGTACCTCCAGTCCAGTTAATATCATTAAAAATATTGATTGGTGTTGAATATGTACCGCCAGAATTTGGTACTGTTGTACCAGTTAATCCAATATTCCAATTTTTAGAATATAATACCTGTCCTAATCCATTAGCATCATATGTTACTCCTGAATTATATATAGCATTATTTCCTGATGTATCAGAAATCCAAACAAATTGATTATCAACTTGTGTTTGTAAATTATCATTTGAATCTACATATGTTGCTAATGATCCATTTGAATATATTGGATTATAAAATCTATTATCACCAGAAATAGTAGGTACATATTTTCTATATGAAAGTAAGCCTAATTGTGAAGATTGAGATAAATTATCAAATTCTAAATAATAATCATTAGTTGAATATGTACTATTATAATACGTTCTTGTAGTTGTACCAGACAATTCAGCATATTTTTCACATACTATTTTTTGTGTTATAGATGCGCCATTTTGTATAATAACACTATTAGTATTTTGATATAAACTAATTGAAAGTTCACCTTTAGCATTAGAAACAATTTGTTCAAGTGCTAAAATTCTATTAGTTAATGATGTTAGATAATCACTCAACATAATCATATTGCCTGAACTATCTTTAAAAGATGTACCTAAGTTTATATCTGTATGAGCAACATATAAATCGTTAACATAATATGATTGTTGTAAATGTGCAGTTAGTCCTTTTGAATTAAAATCACTTTCTATTTGATTATATATTTGATCATTTTGAGCAGATTGTAAAATTGTAGCATTTTCATTACCTACTTGTGCAAGATCATCTGGAAAATCAATAGTCATAATATTACTCCAATCAGATGTAATAAGTGCATCAGGATATCCAACTTCTGATATTGATTTAATTCTAATATCAACTGTTTCGTTAGGATGTAATGGAATATCCAATTGATTTACTTTTTTTATATTTGCATCAGTAACATCTTCAATATCCCATGTCCATACATTTAATGCTGAATTATAAGTTCTTGTTCTAGCATCTGTTGTAAATTGATACCAATTTGAAAAATATCCAGTTTCTGTTACACTTTGAGTTGATACACTTGGATTTTGATATGCTTTTGTTTGATCTACAATATCACCAGTTGAAATATAGTTAGTATATATATTTTCAGTTAAATTTAGATCAAATCCAACAGTAGTCGGAGCAGATCCACCTGTTGCACTATATCTATATTGAACAATAAATTGAACAACCTCTTGCTTTTGATTTTCTCCTACTGTATTTATTATAATAGGTTCTGGAACACTCCAAAATCCTCTTACACTAAATTCTGCCTCAACATCTGAAATTGCTCCAGTATTTTGTGCTGTTATTTGATTAACTATTGATGTATAAGATTTAGTCAAAGAAGATTGTTGATTTATTAAATTATTTAATGTTGTTTGACTAGCTTGTTTATCAGATGTTGATTTATATTGTTTAGTACTAAGTTCTTTATTTTGTTCAATAATAGCATCATTTAATTGTTCTAATTGAGAATTTATAGATACTTTTTGTACATTTAAACTTTGAATTTTTGCGGAATCCGCAGTATTTGTTAAATGAGTATTTGTTTGTAAAACTTTAAAATTAGTAGCTGTTAAATTTGGTACATTTGGAATAACTCCAAATTGACTAGGTATATTTTTAGCAATCAAATCTTTTAATATAGCGCCATAATCAAATACATTATCACTATAATATCTTGTCATAGAGACAGTACTATTAGTATCCAATACTAAATTGTTGGTATAGAAAGATGTACCATAAGACCATGTTGACGAAATTACATTTGAATCAGTATTAATCGGTTTAATAAATATAACATTATACTCGTCATAACCAATAGATATTTTTATTGTTCTCGCTGGTAATACAGGACTATAAATCTTTAATCCTTGTGATAGTATAGGCACAGGATCTAAGCCTTCCACCCTCTCTAAAATAACTCTATAATTACTTTTAGCAGTACTAACTTCGTTAATTGTCCATAATGTTGATGAATCTTTTTTATTTATTATCAATTCATCTCCAACTGATAATTGTTTGGTATTCCCAGTATAATCGTAATATGTAATTGAACCTAATACATACCACATTTTATTATTTATTGTATCATTATCAATACCAACAACATCAAATATACCATAGTATTGAAGGCTATCATAATCCAAATCAAATATTTGTTCATCATATGGTTCATTTCTCTGAAAAACTCCGTTATTTTTAGTGTTTGTATACCATGCAGTTAAATCATCAATAAAAATATCATTTCTATTTAAGAAATTATTTTCAAAATCAGATTTAGAATTTGCTCCATCAGATGTTAAATTTCCATATTGATCTTTCTGAAATTCAATAATATATCTACGTGATAATACTTTTTTTACTTTTTGATCTATTTTATCAGTTAAATCAAGTTCAATAGCTAATATAGGATCACATAATGATTCAAAAAAAGAATTATTTATAGAAGTAAAATTATTAATTGTATCTAAACTATCAATAGGACTAGGTTCACTATTTAAATCATCAACATATATTCTTCTCATTGTTGTACCATCAGATACATAGGCTGTACTATCAGCTAATCCTGCTAATTTTTGAATATTTCTATTCGCAATATCTAATTCATTTTTCAATTGTCCAACAGTTGGAAATTGATATGATGATGTTGTACCATCAGAATTCATTAAGTTAACGTTAATAACAGAATTTCTACTAGTTACGACATCATTTAATTTTGTCATAACTTCCGTAGAATTTTTATTTAATACAGCTAGTTGTTCAGCTAATGATACAAAACTATTTTGTTGATTTATCATGTTTAATAATTTAATTTTTATCTATATATAAAAAAAATCTATTTCATTCGAAATAAAATTCATGCAAGATCATGATATATACTATATATAATATTATATATTAAATTTATTAACATTTATTGCCACATCTTCAGCATTTTTGAAATATTTTTTTAGTTCTTTTGGTACCCCGTATTGAGCTAACATTATATCTTTATCTAATGAATCTTTAATTATATCAAAAAATCCTTCGTCTTTAGATTTTAATCTTTTGTAAAAATTTTTTATATGTTCAATAATAGGATAATATTTTATCATTAGATTATAATTACATTCTTTTGTATCTCTCACCATGTTTTTACCATGCATATCGTGATCTCCTGATGTTCCTCCTATAAAATATTGAAATTCTCCATATTTATTTTCAAGAACTCCACCAAGTCTTTTTATAAGTATTGTCATAGCATACATCCTTTCATATCTTACAGTTATATTAGTATTAATATTTCTAGATTTATAATAACCTTTATCATCTTTTTCATTATTATAAAAATCAATTTGTTCTTGATTGATATAATCACGAACTCCTTTATTTTTATAAAGTTTATTTAATTTTGCATATGTTGGAGTCATTAATTTTGCCATATCATCTGATATGTATAATATATCTCCACTTAAATAAAAAGGTTGTTGTTTAATAATATTAATATTTTCAGATAAATAATTCATTTTTTTATGTCTTTCAGGTATTGATTCGCCTTCTTTCCATATATCATTAATATTTCCACAATTTGGACATTTAACTATTTTGGTCATAGGTAACCAGCCTATCCATCCACATTCAAGACAATGATATTCAACTTCTAATTTTGTTTCAAAATATTTTAAGTATTTCATAAATTAAATTGTTTAGATTTTGATATTTCAGGATGCTCTTTATCTAACCATTTTTTATATTCAATTAGATTATTATAAGGTAATTTAGTGTTATAGCAACGTAATTCAGTCATAGTTTCTGGTAATATAGGTAACTCAGATAAATTATGATTATGAGAACATTTTAAATGTTTCAAATTAGGAGGTAATTTTTTAATTTTAGTTAAAAAATTATTATTACAATATAAAGTAATTAAACTATCTGGTAATTCAGGTAATTCAGTTAAATTATCTCCAGAGCAATCAATAGTAGTTATATTATTGATTCCTTTTGATATTGATTCAAATGTTTTAATATATTTCATAAGTTAAATTTCTTTATATTACGTTGTATTTCAGCTTCTTCTTTCACAGTTTCTTTGTTTTTACCAAATGCTAAAATAGAATTCATTGGAAAAATCTTTATATGATCAGGATTAAAATGAGTATTTAGATTCTTTGGTATATTAAAAAATTTGATTTTAATACCTTTTCCGTTATATACATTTCCAAATCCAACAACTTTGCCAATATTATTATTCAAAAAATAAAAAATATCATCATAACTTGGACCTAGTATATTATTAAGTTTATCTATAATAATATAATCCCCAATTTCAGGATTATTATTAATATTTTCAAATCTTTTTAAATATTTCATATGTTAAATTTATTTGATATATTATCTAATTCATATTTTTCAATTTCTTTTTTAGATAATTTTCTTTTTATGTCCTTATATTCTAAAAAATGAATATCTCCATTTACTCCAATAACGTTATATGGATAATATGCATTTTTTACAATATCAACAATTTTAAATATTTTACTAGTTCCTACATATATATTATTATGAACAATTATATAATCATCAATATTATATTCTTTTTCCTTATTTTCAAATCTTTTTAAGTATTTCATTTCACTATCAATATAAATTTTATTGGATCGCCTTCATCATCAACGCTACATTCAACTTTGTTTCTCCACATTTTTTTAGAAGCCCAATTATCTAATGATCTGAATGGACGATTCATATTTATATCATCATCAGTGAATTGATCTCTTGTTATATAAATAATCACTTTATTGTCTGATATTTCTACTTTTGTTTTCTTCTTACCTTTGTAAAATTGTTCACAATCTTGTTTTATCTTTGATAGTATTGGTAATTTTTTAGCATCAGTATTCTGTATTATTTTATTAACAAACTGCATAGATTTATATTTAGATATTGATCCAAAAAATTCTTTAGTAAATATAAATTCTCCAACAACATAACTCCTTTGTGTATCTAAATCTAAAAATCCATATCTTAATGTAGAATTTTCTTTTATACCAAAAAAGAATGCTAATTTATTATCTTTTATTTGTAATAATATTTCATATGCTGATGCTAATGAGTGTTTATATTTAAAAATATCTACATAATCTTCTATTCCTGTTATAGTTTCAGTTGAAAAAAATACATGATATTTGTATAATTTTCTATATGTATCATTCGAAATAAAATGATAATCATGATTTGAAACTATCTGCAAATAAGTTAAAAATGAATTCTTTCCAGATAATTCATATGTTTCATTTAATGTATATTTTTTAAAATTTGTTATCATAATTAAATTGTTCAAATGTTTTTATGTGTTTATTCTCGCCCATTAAAGTATTAGGCACATTCTGTGAATCCGTTTGATTGAATACATTATTTTTAGTTTGAACTTTAAATTTATCATAAAGAATTTTAGCAATTTTATTAATATCTAAATCATTCATTGTTGCTTGATCGATGTAATTACTTATCTCACTTTTAATTTCATCAGATTGATTGAAAATTTCATCATTAAATGTTTGCACATCACTTTTCTTTATTTCTTTATCTTGAGAAATTAATCTTTTGATTTCTTCTTGAACTAAATCAAAATATTTTTTTACTAAATCTTCATTTCTTGTATCTATCATAATAGATGTTTTTTCTTTATATATAAATAAAAAAAAACTTAAAACTATTTTTATAATAGAACATCTAATAAAATAACGTTATATGAAAATATGAAAATTTTAATTGTGCTATCATTGCTAATTTCTTTTTTATTTATAATATCATTATTATATTTTTTAATAAATATAGTATATTTTGAATATATAAAAAGAAGGAATTTTATAATTCTAAAAAAAAATATTGTAATATTAAATAAAAGAATAAAAAAATTAAAAAATAAAATAAATGAATTACCTGATGAATTATTAATAAAATATAATGATTCAATCTATGATAAAATAACTAAGATTGATGTGAATATAAATGTTTATATCAAATTGAAAAATATGTATAAATCATTAATTGAATATAAACAAATTGTTAATAGTATAGATGATTCAATATATTTAATATCAAAAAGTAAATCTGATATTGAAATTTATATGCAAACTAATTATCCAAATTGTGAAAAATATATCAAATCTGAATTAAATAATCTTACCGTAGATATTAATATGAATGATAATGAGTATACAATTAATAGAATGAAGAAGTTAATTAAAGAAAAAAACTTATTAGATAATAAATTGAATAAATCTTTAACTAAAATTGTTAAAATTAATAATATTGTTATAGATTATCAAAACATTAATAAAAAAATTGATGAATTAACGAAAATAGATATCATATGCTATAATGATAAAAAAATATTAGAACATGCTAAAGTTGGTAATAGATATCATAATCTTAGTAATATAAATCTTGATTATTATGCTGATAAAATGAAAAATGATTTGAATAGTAGTTTAAAATTATTAAATGATGAAGATTTTGATAATGCTATATTATATTATGGTAATTATGTAACATGTATGTCTTTATTAAATAAATCATTTAATTGCGTAATAAATTTATTAAAAGATTATAATAATAGTAATAATTATATTAAATCTAATAGTAAAGACATAATTAATCTAACAAGCAAAATTGAAGAAAAAATATTTAAATTAGGAGTTAAAATTTGTAATAGAAATCTATATTCAGAATATAAAAATGATATATTAATTTATAAAAAATTTTTAAATTTTGATATTATTTCTGCTGCAGAAAAACATAAAGAAATTATTAAGAATCTTGAAAAATTATTAAATGATATTGATAATAATATTATAAGTTATTATAAAAATAAAAAAGTGTAGAAATTTCTACACTTTTGGATTTATTTTTTCAATTTTATTTTTATAGTATATAATATATGCATTATTAAAATAAAAATTTTTCATTAAATCTTTATAATAATAGTCTTTAATTTTAGTTAAATCTCCTCTAATACTAGCTGTATTATTTAGAAATAATTTTATTTCTATTTTACCAATATTCTGCCAATCGCCAGTTCTATGTTTTATCTCAATACATTTTTCATTAAATATTAATTCGTAAAAACTTTCAAAATTATCATAATCATCTTTAAAATTTATTTTTATTGAGTTTTTATCTAAATTATAAACATCTACATTTAGATAATTTTTATTGAATTTGAAATCTTTATCAATAAGATTATATTTATTTTTGAATTTGAACCAATCAATGACAGTATTTATACTTTCACAGTTATTTTCAGGAGGTTTACCTCTATCATCATATTTTAATGAAAAAATATTTTTTATAAATTCATTAATTTTATCATCAGGATTAAATTTAGAAAAATGATTCATCACTTCTTTTTCAACTTCTGAATAATTTTTTATATCATAAAGATTACGATAAAAATTATCAGGTATATCTAATTTTAATGTATTGTATTTTTGTACAATTTTTTGAATTTTATTTTGGTGATAATCATCTCTTCTACTTATATATCCAAATCCTTGATCATATATAGCATCAAATACTTTATTTAAATCAGATTCTGATTTAATTTGAGGCATTTTGAATTCTTCTTTTTCTTTATTATTTTCCATTAAATTTGAATTTCATTTTTTTATATATATTAAAAAAAGAATATCAATTTTTTATGTTAAACAAATATTTAGATTTTATAAATGAAAATTTTAATATAGCTGAAGGTTATGTAAGTCATCCAACTGTTATATACTGGAATGAAAATGTAAATGATGTATTAAATGATGAGTGGTTTGATATATCAGTTAGTAGATATGGTTATCCTATATATATTATTAAATTTAGAATTGGAAATGATAAAAATGATACTCATAATTATTATCAAGCAGTACTTGAAAATAAAGGATCAAATGATATTTATTATATGGAAAATCCTGAACCTTTTATTGCTAAATTTAAAACAGAATTTTCAAAAAATTCGTTAGAATATATAAATAATATGAAATATGATCCAAAAGCACTAGGTGATTTGAGTTCTATTAGAGCATCAGCAAAATTTAATTTATAAAAAAGTTCAGAAAAATCTGAACTTTTTATTTAAATATTATGTTTTATTATTTTTAAAAATTTTGGATTAAAACTATCATAGGTATAAAAACCGTTACTATAATTAGGATCAGTATGAATAATATTTTTATCACTCATTTCTACCTCATATAAATTATAATTTCTATTTATATCTTTTAACTTATCATCGTATTTTAATGATTTTAATAATTTATCGCAATCATTAATATTTCTAAATAAATATATTCTTTCAGGATATTCACCTTTTCTATTATGAGTTTTTACTAATAATCCAATTCTATTTATTTTATCTTCATTATTAACTGGAGATAAATGATATGCAACATTAGGAACCTTTATATCATTTTTATAAAAACCATCATCATATTTAGCTTCAAATATAATTTTAATTGATTTATATTTATTTGATAAATACTTTTTATCAAATTTAAACCCATTTTTACCAATATTATTTTCAACTGTTATATATGATGAAAAATAACCTAATTGATCTTCAATATAATCAATAATATATTCAAAATCAACGAAATCAAAATTATTAGTATTTAATAATGTAAGATCAAATTTTAATTTACTATAAATTTTTATTTTAAATTTAAATCCAATTAAATATAATTCTCTTTCTAAACTACTTTCACAATTAATTATATTATGAGTTCTGATTAATCCTTCTTTGATTAATTCTACATATTCTTTATAATTATCTATCATTAATTAAATATTATGTTTTTATTATTTTTAAAAATTTTGGATTAAAACTATCATAGGTATAAAAACCGTTACTGTAATTAGGATCAGTATGTATAATATTTTTATCACTCATTTCAACCTCATATAAATTATAATTTTTATTTATACCTTTTAATTTATCATCAATTTTAAGCGAATTTAATAAATCATCATATTCATTAATATCAGCAAATAAATATATTCTTTCAGGATGTTCACCTTTTCTATTATATGCCTTTACGCATAATCCATTTTTATTTATTTTATCTTCATTATCAACTGGTGATAAGTGATATGCAATTTTAGGAACTTTTATAATATTTTTATAAAATCCATCATCGTACTTAGCTTCAAAATTTATCTTAATTGATTTATATTTATTTGATAAATACTTTTTATCAAATTTAAACCCATTTTTACCAATATTATTTTCAACTGTTATATATGAAGGATAATATCCTAATTGTTTTTCAATATAATTAACAATATATTCAAGATAATCATTATCAATAATATTAGTTTTATATAATGATAGATCAAATTTTAATTTATTGTAAATTTTTATTTCAAATTTAATCCCAATTAAATATAACTCTCTTTCTAAACTACCTTCATATGTTATTATATTATGAGTTCTAATTAGTCCTTCTTTTATTAGTTCTACATATTCATTATATGTTTCTATCATATTTTATATTTATAATTTTTAAATCGCTAATTCCAAAGGAGATTTAATTTTTTCAATTCCTTCTATTCCAGTAATTTCAAAATCATTAATATTATAATCATAAAAGTTTTTATTCTCTTTTAATATTAATTTTGACTGTGTATCTAATGGAGTTCTTTGTAATAATTCTTCTAAAGCATCAAAATGCCTATCATAAACATGTAAGTTTTGCATTAAATGGCAAAACTTACCAACTTTATATCCAAGATGTCCAGCAATCATCATTTGAAATGCCACATACTGAATTTTGTTAATAAATCCTGAAGTTAAATAATCATTTGATCTTTGCGTTAATGTCATATCTAAATAATATTCATTGTTTACTTTTCTAACTGACCACAATGTTTCATATGCACAAGGATATAATCCTTTTGGTTCATCAAAATCTTCATATTGATACATGTTAATTATATGACGCCTACCAAATGGATCATTTTTTAATCCATCTAATAATTTATTCATTAAATTATATTTCTTAATAGTATAACCGTACCTGGATCCAATTGTTAAATCACCGACATTCCATTCATCCCACCAAGTGACTCCAAGCTCATGTGCCACATCTAATGAATTTGTTTGTTTTTGATATATCCAGAAAATCTCTTTTATTCCAGTTTTTATAGCTGTATTTCTCAGTGTTGGAATTGGAAACTCACCTTTTGAAATGTCATATTCTTCAAATACTTGAGTTATAAATTTTGTATATGCCTCAGTACCATCTTTATATCTTGGCCTTGGATTTTCATCAAAAGAACCTTCATTTTTTATTCTGTTTAAATTTTCAATGTAATATTTATCTGCTTTATTCATTTTCATTTTCATTATTTTTTAAATTTTCTTTAAGATATTCTTCATATATAAATAATGATATTTCACTTATTTGATAAGTAGAATAATTATTTAAATCATCAATTTCATTATCAGTTAATTTTTTTGGTTCTACTCTTTCATTTGTTTTCATATTATTTATTATTTTTTAAAAATTTAAATAAAGAGATTCACTAATTATTGTATCATTACTTGCTTCTTTTATTCTTCTAAATGAAGAATTTCCAGATATTAAATATTCATGCCGTTTATAATTATTTGGTCCAAAATGTTCTATTTTATCATCATTTATTTTTCCATTATATGATAAAATCCATTTGGATGATAATAAATCTAACCAATTTATAAATTTTTCAGAATTAAATCCACCATAATACATACCTTTGGTATTTTGATAAGGCGGATCCATATAAATTATATCATTTTCATTTGATTTTATATTTTCATAACTTTCTTGTGAAAATATAATATTTTTAGAATTGAATAATTTGTTATATTTTTTTATAATTTTATCAACAGATTCTGGCATCATTCCACTTCTTGTGAAATGACAACTGGAATTAAACTTACCACTTTGATTCCATCTTGGTAATCCAGAAGTTACAGTCCTCATAATAAAATAGAAATCTTCTGACTTTTTATTTTCATTAAAATTATTTCTTATTTCATTAAAATATTCTTTTCTATGCTGTATATCATCATCTATATTAAATTCCTTATAATGATTATTATATGTATCTATAAGTAAATCAGGATCATTCATTATTAATTGATAAATACCTATTAATTCCTTATTAATATCAGATAAATAGTAACTATTGACCTCAATATCACTTTCTAATAATTTTAAAAATACAGATCCTCCTCCTAAAAATGGCTCTCTGTATGTGTCTATTTTTTTAGGAAAATAATTTATTATATTTTTTGCTTGGGAATCTTTCGATCCTGACCATTTCATTAATTTGCTCATTTTAATATTTTTTATATTATCTGTTTATTCATCTTTATCTTCTAATATTCTTATTTTTAATTCCCTTAATAATTTATTCCAATATGGTTTAACGTCATCATAGTGTATATCTTTTATTATTTTATTAATATCATTTACTATATCATAAAAATTATTAGAATATGTATTTCCAGCTATTGGATAAATAACTTCAATATTATTATCTCCTGTTTGTATCGGTAAATACAGTTCACGTATAGTATAATTTTCTTTTAATTCTTCATCTGATGATAAATTACCAGATTCAATATAACTCATTATCATCTCTTCTGCTTGCTGTCTTGTTAACCCTGATATATTTATTTTATATACTATTATTATTAGTTCATTTTTCATTCGATATTTCATTTAATTTTTCTAATTTATCTTTTCTTGTGACCGTATCAACAATTAAAATAGTTTGACCATCTCCAGTCGAAATCTTTTCTATTATAGATTTACAATCTTTTAATTCTCTATTTATATCATTAATTTTTTGCTTAGCATCATATCCTATATAAATTGCTTTTAACATATTTTTTAATTATTTTTTATTTGATATTTCATTTAATTTTTCTAATTTTTCTTTTCTTGAAAAAATATCAACTATTAAAACTGTTCCATATCCAGTTGACATTTCTTTAATTATAGATTTGCATTCTTTTAACTCTCTATTTAATTCTTCCAGATCACTTTGTTTTCCATAATCTCCTCTTACAAATATTGCTTTTATCATAATTATTCTATTAATTTTTTAAATAATTCAGATCTTTTTTGATTTGTAATACCAATTTCATAATTATCTCTTACATATTCAAATAAATTTTCACCATGCTCTTTAACTTTATCAGGATTTTCAACATAATATTGCATAATTTCTTTCCAACGTAATGAACTATCAGTATCTTCATCAACTAAAAAACCTTTTTGTTTACCATCAATCTTACCTTCAATATCATCTATAGTATAAGGTCCATAATTACTACATATAATCGGGCAATGATGCGCTCCAGCCTCAATTACTTTTAATTGACTCTTTACCATATTAAAAGAATTGTGAGACTTTAAAGGTGCTAATACTACATCTGCTTCATTATACATAGTACCAAAAAGCAATATTGGTTTTGTCCACCTTCTCTGATAAAATTCATCTTTAAATTCTTCATTTACTCCGTAATTATCTCGACCTTTATCATCACCTTGTCTAAGCCAAGCATTATATTTACCGTTTAAAATATATCTGAAATTATTTGTAAAAATTGATTCAAAAAATGTCCAAGGACTTCTATTTATATTATCTTTAATTATACCATTCGGAGTAGCCATTCGTAAATCGAATCCGCACATTACCATTTGAGCTTTTTGTAAAAAATATTTATCTAATTTTTCAAATGATGTTTTTAATAATCTTAAATCTACCAAGTGAGTTATTCCACCACCCCATAAAAATCTAATTTTATCTGAAGGTTTTTTATTTGAACACCATTGGTGTTCTTTTAAATTTACTGAATTTGGAGCAATTAATATATTAGTGTTAAATTCTATAATTTTATCTGCTAATAATTCTGTTGTTGTAGTTATTGCATCTGCTTCACGAATTTGATTCTCAATTATTGATTGAGAATTATTTTGTTTCCACATTCTGTAATTCGGATGATCATTGGATAAAATCCAATAATCATCTAGATCAAAAACTTTTTTTATATTATGCTTTTTTATAATTGCATCAAAAACTTCTTTAGCTTTTGGTTCAGGAAAAGGAATTGGTTTATTAAATACTATTATTTTATATTGACTTAGAAAATTTTCATTAAATAATGGTAATGTACTATCCATAAATAATCTTATATCTACTTGAATATCAGGATCATTAAAACATGAATATGGTGAAAGCAATCTTGCGTATCCAACACCATCACAGTCTGAGTCAAGAACTAAAACTTTAAATTTGTTCATTTAATTGATTGTTTTTATGTTTTTATATAATTTAATTGAGTAATAGTTTATTTAAATTATTCTATAATATTATTCTCTTTAAGATAATTAATTACTAATTTTTCTAGTAATTTAGGTTTACTTATAACATTATCTTTAATATATTTTTCAAATTTATAACTAATTTCTGTGCTTAAATTAAAATAATGTTTAACTGTTAATATTTTTACTTTTTTTTCCATTTATGACCTTTTTATTTTTATATATAAATAAAATAAAGTCCGACTAAAAATAATTAAAATGAATGATAATATCAAAATATGTTGAAATTAAAATAACAAAAAATAATTTAAGAATTTATAGTGATACTAAATGCAAAATAGGTGATATAATAAATTATCCAGTAAAAAACTTAACATTAGGCAGTCATGCTATTATAGATGTTAAATGTGATTATTGTGGTAAAATATTTAAAATTAACTATAATAATTATAATAATTATAATAATAAAACAAAAAATGGAAAATCGACAACATGTTGTAATGATGTTAAGTGCATGAAACAAAAAAGATTGTTGGCTACACAAGAAAAATATGGAGTAGATAATGTATTTCAATTAGAAGATATAAAAGAAAAAATGAAAAATACAAATTTAGAAAGATATGGAGTTGAAAATCCACATCAAAATGAAGAAATTAAAATCAAAGTAGATAATACTAATTTAATAAGATATGGATGTAAAAATGTTTTTCAAAATGAAGAAATTAAAGATAAAATAAGAGAAACGAATTTAAAAAATTTAGGAGTAGAATATCCTACTCAATGTGAATCAGTTAAAGATAAAATAAGAAAAACAAATTTTAAAAATTATGGTTTTGATTATCCTTCTCAAAATCAAGATTATTTTAATAAACATAAAAATAATGGATTTAAGTTAACTTATTTTGATGATTTATTTTGTCAAGGTTCTTATGAAAATGATTTTGTATTAAAATACAAAGATATAATTAAAATAGAGAATGGATTATCTTTAAAATATAATTATTTAGGTCAAACAAGAATATATCATTCTGATTTTTATTTACCTGATTATGATTTAATAATTGAAATAAAATCGTCATATTGGTATAATGTGCATTTAGAACAATGCAAAGCAAAGGAAGAATATTCTAAAAAGGAACATAATTATATTATGATAATGAATAAAAAATATGCTGAATTTGATAAATTATTAAAATTTTAAAATAAATTTGGTAAATAACAATAAATATATTATCTTTGCACATAAATATTAAAATTGTATAAGTATGAAAAATAAAGAAATATTATTTTTAGTAATTTCGATTTCAGTTATTATATTTTTAATCTATATAAATGTTAAACCATATACTAAATTATATTCTAACATTTCTACATCAGATTACAATTTTAGTGAAATTGATAAATCATCTTCGTATAGTGATAAAAAACTTAATATTTTATCAAGTAGTACAGATAATAATATTTCTGATGAAAGTGATGAACCTAACATCAGTATACCATCTGATGAATCATATAAGGTTATATCAGTAAATAATGATAATCCGTCATCATTGAGTTCTTCTGATTATAATGATGTATTATATTCTCATAATAATATGAATGATCATTCAGATATATTAATTCCATCATTTGATTTATATAATTCTAAAAAAGCATCAAGTTCTAAATTAGATAATAATTTAACAGCAATAGCTACTACTACTGATTTGTCAAATAGTAGTTCATCAAATAGTAGTTTATCAAATAGTGGTAGTTCATCACAAAAATGTACTACTCCGCCAACTGGTTGTGGACATTGGGTACATCATGATGGATATTACGAATGGGAATATGATAAATGTGGTTGGCATGAAGTATGGATTCCTCCTTATGATGAATGGGTATCTGAACCATGTCCTCCATCTTCTGTTCCAGTTGGTGATATACCTATATTAGAGTTATTTTCTCTTATATTTATATATGTATTATATCTTAAACATAAAAAACTAAAACATTTAAAAGAATTATTATGAAAAAACTATTATTATTTATTTTTTTGATGATTTCTTTTTCTATATTTTCAGAAAATGATAATCATAAATTTTCAATTGTAGGTGAAATTGGAGTAAATTATTTCGATGGTGATGTAACTCAAGATATCACAAGTATTTTTCCTGGATCAGTAAGACAAATAACAGTTGGAGGTCTTATTGAGTATACTCTCACTCCAATTTGGGGATTATCAGTTAATTATTATCATTTACCGTTAAAAGGTGAAAATCATTATGCATCATTTGAAACTAATTATAATACAGGTGATTTTAATGCCACTATTAATTTTACAAAAATGATTTTTCCAATGTCAAATTCTAAATTTTCTTTTAATGGATCAATTGGAATTGGTTATGCAAATTATACATTTAATCAAAATATCATAAAGCCTGATGTTACATCTAAAGCAATTCCTGATTATGGTAATGCATTCACTATTCCTATTACATTTTATGCTGAATATAGTTTATATAATAATATAAGTATAGGAGGAAAAATACATTATAGAACTAATAATAAAGATAATTTAGAAGGTATAGTTTTAGCTTTTAGTACACCTGAAGGAGTAAAACATTATAGTAGTGGTGGATATGATAGCAATTCTAATGATAATATTGATGTATTTACACTCTATGCTCGTTATAAATTTAAATCAAAAGAATCTAAATCTATAGAAATTAATAAAAAATTAGAAAAGTATTCAGATTATGATAAACCTTGTTGTGGTACAACAGTTAATATAACTAATAATTATAATACAAATACAAATACTATTTATAATGGGTGTAAAACTTGTAATGATAGTACTACATATGCAAATAATAATGGTATAAATGATGAATTTGTTAATAAAATTCCAAGTATTTATTTTGATTTCGATAAATATAATTTAGATAATACTGCATTAAATATTATTAAACATGTTGCGTTTATAATGAGAAAATATCCAGATTATAATGTTGAAATAAGAGGATATTGTGATTATATTGGTAATGTACCTTATAATGATAAATTAAGCATGAATAGAGTTAATATGGTTAAAAATGAATTAGTAAATACATATAAAATTTCAGAGGATCATATTATCATAAATGGATTAGGTAAAATTGATACTCCAAAAATGATGTATAGAATTAATAGACGTTGTGATTTCTTCTTCTTTAAATAAAAAAGCATAAAATTCATCATTATTTAGTGATGAATTTTTGTTATACAAAAATTATTATTATCTTTGTATTAATTAAAAACTTGAATATTCAATAACTTATGAAAAATAAAGAAGAAAGAGCATTAAAATTAAAAATGATAACTGAAATTAATTTAATTAGTCATGAGTTAACTTTAAGAAAACTTAAATTTAGTTATGAATGCGGATTATTTGAAATAGCATTAAGAAAGACTACTCTTTATATTCAAATAGAAGATGGTGTTTCAATTTCAAACTGTTGGATTAATTTATCTATAGATAAATGTTTTGATTTGTGTCAATTTAATTTGGTTATTGAAGAATTTATTATGCAATTAAATGAAATTATTGAAGATGCTAATAAAATATGTAATTTAAAAGAAAAAGTAGAAAAACAAATAAATAATACAAGAGAATTGATTAATAATTCTGGTATTTGTCATATAAAAACTGATGATTCTTTTTTTGATGATGTACTATTTGAAAATTTAATATGTTGTGATACAATTTAAAATTATAAAATCATGAAAGAGATAACTAGGTATTTTTACATGACATTAATTGTCGTTCAAATTTTGTTTGTGTTTTTATGGTATTTTAATATTAATGCTATTGGTATTCTATCTTGGATAGGAAAAGGTAGTGATTATAATCCTTTAAAGTTATTTCTACCATTGATTGTTTATGGCGTAATTAAAATACTTTATTGGTTTGCTGATCCTCTTTCAGCATTATTTTCAATTATTCTTAGGTGGGTTGTTATTATTGGAGTTTTTTATCTGTTTGTCTGGTTATTTCTTAAATAATTATATATGAATATGTTAAATAAAATAATAAAAAATATTTTAAAAATATTTAAGAATTTTTATTACTTTTTATATACTCCTATGAAATTGTATGATACCTATCATGCATTAGATATTTTAGTTGTATATTTAGAAAATGTTAAAATTATTAATATTGAAATTATAATAGGTAATTGTGTAATAACTTTCTCTGATAATTCAGTATTAACTTTTTGGAATTCTAGATGGAATGCTTGGATGGCTTATGGAACAATGAAATTTAGTAATGGAAGAATAATGAAATGGAATAAAAAACAACCATCTTGTGAAGTTTATTATAAATATAAAAAATTAATTCTAAATCATGAAAAATCTAAAAATCATAAAATAGATAATGTAGAAATTGAAGATTTTTCTGATTGCTTACCTATTAAATTACTTAGAAAACAAAAATTAAAAAATATTAAAAAATAATGAATAAGTTATTAAAAAAAATATATTACGGGTTTTTATGGCATAATCATATAAAATATGATTATTATCCTTTGTTAGATATTTTACTTGTATATTTAGAAAATGTTAAAATTTCATCTATTAATGTAGATAATTATTATGCTACAATATTATTTTATGATAATTCAATATTAAAATTTTTGATTTGTGATGATAATATTCATTTTACTGTTAAAGATTATAATAGATGGTATATATGGATGAGCAAAGGTGAAATGTCATAGTTAATAGCTATCAGTTTTAATATAATATATAAACTTTTATGATAAAAACTGATATAATAATTTTATTATATAGTACAAATATACTATTAAATTTTGATTCTACCAAATAAACGATTTAAATAAATGTTAACTATTAAATTAAAAATAAAAGAGTGCTTACAAGCAGAGATAATAGATCAATATTGTTCTGACTACACTGGTTTGTTTTATACTCTTTATAATCATTTTGATTTAATTGATGATGATTATATAAAATCACTATTAAATAATTCTGTGTTAGACAAATCCATGTTTGATTGTTGTATTTCTGATGTGAAAACAAAACTTAAACAGCACGAAGCAACCAAAGAAAAGAAATCAAAAAAGATAATTGATATTCAGAAATGTCTTGATAATAACGAATTCAAAACAAAAAAGGAAAAACGTAAAAAATATAATTTAATAAATAATCTAGCAAGAATTAAACGAAATATAAACAATAATATTACATTTGGTGGTAAAGCACTACAACGTGAAATCACGAAATTACATTTAAATATTTATAAAACTGAGCTACAGCTAACAAAGATTGATATTAAATCAACAGATTACAAGAAATTTCTTGAATATAAGAAAGAATTAATAGAAAGGTTAGGGCTCAAGAAATTAGAGTTCACATCAAAACGTAAATTAGGAATTTATTTAATCGGACGTGCCTGTGAAAAAGGTAACAGAAAAATTGATTTCGATCTAATTAATAATAAAATCACTTTCAAACCATCAAGAGATTTTAAAATTGATATCACTTTTAAAACTAACGGCAAAAAACAAAAAAATAAATTAATTAAAATTCAAGAAATGTCTAACCTGAATTTAATGCCAGTGACCATAAGATTATCAAACGAATATATTCATTTATCTTATGACGAAGAGTTATTAAATGGTTATGAATTCAATCAATTGGACTGCAAGAAAGAACAGTTACTTGCGTTAAGCAAAGAAAGTAAAAAGGAAATTTATATAAAGCATAAGAATGAACAAAATGATAGAAAAAAAGTAGGTAAGCTATCAAATCGTTACATGGCGGTTGATTTAAATCCAAAGTTTATCGGTTTAAGTATATTTGATGACATTAATGATGAGCAGAAATTAATTCATGTTCAGTGCTTTATTTTATCTGAGTTAAGTACGAAATTAAGTTTAAGCTCTTCAGACAAGAAACAAGTTAAACAAAATGATAAAAGAAAACATGAAATAAAAGAAGTCTGGAAACAAATATTCATGATGTGTAAGCACTTCAGAGTGTATAATTTTGTGATGGAAGATCTTGATTTTAAAGATAAACAATCAAAAGATACAGTAGGTAAAGAGTTAAATAAACAAACTAAAAATCTATGGCATCGAACTTTAACGACCAACTTGATTACTAAATATTGTAATGAAAATGGCTTAAATAAAATAGAGGTAAACGCTGCTTATAGTAGTTTTATCGGAAATATGATACATACCTTCTTTGACCCAATTTCATCTAGCATTGAAATTGGCAGTAGAGGGATGAATAAATTTAAAAAAGGTAGTTCTATATACCCGTGTATGAATTTAATAAATCAAGAGAAATTGTTTTATCTACTTGGTGAGAATATCAACACAACACAGGATAATTGGATTCAATTATATAGAAAGACCAACCAACTGAAGTATCGGAACATGTTATTAAAAGATGATGTGTTAATAGACTATCACTTAGGAAATTGTAAAAGTAAAGTTAGAATTGTTACCCAACAAATCTAATAAAATACTACAAATTACTATATTTTAGTTACCTCATTTCATAATGGTAATACAATTGATTGGAGAAACGATTCTCCATCACGTGAAGTATTATATAAATACAAAAAACTTATTTTGAAGTATGAAAAAGATGAAATAATAAGAAAAAAAGAAGCTGATATGTTGAAATATAATAATTGTTTACCAATTAAATTAGTTAGAAAAGAAAAATTAAAAAATATTAAAAAATAATAAAAATGGGTTTAGATATATCATATTATAGTAAAATTAAAATATCAGAAAGTAATGACGATGATGACGATAATTATATTGAAAATCATAAATATTTCATATATCAATTAGGTTCATTAAAAAATGGTCAATGTTATCATGAAACAGATGAATCTGAAAGTGACTCTTTTCATGTTGGATCATGTTCAGGTTATGGTGTTTGGAGAAAGAATTTATTAGAAATGCTAGGATATATTAGTATGCAAGATGTATTTAATGATTTTGATACAAATATTAGAAAAATTAAATTAGATGAAATTAATTCAGGAGAAAAATATGTAGCTAAATCTTTTTATGAAATTATAATATTCAGTGATTGTGAAGGCGTTATAGGACCTGAAATATCAAAAAAACTATATGAAGATTTTGTTGAATTTGATAAAGTAGCAATTAGTCAAGGAGATTATTTTTATGATATTTATTCTAAATTTAAAGAAGCATTTAGAGTAGCATCAGATAATGGACTTGTTTGTTTTAGTTAAGAATATTAAAAATAGAGAGATTTAAATATCTCTATTTTTATTTATTAAATTAAGTTCATCTAACCATTTTATAAAATTCATTCTATCTTCAGGTGTACCTCTAAAAAATTTACCTCCAAGATTAGTATATGATTTATTTTCTTTACTATATTTTAAAATTTCAAAATATCCAAGATCTTCATCTTTATCATAATTCAATGATATTTTTATTTTAAAAAATTTTTGAGCTGGATGAAAAAAATTATGTTCATACCATAAAGATTTCCAAGAATAACAATCATACCATAAAGATTTCCAAGCTTTACCTGCTTGAGAATATGACATTTTATACTGCTTAATTTCTTTCTCTGTGTATTGATCTAATTCAAAAAATTTTAAGTGCTTCATATCTGTATATATTAAATATTTTTTAAATTATATCTTGATTAATTTCTTGTTTAAATATATTATTTAATATTTTTGATTTTATTATTTCTCTATTATATTTATTTTTAAAATCATCATCTATATAATCTTTTTCTAAATGATCATTCATATCAAATTTTTTAATTTTAATTTTCTAAATATTTTTATATGATATTCAATTATAAATTTTTTAAAATCTTCAAAATTAAAAAATTCTTTTGTATAGACTTTAATTTCATTTGTTATTTGGTAGTACCTATTAAATGAAATTATTTTATCCCAATCATTTATTATATAAAAATTTATATTAATATAGCCATCTTGTTCAAATAGCATGAAATTATTTGTTTTATTTTTATAGCCTATAGATTCAATTAATTTTATGCATTTTTCATCATAATATTCTCTATATTTAAAATCAATCATATTCAATCATTATATTTGTAATTATATATTATTATTGTTATGATTTGTTTTGATATATTATGCTATAACTGTTTATAATTTATAAAAAATATTAAATAATTTTTTTATTAAAATAAAAATATCTACTTTTGTAATCATAAAAAACTAAATATAGTTGATTAATTATTATTAACTTTTTTATATCAGTTATTATATATATCTTTGTAGTGTAAAAATTATTCATTAAAAAAACATTAATATGAAATTAACAGAAAGAATTGAAATTAAGAAATCTTATTTTAAAGTCAAGAAACAAAAATTTCGTCGTGACACACAAAAATTTGCAATTAAACTTATTAGGTTTTTTACAATTAGTGATAATAAGATTAATAAAGTAAATAATAGTGAAAATGAAGTAGTAAGTCTATGTAGACGACTTATTAGAGATAATGATTCAGTATTATCAATGACTTCAAAAACACTTAAAAGAATTATAGACAATAAAATAACTGGAACATATATTATTATTAGAAATATGCAAGTTCTTGTTTACCATAAAGAAACTGCATATCCACCAATTATTATTTCAGATAAAAAATATTTATATCTTCTTGAAATATTTGATATTAAAAAAGAAGAAATTGAAAATGAAAAAGAAAAAGAAATTGATAATAAAGTTAAAAATTCATTCAAAATGATTTATGCTAATATCGTTCAAACTGATTTAATCGAACAAGAAAGAAAAAATAATGAAATTAATAACATCAAAAATAACTAAAAAATGAAAAAAATTAATAAAAATAAATTCAAATCTTTATATTATATAGGATTAATTTTTTATTCTGCAGTTGTATTTTTTGCTGCTGTTATTATTATATCTTTTGTTATATTTTCTTATAATAAAATTGAAGATAAACATAAAGCAGAAGTTGAAGCAAAAGAAGCAGCAGAAAAACCTGTAATTCCAATTGTTAAACAGATAATTTATGATACAATTCCTGTATATGATACTATAAGACCTGTAAAGCATCATAAGTTTTTTGTACCTATTGTTAAAAATAAAAAAGATAGTTTATAATATAAAAAGTCAGTTTACAAACTGACAAAATATTAAAAAAGTCAGTTTTTAAACTGACTTTTTTGTTTATATCATAAATACACTTCAATAGGATTATCTGGAAAGTCTAATAATTTATTTAAATTAAATATTGACATTTTTTAATGATATTAATTTTAATTTTCTTTGATCAATTCTAATTCTATCATTAAGATTTATGATAGTTTTTTCATAATCAATTCCTTCTTTTCTTCTGTAAAAAATTCCAGTTAGTTCATCTCGTCCTGATTTTTTATTTGTTAACTCTTTATAGAAAAAAATTTCTCTTGACTTAAAGAATTCTAATTTACGACAACCTTTTGTACTCATTATATCATCAACTACTAATTTACCATCAATATAAAATTTATTAATATTAAATTGAGTTGGACTAAATTCACTAGTAACATTATATTTTATCATAGCAGGACCATACAAATTATGAAGTTTACCATGATTTAAGTAGTACTCATAGTCATCAAATAATATATGAGTAATATCCTTCAAATTGAATTCAATGTACTCATATAAAGAATAAAATGACTCAAAATCTTTTTTATATAATCTACCTGTTACGGAATCTATAGATAAAAAAGAATCAAAATCAATCTTACATTCAACATCTAAAAATTTATACATTATCATTTAATAACTTATTTAATTTATATTTTCTTGCATCTTGATTATCTCCAAAATATTCATAAAAATAAAAATAAACACTATATTCATCATATTCATCATCTAATGAAAATGATATTTCACTAATTTTATCATTAAGTATAATTGTAATAACACTATCATATATATGAGTTAATTTATAATATTTTCCTTTTTCTAATTCAGGAAAATTATTAAGAGTTGTATTTAATGTCTTTTTACAAAAATATAATTCATTAATCTTAGGATGCATTTAATAACTTATTTAATTTTTCTTTTCTTTCTTCTTTAATAGTTCCAAAATATTCATAAAAATACAAATAACTCATATGATTCTCTAATGAGAACACCATTTCACCAATATTAGAAATTATAACTACGTCACCATGATGACGATCTGAAACTTTATAATGTTTTCCTTTTTCAAAATAGTCATTATTAAATAAAAATTTCATTGCTTTCTTGCAATAATAATATTCATTAATCTTTGGACGCATTTTCTAACTCACTTTTTAAATAATTAGCTAATCTTTGAATTTTATAAGCATCTTCAGGTTTAAAAATAAATTCATCAAATGCGCCATACCTACATCTATAACCAAAAATATATTTAATACCATATTTTAATCTATTCCAAAATGATCTTCTATTTAATAATACATGAGCATAACATATAGGATCAATTTTACCTGATTCTGTTATATCTTCTTCATATAAAAATATAAGTTGATGATCAGTTGAATGACAACTACAAATTAATATTTCTTCTTTATTTTTCATGTTCTAATATTTTTTTTTATTTTTTTTTTTCTGTATTTTTCTTACAGTAAACTTTATCTCTTCTTTTGTAATTACTAACATTCTTTAATTATTTTTTCTAATTTATTTTTTCTAAATTCTTTTAAATCACAAAAATATGTATCAAAATCATAATCTTCCATTCTTGGGGTGAACCAAAATGAATACCAACCATCACCATCACAACCATAACCATCATTAGTGTATTTTATTACAATAATATTATTATAATCTTTTTTCTCGTAAATAAAATATGAATAATTTTTTTTAAAAATCAATAGTTTATCAAACTCTCTGTAACAGTCCTTTATGCAAAAAACTTTATCGCCAACTTTATACATTATTAATTATATTTTCTAATTTTTTCTTTCTTTTATTCTTAATCCAATCAGTTCTATTAAACTCAAATACAGATGGTATAATACTATGATCATAATCAGTCATGATAATGTTACAATTTATTAAATCTAACCAACAATATGATATTCCTTTTTCTACATATCCATAAAATCCAGATATATATTTATTTGGTATCTTAGGTATTTCAGATTCTGCTATTATTCTAAATTCATTTATTTTATTTGTAGGCTCAATATCTAAATTGAAACTAAAATAAATAAATTTACAATCATAAAACCATTCTTCTATCTCTTTCATATTATATAAAGATAATGAAAAATAATGAACTATTATTCATTATTATTAATTATGTTTTTAAAACTTTTATAGAATCTGTAAAGTGCTTAGGTAATATATTAGAATTATATTTTAATAAATCTGAAAAGTTTGAGTCTAATATAAACGTATCGCAGTAATCTGTTTCACTACGAATTCCTCTACCTACTTCTTGTATTGTTTGAACACATGCATTCCAGCTATACCATTCAGGCATCATTTTTTGTCTTGCTTTAATTTTTTTACTACCCAAATTTGCGAATGATATTTTTAACACTATTTGAAAACGAGCTAATTCATCATCTAAAGAAATTCCTTCCATCATAGATGGACTTACTAAAACTGTTGGAGCTGTACTTGTTAAATGTTTTTCAAGAATTTCATTTCTATCTTCAGTAGTGTGAAATAATAACCTTTCATCCATAATATTTTCTTTTAACCATTCTGTTATTTCATAATTTGATGTGTGAATTATTCCTTTTTTGTTTTTATATTTAGCTAATATTTTTTTTATCCAAGGTATCTGATTCTTAAAAGTCTCTTCTTTACTATAAAAAGACATTTTACCAAGTTTCATATAAAATATAGGATGATTTTTTAATTCAAAAGGAGAATCCATTTCATGATAACTTGTTAATTCTTCATCTAATCCATTAATGAAACTAAACATTTTAGAATCGAGTACAGAAGCAGACATAAAAATTATATGATCGTATTTAGACCATACATATTGATTTAGGTACTCATAAACGAAAATATGTTCAGTTACCAACTCTATCCCACTATAATTTTTTTCACTCTTATTTTTATTGATATCAAGAACTACATTATCTGGATCATTTTTATGTGAATCAAATAAATGTTTAAACGATAATAGTTTACTATCAATATTTTGTAAATATTTAGATAACTCTACTTTTTGTTTTGATTTTGATGATCCAGCAATATCAGATTCAAATTGAGTTCTTTTTTTCTCTAACATTGGTATTAACTTTCTTTCTAAAAATTCTAAATATTTATCTAAAAATTTAATTTTTGAAATATATTTGCTATCAATCTCTTCAATTTCTTTTAATCCAAATCCACATCTTTTTAAAGTTTTTGAACTTAATTTTGAGGAAAGATAGGATGAGAAGGTTTCTTCGAATGATTGACACTCATCAATTATAAGTACATTACCATCTCTTCTTTTTAAAATATCAGGTTGAAATAATGATAATGTATCAAATAGATGAAAATTACTCAAACCTATATCTCCAGATATCCAGGAATTTTTAGCAATGTCATATGGACATTGATCACAATGTTTTTTCATTATAGCACAGAGTTCTTTAGCTGTACCGCAATCACAATCAAAATCTTTACAATAATAGTTAGATTTGCCTCTATAATCATTTATGAACGGAAAATCTCTGATATACTGGCCTTGAAGTACCTTCGATGCTGTAAGAATATCAAATTTGGCATCTGGATTCACGAATCCTTTATACCAATTGGCTAGCATTATGACCATGAATGACTTACCAACCCCAGTCGGCAAATTTTCTAAAATAAAACGTTTACCTGTCAATATACTATTTTTAATAAAATTTAGTCCATCAATTTGGTAAGATTTTGGTTCGTATTTGAGAGGAAAAAATATTTTTTTGTCGTCTATTTGAATCATTTAATTGTAATTTTATTTATTGTATATAAAAATATTATTATTGTTTATTCCAATTCATATAATCATAAATCTTATCTTTCCAATTATTTCTAATCATTGATTTATAAGCGCCAGAACTATTTAATAATTTTTTATTATTTATTTTTATTGTTTCATTCAAACAATTTTCATAATTCCAATAACCTTTAGGTTTTGTTTTATTTTCCATGTGTGAACATATATCATCAATCCAACCATTTTTTAATGCTGATCCAGCAGCACTTGCATATTTTAAGTAAAATTCACTTTTAGTTTTGCATTGTAATGCAACTTCTTGACATTTTTCTTTTGTCCATATTAAAGTAATTCCTCCTAAACTTCCTGTTTTCGCTGTATTTAAAATAATCCAACCATTTTTTTTTATATATTTCTAAATGTGTTTCTTCCATAATTTTTGCATCACTAATATTTAAATAATCTGTTAATTGAATAAGTGTTGGATTTAATTTAAATTCTTTAAAATATTTATATACAATACTATTATTATATTCATTGAAATGTCTACTATTTCTATTTTTTAAATTATATGTCAAGCCAACATATACATTCTTATCACTAAATTCATAAGAATATATACATCTTAAAAAATCGTTAGGTTGTATCATATGAGAACAAATTTCATCTATCCAGTTATTTTTTATAGAAACGTTATGAGCAGCATAATATTTTTCACCAAATTCTTTTCTATTTTTACATTTTAATGCTAGTTCTAAACATATTTCTTTTGTCCAATAATCTTCATGATGTTTTAATTTAATCATATGTGAACAAATATCGTCTAACCATTTATTTTTTGCAGATGCGAAATACGCAGAGCCAGAATTTAAACTAAAGCTACCTCTTGTATTATATTTCAAAGCTTCTTCTTTACATTTTTCATAAGTCCATTTTAATTTCATAGTATAATATGTTTATTTTTTAGTTCATCTTTAAATTTTAGATCTTTACAGAGTTCTTCTATTATGCTATATTCTAAAAATTTTGATTTATTTGTAAAATTATCATCTATTTGTTTAATAATATTAACGTCTAGTGATATAGATATCGACAATTTTCTATTTTTCTTTGGTGATTTCATATATTTTAGTTATTTTTCTTCTATATATAAATAACTTAAGGTCGTAAATTGCTATATTTTTACTAAAATCTTACTATATAAAATTTAAAATAACTTTTTAAATTATTTTTCATATAATAGATAAAAATTATATTATGCGGAAAAAGATACCTGATGATCAAAAAAGGAAGAAGATTTCATTTTCGATAGATCCAAGGGTTTATGATATGTTTGTTAGATATTGTGAGCAGAATGAGATTGAGAATTATTCTGGATATATTGAGAAGATAATAATTGAAAAATTAAAAATTTAATGAAGGATATTAAGACTATTAAAAGATCTAAAAAGAAGGTTATTCCAGTGAATGAAAGGACTTATATTGGATTTGATGTTATAGAATTTAAGAGTGGTGGTAAATGTTACAGATTAAAATATGAATAGATGAAAGAAAAATTTAAAAAATACATATAATACGGAATAAAATGATTATATTTGATATTGAATGGAAAATTGAATACAGTTGGAGTCAGAGTTTCTAATTTCGGTGAAAAACAATGAAATTAGTTTAGAATTACTTTACATTAGCAACAGTTCATGATAGAAAAATAAAATTAGAACCACTTTATGGATAAACAGAATATTAATATTGGAGATAAATTATTATGCAAAAATAGTTATTATAATTATACTGAAGTTTTTTATAAAGATAGAGAATATGAAATAGTTAATACTAACATATTTTATAGTAGTAATTTTTATTCATTAAAAGAAAAAAATAGCAAAAATTTATTATATCTACGTAAAGTTGATTTTTATGATGTTTTTTATACTAAACAAGAAGAAAGAAAAATAAAATTAAACAAATTAAAAAATGACGAAAAAGAATATTAATTTAGGAGATAAGTTATTATGTAAAAAAGATTTATTTCAAAATTTAATTAGTGATGATAAATTAATAATATTTTCTCATTTTATAAAAGATAAATATTATTCTATTGTTGATATAAAAATAATAGATGATAAATATGCTTATAAGAATACATGTGATCATATATTTGGACAAGATGATTATATTTATTATATAAATGGAGAAATGAATAAATCATGTTCATTTTGGTCTGAAAGTTTTTTTCATGATTATTTTTATGAAAAAAAAGAATTAAGAAATAAGAAATTGCAGAAAATAAATGGATAAACAGAATCTTAATATTGGAGATAAATTATTATGCAAAAATGATTTAAAATCATTGGTATCTAATAATACTTCATTATTATTTTTTAAAAAAGGTAAATATTATGTTGTTGATGAAATTAGATTAATTAATGATATTTTTGTGGATTATAATGAATATTTTTATTATATAATTGATGATAATAATGAACGATATTCATTTTGGATGGAAAGATATTTATATACTTATTTTTATACTAAAAATGAAATTAGAAGCATGAAATTAAATGAAATAAATGAAGGATCATAATTTTAAAGTAGGAGATAAATTATTATGCAAAAAAGATTATATTCATCATAAGATATCTATTCATAAAGGGAACGAATATATTATAAGTGATAGTTTATTTGAGACTGAATATTATACTTTTATTTATATAATTGATGATAATAATGTAAAGGTAGAAGTTCAGTATGAAAAAGATATTTATGAATTTTTTTACACTGAGAAGGAAGTTAGGAATATTAAATTAAAAAAGTTGGGTAATGAAGGAACAGAATCTTAATATAGGAGATGAATTAATATGTAAACGTATATTTCATCCAAATTTTGAATATTATATACTAAATTCATGTTATACTGTTTATGATATTAAATTTTTTAATATTGATAATAAATTTTTTAATATTGATAATGCATATTATTATATGACCATAGGAAATGAAAAAATGAATATTGTTTGTTCATATGAAGATATTTATACTTATTTTTACACAAAAAACGAAACTAGAAAAATTAAATTACAAAAACTTCATGAAGAATCAAAATTTTAATATAGGAGATAAATTATTGTGTAAAATTGATGTTAATAAATCATATCTGACATTAACGAAAGGTGTAGAATATATAATTTTGAGTGCTGACTTTGATGTACTTTTGAGTGCTGACATTGATGTACTTTATTATAAATATAATATAATAGATGATACCAATAAAGATTTCTATTATATAGAAGAATTTGATGATTATTTTTATACTAAAAATGAAGTACGAAAAATTAAATTAGAAAAATTAAAAAATGAAGAAGCAGAATATTAATATTGGAGATAAGTTATTATGTAAGATTAGTTTTTTATCAAATTCTACATATATTATAAAAGGTAAATATTATTATATTAAATATATTGATATTATTAATGTAGCTCGTAAAGATTATTATTTCTATTATTTAGACGATTTCGAATCATTGGTATGTTGTGATGAAAAAGAATTTTGTAAATATTTTTATACTAAACAAGAAGAAAGAAAAATTAAATTAGAAAAACTTTATGAAGAAGCAGAATATTAATGTAGGAGATAAATTATTATGCAAAAAAAATCTTTTTAATTCAGAAAGTACATATCTTATTGAATTTGAATATTATTATGTTTGTGAAATTACTCCAACTAATAATAATTATACTGATTATATTTATATGCTTATATGTGAACAATATCAACCTGTTAATTTTAGATATTACGGAGAATTTTGTGAATATTTTTATACTAAACAAGAAGAAAGAAAAATCAAATTAGAAAAACTTTATGAAGAATCAAAATCTTAAAGTAGGAGATAATTTATTATGTAAATATAATATAATTAATATAAATAAAAATTTCAAAATAGACAAATATTATGCTATGATATCAATTTATATTATTTCTAATACTATAAGCGGTGTGGATTTTTATTATTATTATTTATTTGATGATGATGATAATTTAATATTATTTTGTGGTGAAGAAGATTTATATGAATATTTTTATACTAAACAAGAAGAAAGAAAAAGAAAATTAGATAAAATAGAAAATTATGAATAATTTTAATGATGGTGATAAAATATTATGTAAAAAGGATTTAACTTATTATGGTAACCATATTATAGAAGGTGATTATTATATTTTTCATGATAATATGTTTAGTGGTATTTTTAATGATTTTTACTGCTGTTATATAAGTGAATCTAATAATATATTTTCATATTATTTAACTGAACATGATTTAGTTGGTCATTTTTTTATGAAAAATGAGATTAGAAAATTAAAATTAGAAAAACTTTATGAAGAAACAGAATATTAATGTAGGAGATAGATTATTATGTAAAGAGGAGATTGATAAAATATTTATTAAAGATAAATATTATTATGTAGATGATATTAAAAATTTTTCAACTGATTATAGTGAATATTTTTATGATTTAAGATCAGAATTCAATACAATATTACCATTTTTTAGTGAATCATATTTACATCAGTATTTTTATACTAAACAAGAAGAAAGAAAAATCAAATTAGAAAAACTTTATGAATAATTTTAATGAAGGTGATAAAATATTATGTAAAAAAGATTTAATAGCTAATTATAGTACACATTTTATAGAATGTAAATATTATATTTATCATAAAATTCTGAATGATTCATTTAAAGGTTTTGCCTGCTGTATATTTAATGAATCTAATGGAATATATCCATATTTTTTAAATAAAAATGAATTACTAAATCATTTTTATACTAAACAAGAAGAGAGAAAAATTAAATTAGAAAAACTTTATGAAGAATCAGAATCTTAATGTAGGTGATAAGTTATTGTGTAAAAAAAATTTAAATGAATTATATGCAAGTTTTAATAAAAATAAATATTATATTGTTTATGATATTAAATTATTTGACAATAATACTGATTATTGTTATTATATAGAATTTGATAAAAAAAAATATTATTCTTTTAGATATAGCGTTAGATTTTTTTATGAACATTTTTATACTAAACAAGAGGAGAGAAAAATAAAATTAGAAAAACTTTATGAAGAAACAGGATATTAATGATGAAGATAAATTATTATGTAAAAAAAATCTTCTAGTTGGAGCAAATAAATATTTATATGTTGATAATTATTATATTGTTATGGTAGTATACGGTCCTTATGAATATTGTTATTATTTTAATGATGAAAATGATAGAATATTACCATTTTCATTTAGCATAAAAGAGATGTCTGAACATTTTTATACTAAACAAGAAGAAAGAAAAATTAAATTAGAAAAAATTTATGAAGAATCAGAATCTTAATGTAGGAGATAAGTTATTATGTAAAAAAGATTTAACAACATCATATTCAATATATCATAAAGATAGATATTATATTGTTCATTTTATTATTAATTATGATGATGATTATCAGTATTTGATATCTGATGATAAAAATGCTTATTCATCTTTTAAACGTGATGAAGAATATTTATATACTTATTTTTATAGAAAAAATGAGATTAGAAAAATTAAATTGAAAAAATTGAATAATATTTTTAATTAAATTAGGTTATACCAAATATTTACTTTACTTTTGTACTTTATAAAAACAATTTAAAATTATTTAATATGAAAAAAGTAAAGAACATTTTATTTAAAATGGAATTAGAAGGTAATGGTGTTGTTAACTGTGATAGTAATGGACAAAAATGGATATGGAATGAAATTAGTGGTGGAAAGTATGAAACTGATAATAATTTAATATTTGCAAAAAAAAATATATATCAGAAAAGTAATGGTGAATATGATTATAAAATAAAAATTTCTAGTAATTGTTTAAGACATAATATTTTTATTGATGATATTCCATTTCAATCTCCAAATATATTGCATAATAATTATTTACTTGTGTCAATGTTGGCTTCTCCTGCAATTATAAATAGAGGTCATTTATTTGCATTGAATGAAGATGAGATTGATAAAACAATTAGAAGAAAAAGTGTTTTATGTATAATTGACGCTGAACAAACAAATAATTGTAAATCAAAAATAGAACTTATGACAGTTAGTGGTGAAAAAATAAGTGATACTTCATTATTTAACAAAGAAACTGTAGGAGATATAACATATGAGACTGATGGTAATATTGATTTAATGCAAATGCAATTTATTAGTTGTTCTAAAAATTTAGATCGATTAGCATTCAATCCAGATTTATTTCCTTTATATTCAGAATTATTGAAAAAAAGATTACCATCATTTAATTCGGAATTAAAATATTATAGGATTACAAATAGTGTTGTTGAATTACCAGAATATGGTTTTTTATTATCCAATACAGATGTTGTTGAACTAACAAAAAATCTATTATATAAAATGCTAAAAATGAATATTTATAAATCTGGATCTAGTGTTGTTACGTCTAAACTTAAAATTAAATTAGTATATGACGTATTTAATGATAAAAAAAATAATTCTGATGGATGGATTGAATTAACAAAAGATGTTATAGATAATTTAAATTTTGAAAATGAAAATTTTTATACTGAATATGATTTTGAAAATGCAAAAACTTTAGATATAGAATTGTCAGATAAGAGATCTATTATAATTAAAAAAAGAATAGATGCTAAATTGAAAGCTAAAGATGATAAAAAAGAAAAAAAAGAAGCTAAATTAAAATCTCAAAAAGAAGCTAAATAATTCTAATAATATGGAATATTTTTTAAAATTGTCATTTAAAGATGCTGGATTTTTTGAAAAAGCAACTAATAATCAAAAACCTAGTATAAGTGTTCATCAAATAAGTAACATGCTGCATGTTTTAATGGGTGAACGTCCAAGTCCAACATATAGAGATACATTAATTAAACCTATATCAGATATATTTAATATAGCTAATTTAGCTTATATAAAAATAGATACAACAAGATTTTTAAATAAATCTAGTGGTAAAATGTGTTATATGAATGAGTTTATACAAACAAATAAATTTGCTTATGATAGCTATAGAGATAAAAAAAGAAGTTTTATTTATTGGGAAAATCTAGAATGTTATTTAACTACTGATCTATTTATAGAAATGATTAATTTATTTAATAATATATTAGGTTATGATGTTAAATCAAAACCTGCAATGTATATAATAAAAGAGATTATTACATATTATAGTAGTTCTAAATTAGTTATAGATATTAATAATGAAATAAAAAATAATAGCAAAATAAAATTTGCAAATTTCATTAAACAATATAATGATAATTCTGATTTTACAATTTTTTGTAAAAAATTAGTTAAAAATAATAAAACTCCAATTGCAAATCTTCTTATTGGTATTGTAAATCAATCAGCAATAACAATTGGTCAAAATCCAAAAACTACATTAACAAATATTAGAGGAATTGATAATATTACAAAAATTAGTGGTTCTATAATAATTCCTTTAACATCAGAATATGTTGACAAAATTAAAAATTCAAAAGGTTGTGCAACGTTATTAGATGGAGGATTTGTTTGGATAGAAGATTTGATAAATGAAGATGAAATGATTGAAAATGATTTAGATAGTTATATTAATATTAATAAATTAGAAGAATATGAGAATAAAAATTGAATTTACAGAAAATAAAACATTGGTACCGATTAAGAATCAATCATATATTAATTATTATATACACAAATGTCTTGGAGTTAATAATAAATATCATGATTCTAAAAATGATTACTCTATATCATCTTTATATGGTGGAAACCTAACTGAAGATAAGTTACATTTATCATTTAAGAATGGAGGAATTATTGTAGTAACTTCAAAAAATGAAGAATTTTTGAATGATTTAATAAGTGGAGTGATGTCTAATCAAGATTTAAATTGGGGAATGAAATTTAATAAAATTAATTTTATCTTTGAAAAATTTATAAATGGATGGAATCATTTCGCAACATTATCTCCATTTATTATTAGAAAGCATATTAATAAAAAGAAATATACTTATTCAACTTTAAATGATTCTGATTTCGTATATATTGTAAAAAACCATATTATAAAAAAATTGAGTAAAATTTATAACGGTATTAATTTAAAAGATTTTGATGTTAAAATAATAAATCATCCTTCACATAAAGTAAAGAAAATAATGGTTAAAAATGTCAAAAATGAAGCTAATCAATGTCACATTAGTATATTTTGTTCATCTGATGTGGCAGAAAAAATTTATAATTTAGGTATAGGACAATCAACTGGTTCTGGATTTGGTACAATTTATAAAACAGAAAATAAAGATAAATATAAATTAGTATGATAAAAATGAATAAATATAATGATATACGTATATTAATAACTCATTTTTATTTATTAATATATACTATAAATAACTCAATATCAATTAATTATAAATATCCTGATATTATTTATATAAATCCGTAAGGGAGTCTCAACCAATGAATTGATGTCTATCCTGTTCTGCTAGATATTATTTATATAAATCCGTAAGGGAGTCTCAACTCTAGCTGTTCAATCTCTTTAAATAGATTTGATATTATTTATATAAATCCGTAAGGGAGTCTCAACATAGTGCAATTACTTATTCTAACATAACAGGATATTATTTATATAAATCCGTAAGGGAGTCTCAACAAATAAAATGATTGACTTTCAATTATATCAGATATTATTTATATAAATCCGTAAGGGAGTCTCAACATATGTTATATATATGTATTTAATTTGTCGATATTATTTATATAAATCCGTAAGGGAGTCTCAACGAGCGTCAGTCAATGTTGAATTCGCTTTTGATATTATTTATATAAATCCGTAAGGGAGTCTCAACACATATTGCTTATTTACATTAAATACGCTAGATATTATTTATATAAATCCGTAAGGGAGTCTCAACTATAGTCAATTAAGAAAAGAGTTAATCGGTGATATTATTTATATAAATCCGTAAGGGAGTCTCAACACATATTGCTTATTAGAATCAAATACGCTAGATATTATTTATATAAATCCGTAAGGGAGTCTCAACATATTTCTACAAATCATTCAAAGAAGAAATGATATTATTTATATAAATCCGTAAGGGAGTCTCAACAAGTGTAGCCAGAAAAAATGGGAAAAGTGCGATATTATTTATATAAATCCGTAAGGGAGTCTCAACGAACCCTATTAATGACATTTTTAGTGCAATGATATTATTTATATAAATCCGTAAGGGAGTCTCAACAAAGCAGAGCAGGAAAAGAAGTGATTATATGATATTATTTATATAAATCCGTAAGGGAGTCTCAACAGTTGATGAAAAAAATAGGGAGGTTATAGGATATTATTTATATAAATCCGTAAGGGAGTCTCAACAATGAATTAAAGGCAACCGAAGTTCTTGATGATATTATTTATATAAATCCGTAAGGGAGTCTCAACGAATTACTACGTAAAACAAAAAGTGATTCAGATATTATTTATATAAATCCGTAAGGGAGTCTCAACTTATCATATTTAATAAATATAGTAATATAAGATATTATTTATATAAATCCGTAAGGGAGTCTCAACAAAGGAAGTGATATTATTTCAAATACAAAAGATATTATTTATATAAATCCGTAAGGGAGTCTCAACGAAGGTGGTGCCAGCACATCTATTAATAAGATATTATTTATATAAATCCGTAAGGGAGTCTTAACAAGGTATCAATTCTTTTTCTTAATTGGTAAGATATTATTTATATAAATCCGTAAGGGAGTCTCAACCCTGATTTTCTTGTAAAGATTTTCAAATAAGATATTATTTATATAAATCCGTAAGGGAGTCTCAACGGTGATTATACAGATTTAGAATTAGAATTAGATATTATTTATATAAATCCGTAAGGGAGTCTCAACAGAGAAACAGTTTTAGTTTTAGGTACAACAGATATTATTTATATAAATCCGTAAGGGAGTCTCAACATTGATTGATATTCAGTTATAAAATAATTTGATATTATTTATATAAATCCGTAAGGGAGTCTCAACGGTGTAACTCCAATTTTCACAGATGATTTTGATATTATTTATATAAATCCGTAAGGGAATCTCAACTTCTTACCAGTTGAATATTCAGAGTATTTAGATATTATTTATATAAATCCGTAAGGGAATCTCAACTATAGAAAAGGAGGGAAGACACTTGTTAAAGATATTATTTATATAAATCCGTAATGGAGTCTCAACAATGAATTACAACGGTGAATTCTGTATGCAGATATTATTTATATAAATCCGTAAAGGAGTCTTAACAGTTTATGATTTGCAGCATATTCAGATAATGATATTATTTATATAAATCCGTAAGGGAGTCTCAACAAATCAAATGATCATTTAGATGACAGTTTAGATATTATTTATATAAATCCGTAATGGAGTCTCAACATATATAGAAGAAAAACAAATGACAAATATTGATATTATTTATATAAATCTGTAAGGGAGTCTCAACAATAAATCTCTTTCTATTGTTTCTATAGTTGATATTATTTATATAAATCCGTAAGGGAGTCTCAACTAAAGAAGAAAAAATAATTCTGAATGATAAGATATTATTTATATAAATCCGTAAGGGAATCTCAACTTCTCTTTCTATTTTTGAAAAAAATGATAAGATATTATTTATATAAATCCGTAAGGGAGTCTCAACATGATTTAGAATTTATTACATTAAGTGAAGATATTATTTATATAAATCCGTAAGGGAGTCTCAACGACGAACAAGGTCGCACAGAAGTCGAATTCGATATTATTTATATAAATCCGTAAGGGAATCTCAACAAAATAGTGACACTATTTAAATATGTGTTTATTATATTTATATAAATCAGTAATTAAATTTATGATTTATATTATAAATAATTAAAAAATTATTTTTATTCACAATTAAAATAAAAAATATGAAATTAGAAGAAATTGTATCAAATAGTAGTGGAATATCATTAATAACTCATTCAAAAGCAGTTAAAAAAATAGGAATGATGTTATCAAAAAAGTTATCATTAAATGAAGACCTTGAAAAACAAATTTCAATAGCTTGTTTATTGCATGATTTAGGTAAATGTAATTTAGATTTTCAAAATTATATAAAATCAAAAAGTAAAACAATTTCTTTTATTAATTCTCCAATATTTCATCATGAAATAAGTTGGGCATTTGTGTCATGTATTTTAAATAATGATGAATATAGATATTCTTTAGATTCAATATATTGGCATCATTCTAAACCAAAAATAAATTATATAAGTAATGATAATATATCATTAATTTTAAGTGATATGTGTGATGATGATAAAAAAAATATTTTATCAATGTATAATTTTTTAATGAATGAAAATATATTATTTGAAGATATAAATTTTGAAAAATCTATCAATACTCCATTATATTATTTAAATGAACCAAATAGTTTAACAAATTCTAAAAATTCATTAGTAAGATCTTGTGTTATAACTGCTGATAGACTTGTATCAGCATCAGATCAAGAAAAAATATTGTATGATGATGATTATTGTGAAGAATTAATAAACAATTTATCATATAAAGATACTAAAGTATATAGCAAACCTATTAATTATGATTCTATTCGTTTTGATTCTCAAGTTGATTACGCAAATCAATCATTAAATAATCGAACTACAATAATGAAAGCCCCAGCCGGTTTTGGTAAAACATTATTGGGGTTATTATGGTCATTAAAATCTAATAAAAAATTAATATGGGTATGCCCTAGAAATATTATTGCTGAAAATGTATATAATTCTGTTTTACAAGAATTAAAAAATATATCAGTTGAATTATCAGTTGAGTTATATTTAACAGGTAATAGACAGAAAACAAATAATGAAAACACTAAAGAATTTACATCTGATATTATAATAACTAATATAGATAATTATTTATCTCCTAATGTGAATAATTCTATTAGAAATAGATTATTTGTTATTAATTATTGTGATGTGATTTTTGATGAATATCATGAATTAATTAAAGATGATGCACTATTTGCATGTTTTATTAATATCATGAAATCTAGACATATGTTAACAAATAGTCACACATTATTATTAAGTGCTACACAAACTATAATGGAATATTTATGGGATGGAACAAATATAGATAAAAAAACTAAAATTTTACCAAATAAAAATTCTCATTATACATCTGCACATAATGGTAAATATTTGATTAATTATATTGATGATATTGATACAATAACTAATGAAAAAGATTCAGTTGTTATTATGAATTCTATTTCAAATTCTCAAAGATTATATTGTTATAAAAAAGGCGATATTTTAATACATAGTAGATATATAGATTCTGATAAAGAAAAAATAATGAATAAAATTATTCATTTATATGGCAAAGAAAATAAAAATATTTTGAATAAAGATAGTATTATATCAGCACCTATTTTACAAGCATCTATGGATATATCATTTTTAAATTTAACAGATAGTGTGATGTCTCCAGAAACTACTTTACAAAGAATAGGTCGATGTGATAGGTGGGGACATTTTTATTATAAAAAAAATAAAACTCCAAAAATAAATTTATTTTTTAATGAAAATAAAAGTGAATTTAGAAACTCAGAAAACACTAGTATATCAAATCAATATGATTTAGAATTAAATAAATTATGGATTTCATTTATTAAAAAACATATTATTAACGGAAATTTATATTCAATAAATGAATTATATGAATATTATAATATGTTTAATAATGAAAATAATGAAAATTTAAAAAAGTTTATCACATCTAAACTAAAAACAAGTTTATTAAATTTATGTAAAATTGAACCGTATAAGATGATGGAGAAATCTAAAAACAATACAATTAAAAATAATAATACTAAATTAAGAAGTGGAGGAGATATATATTGTATATATAAATATGCAAAAAAAAGACAAATGACGGACTCATTTAGTGTAGATTTTAATCGAGATATTAAAAAATCTGAACCAATAACAGGTTTAGATAGTAAAATTAAGAGAATAATAAAGAATATTATAAAAATTAAGGATGATAGATTTTTTTATAATAAATATTCGTTATTTAAAAATAATCAATATACTTTACCTATACTTAAAGATTATGCCAGGAAAAAAGAAACCCCATATATTGCATTTGATAAAGTTTATTGTGAAAAATTAGGATTAGTAAAAAATGATATTTACGATAATTTAATATAATTAAATTTTAAAAAAGAAGGTTAAAAATACTTTCTTTTTTTGTTTGTTTCAAATATTATCCTTATATTTGTCTGTAATTAAAATATATAACCATGGTAAATAATAACATTATTAGTGTTAAAGCTAAAAGAAATTTAATTAATGGTCAACTTACTAAAAATAATAAACCATACGTAAGAAAATTTGATTTTAGTCGTTATAGCAATGATCAATTAGTTGATGCTTTATATAGTAAGAAATGGAATACTAATCGAAAAAAAGCACTTATTGCAATTAATAAATTAATAGATATTAGAATTAAAAATGATAAATGTACTAAATATGATATTGAAAATCTAAAAGATATTGTATATAATAAAAAACACCAATTAATAAAATCTGCTAATAGTAATAGTAAAACAACTACCACCACCACAACTATTCCAGCAAATACTAATTTAGCTCATAGTATAAAATTTCGTATTAATAAATTGATTTCTGAAATATATCGTCTAACTGGCATCAAATTAGAAAAATTAAATAGAACTGATAATATTAATGATAAATCACACGTATTTGATGATCAGATTTTTGCATCATTAAGTTGCATATATAATATGTTATCATCAAAACTTAATTCAAAACATAGTAGGTATAATATGTTAACTGCAGAAACTCAAGCAGGTAAAACTGGTGTTGTACGTAATATAATATATTTATTAGAAACTTATCAAGAATTAAGAGAATATCTAAATTTGAAATTTAGAAGTAGTGTATTAATAACTCCAATGTGTGATAATTCAAATAAAGAACAATTAAAAACTGACATATCTCATGGAGAGTGTCGGCAAGATGATCAAAAAATATTAAAGAGGAATGGTATTATGCATAATCCAGATTTAATTCGTTGGTCAAGAAAAAATAAAGTAGGTGATTTAAATAATTGTATTATATTTATTGATGAAGCTCATTTAGCATCAAATGTTGATAGTGCTATGAATAGTTATCTTCAAAAAAATGGTATAAATTTAAATGGTTCAACTGATTTATCAAAAAAAAATATTTTCTTATTTTCTATATCAGCAACTCCGTATGAAGAACATGTTGGTAATATTTTATATAAAAGAAAGAACACTATTGAATTATCTCACGGACCTAATTACAAAGGCTTAGAATATTTTTTAAAAAATAATTTTTTAAGAGAATCATTTGATTTATCAACAACAGAAGGTGAAAAACATTTTATAAATGAAGCAGAAAGCTTTAATAATAAAATAGGATATTATATTGTTAGAATAAATAAAAATACAAATACAAATAATCTAATACCTGATGGATTTAAAACTTTGACATATTATGAGAAAGATAAAGAAGTTATTAATGATGTATTAAAAAATGCACCAGATGCTCCTACCATAATATTTATTAAGGAGAAAATGAAGCAATCATATCAATTAGAGAAAGAAAATATTGTAATGTTATTTGATAGAACTACAGTTAATGATTCTACATATAGAACAAGTTTTATTGTTCAAAGTTTTGCAGGTAGATCATGTGGATATCATAATTATAATTTTATAATTTATACAGAAATAAAACACATCAAACTTCATCTTTCATATTTAAAAAATAAATATAATGTTCCTCCATGTAAACATGTAATTAAGAAAAATAAATTTAATTTTAAAAATGGTATAAAAGAACAAGCTTCATCATATAGTGATCAAAATGATTCATCACATACAAATGATTTTTCATTAAAAATTGTACATAATACACCGAATGAAGGTTATATAGAATTAAATAATAATATCATAACAATATATTTAGATAAAGATAAAAATTTAGTATTATCTAAAAAATCAAAAGTAGAAACAAATTTTCTTGCATCATATATTGAAGATTATGTTGTTATTTCTGATATTAAAACTCCTTGTGCAAATTTAATTGATGTAAAAAATGCATTAACATATTACTGTCAACTTATATCATCAAAAATAACAATAAATGATATTAAAACTAAAAATGGTAAAAAATTTATTGATTTATTAGAATTTGAATTTTAATAAATTATAAAAAAAGAAGATTATATCTTCTTTTTTTGCGTAATTAAATAATTTATAGTACCTTTGTACTTTAAATATATAATTAATATTTTAATCAAGTAAAATATTAATATATATGAATAAATAAATTTTAGATATGTACATATATAATTATGAATTATTTAAAGAAGCAAGATTTTCAGATGTATATAAAAATATAGATTCTGAAATTTCCTATAATAATTCAAGTGATTATTCTGATGAATTTATAAAATATAAAACAATTTCAGCAAGAATAAATAATAAAAAAATTAGAATATCTATTTTATGGAATGATTCTTTATTACATGATTTGAAAGGTAGAATAGAAAAAAGAACTAATTTAAAAAGTATTAAAGAATTAAATAAATTAATTGGAGATGGAATAGAAGAATTATATACTACACATTTAATAGGAGCTATGATGAATGGTAAATATTCATTATGGTTTTCTGAATATAATTTTTCCGTTGTTGTAATCAAAAATGATAATACAATAAAAATAATTACTATTTTACCAGGAATTAATACCAATAATGTTATAAAAACAATAGAATTAAAATCAACTATATAATTATGAATATATTAGAATCAAAAGAAAAATTAAGAAAATATTGTGAAAATGTTTATTATTTTAATGATGATAAAAAATGGTGTTTTTTTTATGATGAAAATGAAAATGATACGGAATCAATTTCAATTCAAAATAAAGTAAAGAAGTTAATAGAATCATTAAATAGTGGAGATTTGAAATACTTAGATATGGATATAGAAAATGATTTATATGACATGCTAAGTGATGATATTGAATGCTTGAGTTCTAATTAATTATTAACTACAATTAACCAAAAAAATCTATTTTTTATTTGTCCAATTAAATGTTTTTTTATATCTTTGCATATAAAAATATTAATAAAAACATTTAAACATGGAAAAAACACAAATTGAACAAAGAGTTGAACACGTAGCAGGTTCAAAGATTAAAACTAGATGGACAAAAAATGATGTCATTATAGCTTTTTTATATACTAAATTTACATTAAGAAAGGTTGGAGTAACTGATGATGATACTCAACTTGAAAGTTTTGTTAATGAATATATTGGTTCAATTGCGAATTCAATAAAAATGGAAGCATTAAATATAAAATATGCATTGTGCATAAAACATAACGAAAAAGTAGAAGGATTAGCACATTATTCAAAAATACAAGAAGAAGTTGTAAATGAATATGATAAATGTGATGAAAATGAATTAGCAGAAATTGTAAACTTAATATTAGATAATATGACCGAAGAAGAAAAAAAGATTAATTTATCAATTGCAGAAGGTATAAATGCAGAACTTAATGCAGAAAAAGAAAAACATAGGTTAGAAGTTCTTGCAAAAAAAGAAGAGAAAAAAAGAAAAGCTCTTGTTAAGAAAGCTCAGAAAGAAAAATATGCTAAATTATCAGGAGATTGTAAACCAATGACATTTAAACAAATGAATCCTTCAAAAGTAGCATATGTTCAAACTGTTGTTAATAATGTATTTGCTAGTATCGGAGATGTTCTTGATCATAAAGCATATGGTAAAGGCGCAGTAAAAGAAATAGATGGTAATAGACTTACTATAAATTTTCGTGATAGTAAAATAGGCAGTAAGGTTATGTTATTTGATGAAAAGTTTTTTATTTTTTCAGAATAATTATTATTTATAATCGTTATATTAATATAAAAAGAGAAGATTTATTCTTCTCTTTTTTGTTATACAAATTTTTTTGATTATCTTTATAAGATAATAAATAAATAATATGAAAAAAATGTATATGATTTTTATTTCTGTGTGTGTAATATTTATGCTATGCTTATGTAAGAATGATAAAAATAAAATAGAAAAATCTATTATAGTTTCTCTAAAATCTCAAATTAATGAGTATAATAATGGTAATTTGAATATAATAAATTATGAAAATGTGAAACATTCAAAAGTAAATGATAGCATAAGATATTATATTTTAAATTATAATAGTGTTGATATATATGGATTTAAAGATGAAACTCATACTGAAGGATATTTTAATATGAAAACTGGTGAAGATGTAACTGATGTCGAAAAAAATACAGATAATGAAACTAATAGATTTATAAATACTGAAATATATTAATATGATATTAAAAAAGTGTTGAAAAAAAATTTAAATAAAGATGAGAAAGAAATATATGATCTTGTTAAACGATTAAAATATGGTAGAATATCAGCATTCACAACTAGAAATAAAAATAAAACAGAATTGATTGATTGGAGAATTTATCGTGATATCATAAATTCTGTAGTAATTGAAACTTGTTGTGGACGTTCGTGTATAAATAATAAACGTATATATTATGATATTAAATTTGTGTCTGAATATGATAATTATGGTAGTAAATTTTCAAATTTTGATATGATGTTAATTTATATATTAAATTGGTACAATGGGTGCATTGATGAATATATAACAATAATATCACGTAAGAAAAAATTAATTGAAATTGAAAAAGTAGAATAATCATTATTATAGTTTTTTTATATATACTGTAAAAAATCAAATATATGAAATTATTTAATTGGTTTAAGAAAAAACCTATTCACATTGAATGTGATCAATATGAATATTGTCCGACATATTTAGCATATTTAGGTAAATATGGAAAAGATTCAGATGAAATTAAATTGTGTAAAAATTCAGAATCTAAATATTGTACTAAATATCATCTTATTAATCAAACTAAATGGATTGATATGACTGAAGAAGAAAGAATGAAATTGATTAAAGATGTTATAAATAAAATTTAATAATCTAAATCATTTGAATTTAATTTATCTATTTTGTCTTTTCTATCTTTTAATAAGAAATAATTATATTCATCTACAAATAATCTACAAGAATTATTATAGTCAACAATTTCATTAAAATATGGACTATTTATATTATCACATGTTGTATGCTGATTATCTTGTTGATTACATTCTTTTAATATATCATCAAGAAATATTGATGTTTCTGAGTATTTTGAATACATGCAATTTAAACAATTATCATTCATATTTAAAATTTTCTTTCACGTTCCATTCTTTTTAAAGTATCATATGGAGTTTCACCTTTTTTCATTTTATAATTACAGCCAGTTGTACCACCTTTCCAGGTACCTTTCCTTTCACCTATATCATCACTAAATTCTATTTCAATGTCTTTACTTATTAATCTAGGAAACTTCAACCAAGTGAACCATTTCCATCTCCATTCACGTTCTTGTACTCTAATTGTTGCTAAACAATTTTGTTCATCATCATATTTTGTGTTATATGTATACGGATATGTTTCTGAAAAAATAATATCTTTCCATTTGTTTTTATTCCAAAACTCCATATTTCTATTTTTCTTTGTTTCATTAATCCAAGTATCATTTTTAGCAAGGCAACTTGTTCTTATCCATTCCCAATTCCAAGGTAAATAAAAAACTTTGTGTTTCATTCCACAACTAAACCATATTTTTCTTTCAAGAATATATACTCCATATGTTGGCGCAGTACATTGATCGTAAAGAACCTTATCAAATTTTTTCTTTATTTTTATATTTTTATTAGATAAAATAGAAATTTTATCTTTTCTTTTTTCTTTAATATTTTTTTCAACTTCAACTTTTTTATAATGCTTCCAAGGTAAATATAAAAATAATTTACCCCAAATAAAATATATTTGAAGTATTGGCTTTGTATCATAATATCCTGCTAAATGATATTGTATACTAAATCCACTCCACTCTGGAGTAAATTCAAAATATTTATTTTTAATTTCTTTTTTACTCATTATCAAGTTTTATTAATTTTAGTACTCTATTTACGACTATTATATTATTTGGTAATTTCATATTATATAATTTAGTTAAAGTTTCTTGTTTAAATTTAAATCCGTGGTGATAAATATCAAATGAAATTTTTGCAAATTCATCACCTGCATTTATCCAATCTGTCCATTCTTCACCTGAATTATTAAGTCCGTAAGATATACATTGTCTATATAAATTTCTTAATGCTGTGCTATTTTTAAGATATTTAGCAAGCTCAGTTTCTTTTTCGTCGTATTCCATTTTTTATATTAGTATAAAATATTTATTATGTTTTCAAAAAAATATATATACTAAAAAATAATAGTTAAATATGAGAAACTTGATAAGTTTTCAAAAAATGTTTGAATATGCCACAGGTGAAAAAATAAAAACCAGATGGACAGAAAATGATGTAATTATAGCATTATATTATGAAAAATTTGGATTTAGTAAACTTGGTATTAAAGATGATAAAATTGAAAAATTTGTAAATGAATATATTGGTTCAAATGAATCATCATTAAAAATGGAAGCATTGAACATAAGATATGCATTAGGATTAAAATATAATGAAGAACCAGAAGGATTATCTAGATTTTCAAAATTACATGTGAAAGTTATAAATGAATACGATAGTTTTTCTGAACCAGAATTAAGAGAAGTTGTAGAGAATATTATAGATAATACAACTGAATCTCAAATATTTAAGAATGTATCACAAGCAGAAAATCAAAGAAAAGAAGTTCTTAAAAGAAGAGAATCTAAAAGAAAGGCAAAAGAAATGAATCCAGGTAGAAGAATAGGAAGACCAAGTTCTAGTGATATAGAAATAAAAAATATACCAGTAGATGATTCAACTGATTCATATGGTAGACCAATATCAAAACTTAATGATATAAAATCAGATGAACAATCATTTGTTCAAGTTGGTGATATTCTTAATCATAAAAAATTTGGTAGAGGAGATGTGATATCTGTTAATGGAAATTTAATTGAAATAGATTTCTTTGAAAATGAATTAGGTACAAAAAAACTTATATTTAAACCTGAATTGTTCAACTGGACTCCTGATTTATTTTAAAATGAACCTTTATAAATAACTATATAAATAAAAATTCAAAAAACAAAAGAATTATTATGACACAAATAATCAAATTAAACAACCAACCTGATGACTTAATAAGTCAATTAAAAGATAAAGAATTATTAATATATGAAGATATTCAAGGATCTCAAGTATTTGTACAATGGGACGGAAATAAATTCTCAATAAGACCAAAATCAATTAATAATACAGATCTAAATTTTGTAGATTTAGCTATACAAAAATATTATAATTTCGTATTTCAATATTTTTACACATTACCGGATTTTGTAACTAATTTATTATCAAAAACTTGGTGGTTTTGTTTTGAATATTTTCCAGATAATCAGCCAGGTAATATTGAATATAAGAAAATTCCGAAGAATAATTTAATATTAACGTGTATAGTTAAAGGTACAAAATATAAATATAATTACAATGAGATATTAGAATATGCTAAATTATTCAACGTAGATGCATTACCAGTGATATTTAAAGGTAAATTGAATGATAAGCAGTTAGAGGTAATTAACTTGTTCTTACATACATCAAAAGAAGATTTAGATTATGTATATGGAGAATCTAATTTTGCATATTTTTTTTATAAGATATTAAATCCTCAATTAAACAATTCATTTTTAATGGATAGTTTCAATGATAATTTAGAAAAGATAATAGTTAGAATAAACGGAGATGATGAATTTTCATTTGAGATATTAAATCCGTCGTATGAAAAAATGAATCTTGATAGTAGAACAGATTATTTAGAGAATTATTCGTTAATATTATTAAATTTCTTAGAATTTTTACAACTTATTAGTTTTGATAAAATAAAACTAAAAGAGATTACAAAAGAAGAATTATATATTGAATTAATTTCAGCAATATTTAATGATTATGTTGAGAATATTACTAAAGAAATAAAAGATTGGAATTTATCAATACCTACATTTTTTTCAGAGGATAAATTTAAAATCAATACATTTTTATTGAAGAATGATAAAACAATTGATTATATAAAATCTGATGATAAAATTGAGTATATTTTTAAACTTATATTGAGTTCATTTAATAAAAAATTAAAGAAGCCTATTGGCATTTTTAACGAAAAAACTTTAGAAATGTTTAATAGAGAAGTAGATAAAATTTCTATTTATTTGGATAATATGCTGAAAGTGAATCGTGAATATTTATTGAGAAATAATGATTTATTGAATTTTAAAGATTATTTTAATGTTAATTTTAATACTGATTCAGAAAAAAATATTTATCCTGACGTAAAAAAATTAGGAGCAGAAATACCTTCAGGTGGAGAAAAAAAGAAAGAAAATCCTAAAGAAGAATTAAAAGGAGGTAAACCTTTTGATATAAAAAAAGGTAAATTTTAAATGATAAAAACTAAGAGCATAATAGTAACTAATGAAACATATAAAAAATATATCAGTAAATATAATACTGATAGAATAGATAGGTTTTTGAAAATTTATACATTTGAAAAATTTAATGAAAATATTATAATTGAATCATTTGATAAATTATATACAAATACTAAATATAGAGTTGAAAAGTTTAAATTTGATAAACAATATACAAATTATATACCTTCTAATGGATATAAAATATATTTTTTAACAAATTCTAACACTGAATATAGAATAGATTTAATTCCTATAAAAAATTACAATAAAGATATATCATCAGATTTTGTTTGGTATATATCTTTTACATTAAGTAAATATGATATTGATGATATAAATTATGAAGAATTAACTGGATTAAATGAAGAAAAAGAAGTTCTGCTTAGAATTAGTGATATATTAAATAATTTTACAGTTGATAAAATATTTATAATAGGTAATACTTTTTTAGAAAAAAAGATATTATTATATAAAAAATTTATGATTTATGTTTTTCCTAATTATAATATAAAAATTGACTATTGTAAAGGATTTATAGATAATAAAGGATTATATATTTGGAAATAAATATAATTATTTTGATTAAATTTTAAACTTATTCAAATTATTATAATATAAAAAAGAAAAAAGATTATGGGAATATTTCAAATTTTGACTATTGTTTTTGGTGTGTTAGCACTTATTTTTGGAATTGGTTGGTATAAAAATAATTCTAAAACAATTATTACTAATGCAGATAATGTCGTAAAAGACGTTGATAATGTAAAAGATTCAGTTGTTACTAAAGTCGATGATATCGTTAAAGATGTTATTGATGTAAAAGATTCAATTGTTACTAAAGTTGATGAAATTAAAGATTCAATTGTAACAGATGTTGATAATGTTAAAAAGACATTTGTCACAGAAGTTGCTAATGTTGAAGATATTGTTTCTAAAATTGAGAAAATTATTTTAGATTTTAAAGAAAAATCAAAAAATTCAATTGTTACTACCGTTGATGACGTTAAAACTTTTGTTGCTAATATTGAAAAAATTATATCTGATGTTAAATCAGATGCAGAAAAAACTACAACAGAAGAGCCTGTTAAAGTAGTAGACGCTTTAATAACAGATGCTACAACAGTACCTGTTAAAGTAGTAGAAACTGTAACAGATACTACAACAGTACCTGTGAAAGCTGTATAATTGTAATATATACAACTATTACTAAGTAAAAAATTAGATTAATTAAAAAGCTACTAAAAATTTAGTAGCTTTTTTTATAAATTAAATTTGTTTGATGCTAATATAATTTCTGATTTAAAATCATTAGCTAAGCATTGATTTAAAATTATATTATGTTTTATGTCTTTAACGTCAATCCACCAATCCCCTTTATATTTTTCTGTTACATATTGATGATCAATTATAAATGGATTTCCTTCATCATCAAAATTTTCCTCATATATTTTTAATACTAAATATTTTTTACCTTCTTTTGGTTCAGTACTATTATAATTTTTCCTTTTTTCACCGTGAATGCATATTACTTCATCACCTACTGAAAAATATATATCGTCATTTTCTTCAAATATTTTAAAATTTGTTATCATATGTTAAATTTGTTTGCTGATTTATTTAATTTAAATTCTTCAAATTCTTCTGGAGTTAATACACCAGATGTTTGGAATATTACAAATCCGTTATTTTTTAATTCTTCTGTGAAATTTTTAATAGCATAATCAGCATAATAAAAAATTTCTGAGTAATCTTCATTACCTTCGTCAGTTAATTCACCAGAATCATCAATATAATATCCTATTGTAATACAAGGAGCTTCCATCATAATACCAATATCAGAAATATTATAAATATATAATAATTCAGAGTTTGAAGATATATTTTCAAAATAATCAAAAAAATCTGCTTCCTTTATATCAATATCTTCTTCAACTTTTTCTTTTCCTTCTTCAGTTAATGATATTTTAAGATTCCCATTTTCTAATCTTTCTAATGTTAAATAATTACCACTGCGTAACTCACGTGTATCATGAGATATCATAGTCTCATTTAGAGTAAATATATTAAATTTTGTTATCATATTATATGTTAAATTTATTTGTTGTTTTATATATTTCAATTCCTCCAACTTCATTAATACTATTTAATAATTCTGCTATATTTTCTGTGTCACCAACATATCCAGGATTAGAATTTTCATCTAAATTGTTAATTGGAAATCCTTCAATATATAATTCATCTTCTAATCCAGAACTTTCCATACTCCAAATTTTATATGTTTTCCCAAATATACTAACTATAGCATAAGCACCTTGATATAAATCGTGTCCTCTAATATCTTTTATTTTTAATATAGTATCATTATCTAAATTTGAAATTATATAATCTAATCTTTCTTCTAAATACCTAATTAAACTTGCTTCTTCACTATCATCATCAGGATTATCTTTAACATAGTTCCAATTTACATCTCTACTCCATTCTCCTGTTTCGTATATTTTAAATGTTTTTAAATGTTTCATAAAAATATTTTTTATTTATATATAAAAAACTTGCACAATAAAAATATTTATATTATCTTTGTATTTGATTTTAATATCTATTTGTTGTGAAGCAAGAGATATTTAATTTTTAATTTTATTAGTTATATTGTTTTATAAAAAACTCTCTTGCTGTTTATCAGTAAGAGAGTTTAATAAAATTAAAATATTAAAAGACATCAATATATAATATTTTTATAAATAAAATCATTTTCCTATTGTAGGAATAAAATATTTTACTTATCTTTGGATTTCTTTTTACATCTACAATTTGCTGTGAAGCAAAAGATGTTTCTTTTTGTTAAATTTTGTTAGTTGTATTACTTAGTTTTTAGAAAGACTTCCTTACTGATATATTCAGTAAGGAAGTTTAATAAATTAAAAAATTAAAAATATGAAAGAATTAATAGATGATACTCAGGTTCCAGATAGAGGATATTATTATTTATTAGATTGGAATGAAGCCGATAGATGGGAAACTATGCTAAGATTATTTGATAAAAAAAGATTATGTGATTTGGAATTACATGAATATATTCAATTATTCGAAATTGCAACAAAAAAAGATTTAGAAAATTTAAAAATAGAAAAAACTTAATAAAATTATATTACTATATACATTACAAACAAAAATTAAAATTCTTATGAATAATAATATTTCAAACATGATTCAGCAACAACAACAAACTTACGTTTGATTGGGTTAGAGTCATGTCTGTTTTTTACCCAATCCTGAAATGGTTTGGGTTTTTTTGTGCCCAACATTTTATGTTGGGTTTTTTGTTAATATACTGCCTTGTGATGGAATTGGCTAAACATTTCAGTCTTTGAAACTGATGCTCATTGTGAGCTTGTGGGTTCGAACCCCACCAAGGCGACAATATTCTTTCTTGATGTAATGATAGCATATCATTTTCTGACAATGAATGACTAAGTTCAAATCTTAGAGAAAGAACAAAAAAATCCTGAAATTTAAATTTCAGGATTTTTTTTATAATCATTATAGAATTTAAGATATTCTTCATCTGTTTGTTTATTAAATTTCATTTGGTACATTAGAATTTGTCCTAATTCAGCTCCAGATAATTCACCTGAATCAAATCCAAGTTCTTTTATAATTTGGAAGATAGTTTTATTTTTCATATCTTCTTTACTTGTAGTTCTAAATTTAAACTCTAATTCAATTGCTAATTTTTTAATTTTTTCAGGAATGTTATATTCGAAAAATTCATAAGTTTTAATAAATTTCATGCTTTATTTTTTTTATGTTATATATAAAAAATAAGTACTAAGTTTTTTATCTTCACAGATATACTAACTTAGTACTTATTCAACAAACATTATTATGATATAGAAATTATGTGGTTTTGCTATATTTATCAATTATGCTTTTTATATTAAGGTTAAAAAATTTTTCAGAAAATTCTTCAATATTACTATATTTTTTTAATCTATTTAATATCATTTGCTTAATATCTATTTTTAAAGTGTCAGAATTTTCTATTTTATTAATATCTGATAATGACATTGTTAACGATTTTAAAAAAATATTAAGTTTTTCTATTTCTGAATAACTTTCAAAATCATTTGGAGTACGAGATATTTTTATAATATTTCCGTTTATTTGATTTAATTTTAATTCTCTTTGCTCTCTTATACTAACTTCACAAAAATTATATGTTGATAATTTATTTTTTATTCCTTTAACTTTTATATAATCATTAGAATATTGTTTTTCTACGTAGTATATTTCATTTTCTTTAATTAATTTTGAGCTATATCTACTTCTAATATATTGTCCAACATAATTAATATTATAACTATCTAAATATTTATCAGTAATACGAAACAATTCATGATTAATTAATAATTCATCATTTTCTAATTTGAATTTTTCTGCAGAATAAGTACTCAATCCTTTTATAACAACACGCTTATTTGTTTCATTATCATATTGATATAAATTAATAGCATAATATATTCCACCTTTTATTAAATTTATTGCATCTTTTGTATCAATACAAATTACTTTAATTGGAGAATTTATTAATTTTATTTGATCATTCATTATTTTAAATATTTAAGTCCACCTACTGTACCTTCATATAATCCTGCTAAATAGCATTGTATCATATCTTCTGTCATTGGTACTTGAGTAGAATATTTAATATTATTTTCAATCATTACAATTCCAGTGTTATAAGTAATTATTATATTTAGAGTTGGTATTACTTTCTTTATTTCACGATAAATTGCTTCAGATTCTATATTCATAATTTATTAAAATATTTGTTTATATAAATTTGTAAGTAATACTATATCAGGTATTTTATAGAATAATAAATTTATTAGTATTATAGTTAATATTAATATTGATAAAACTGAGTCAATTATTAAAATTAATTTTCTTATATTTATATTTTTTAAATATTTAAAAGAAAATGTTTTTATAAATGACATTAATATTAAAATAAAGAACAATTCAAAATTTATTGTAAATATTCCTATCAGTGTTATAATTGAATAAATAATATCAGCAAGTGCTATTTTAGAAAATAACGATAACATATTAGAATTCAATTTTTTTTGTATATTTTTACCATAATAAACTGAAATTGTGGTAATTCTATAAAATAGATTAGCTCTGAACAGTTTATGAATTTCAAATGAAAGAAATATTCCAATAAATAAAATAAAAATTAAATTTAGCATAAGTTTTTTCCGTTAAATGGTTCAATATTTGGTCCAGTACTAATTCCACGTTCTAATATTGTTCCCATGTATTTATATTTATTATCATGAAGCATAATATTAAAATCTTTCTCTGATGCACACCAAATTAAGGTTTCTCCGTATAAAAAAAAGTAGTAATTCATATTATTGATTTAATTTGTTAATTTTTCTTTTTCTTAATTCTTGTAATGTATCTAATTTAACTTCAACAGAATAATCCATTGTAGATTTAGTAATAGATGAGTCTACTGTATAATTACTTTTATCTTTTTGATTTTTCCAGAATTCGTATCTTATAACTTGTAAAATATCATAAGCTTCTCTACATGTTTCATCAGTTTGTGGATTATAAATTCCAAAATCTCCATTATAAAAAGTGATATCTCCCGTAATTAAATATTTAATTTCTTTTAATTTTTTATCAATTTCATCACGAGTAAATTGCAATTTTGACCAATCTGGCGACATTTTTATATTTTTAATGTCATTCCAAGTTCTTATTTCATTTCCATTACCCCAACTACCTTCTGTTTTTATAAAATCTTCACCTATTTCAACTATTTTTCCTCTCATAGTATCATCACCAACTTCAAGAGTTTTTTTAACTGTAAATTGATCAGTTATACATTTATCAATAGTTGGATGTGATACAATTTCATTTAGTTGTAAAATTCCAATTCTTGAATATAAATCTAAAGCCCTTTGAATTAAAGTAAGCTGTTTATTTGTTAATTTTATAGTTGCCATATATTATTTAGAGTAAACTAAAAAAGGAAGTTTTTTATCTTGATAAGGAGAATGAGTAAATCTGAATCTTGGATCAATTTTTGCTTCTTCTATTGTGATATAGAAAAAATGGTTAGAATCTAAATTATTCCAATTATTAAATTCTTCTTCAGTTTTAAATTCTGGCTCCATTCCACCATGAAATTCATCTGCGAGAGCATTTTTAATTGCAATAAAATAATCTTCAGGAATAGGATTAATTTTTTCTACGCCTGATCTGTCTAATACTGTGGCTATAACACCTGTCATTTGATTAAAATAAATGTATTTGCTTTTTGATACTTCATCAAGTGCAATAGCACTAACTTTTTCAAAACTTACTTTCATGATTTTAATAATTTAGTTGATTAAACATTTATTGTTATATATAGTATCAATATCAATATTTCTTATTTTTATGAAAGATTTAATTATATTAATTCCTCCTGATGAAACTTCTATTTTATCAGAAATACGGATCAGAAGATATGTATTTTCAAATCCAATATTGAATTTAATTAAGTCATATGATTTTTGTTCATATATAACAGATTCTTTCAATTCTTTTAAAAGACTTGTTTTCTGTTCTGATAAATCAATTACTTGTTGTATTTTATCTTCTGTTTTCATAGTACAAAGATAATAATAAATATTGGCATACTAAAAAAGTTAATCAAAAATGATTAACTTTTATTCTTTTTTAACAATTTAATTACTGAGAATATATTTTATCATATAAAATGCCTATTATATCAATTAATTTTTTAAATTTTCCTTCATTTCTTAATTTTTTGAATACTAAATTTTCAATTGAAAATTCTCCACTTTCTGATAATCCATCTTTTCTAGATTTCATTATCTTAGTTTTTAATTCTTTTGCTTTGTTATAATATTGCTCAGAATCATAAGGATCTAAATTTTGTTTTGATAATTTTTCAAATTCATTAATATCTGATGCTCTTAGTTCATATTTAGAATTAACTTCTTTATTGTCTACATTTGGCTGACTATAAGATGGCTCTTTTAACCATATATGATTCATTAATGAATAACTACCTGATGATATATTTTCTTCATTTACATCTTGTACATATAACTCAACATCATGTTCTTTTATAATAATGTTATGTCTTATGTTCCACATGAATCTTTGCCCATCAAATGCTTTTTTAACTAATTCAACATTATCATCTACTTCAGAAAAATCAATTATAATATGTACGTCTAAATCTGATAATTTTGTATAATTAAAATTGGTAATTGATCCTGTTAATATAATATCTTTTATTTCTGCTTCTACATCTAACTCTTTATAAAAATCTCTTGCAATTCTTAATAATTTTTCTTCGATTCTTGGTATAATTACTTTATTTTCCCAAATATCAGGGCAAAGTAATTTTTTATATGATATTTTTCTTTCTGTTATGAAGTTATTATAGCTTTTCATTAAGTATCTAATATTTTTTTGTATATATAAAATATTAGATATTTTATTTTTTAATAAAATAATGAATTATAATAATTCCAAAATGTAGTACTATCACGTGCTAATATTTCCATGCATACTTCCCATGCATAATGTTCATCATCATCATTTCGATCACCATTTTCTTTTGATGTTTCAAATTGATCTGATGCTAATTTGTATAATTTATCAAAAAAATTACATTTTTCTAAATCTGTAAATTCAGATAAATTTTTGATTGCTACTTCTTTATTTTTTAATTCAGCTTTTAGCTCTAATTGTTCAAGTTCTTTTTTCTTGAGTTCAATTTCTTCTTTAATTTTTTCAATTTCTGTTTTCATTTTTTATTATTTTTAAAATGGTAATTCTTTAAATCTAGAATGTTTATAAACTTCATCATCAGTCCAAATTTTATAATCATATTCTGGTATTAATTCTAATGATTTTATTTTCATATTTCTTTGAAGTTTAATATTAATAGGTTTAATATTTGAAAATTGAAAATCAGAAAGATTTAAATTAATCCATCCTCTATCAGTTAACTTATACTCCCTAAAATTTGTTCTATCTTTATTATATAATGTTGACCAATTATTAATTTCAAATGTTCTTGTTGAACATTGAATTATCGCATTTTTACATGATTCTTTAAGTCGTATTACTAATGTTTTAATATTCATCATATAATGTTTCTCCGTGTATAATTGATTTTGATATTTCGAACCAAAAAAAATCAATAATTAAACCAAATAGGAATCCAAATATCAATCCAACATAAGAAAATACTAATAATCCTAATATAGCAAAAATAATAGGATATGCAATTAAAATTAATATTTTTTTCATGATATTTTTATTGAATAGGTTATATAATATTTTCAACAAAGATAATACATTATTTTGAAATAAAAAAATGATATAATGATTTTTATATATAATAATATGAAATATTTAAAATATTATGAAAATATAGAAGATAATTTAGAAGTTGGTGATTATGTATTAATTAAAATTAATATACTTCCTTATACTCAAAAACAAATAGATACAGAGAATTTTATAAATAATACTATTGGTAAAATAATTGATATTATTACTGACCGTAATGATGTTGTTGTGTTATATGAAAATGTGCCTGAAACTATTAAATCTTATTTTAATATTAATAATGGATTAGATATTCGAACTTTTGATATTAATAGAATAGTTGAGCATGGTAAAACAAAAGAGCAATTAGAATTAAAATTACAAGCAAATAAATTTAATTTATGAAATACGTAAAAACATTTGAAGAAAGAAAATCATCTGATTATAATAATCAATATTTAACAAAAGAAGAAGAATCTTTACTTTCAGTGTTTATCACTGATTATATAAAAAGATTAAATATTTTAGATAAAATTGATGATTTAACATTAACAGAACTTGAATCAGATAGGTTTCAACATAGAACAATTTTCAATAATCTTATTGGAATAAATAATTCATATACTGATACTAATAGTTTTTATAAAAATATAGACAAATTTATTAAAGAAAAAAACATTAATTCTTCTAGTTTAATTAATCGTAAATCTATATTTAAAATAGAAGATAATATTTATAAATATTATAAACCTGAATTTACTAATAAATTAGACAATAAAATAATTGAATTATTATCAAATATTCCGAATTTAGAAATAATTAAAAAATATTACAACGAATATTCTTATTATTTTACATCTAAAGTAAAAAATGCATTTTCATATATATTTAATACTGATAAATTTAATATATAATGTAAATAAAAAAGAATAAATAAAAATTATATATAGAATAAATAATAAATAAAAAATAAAAAAATAAATTATATGAAAAAACTTAAAGATTTTGGTTCATTTATAACTGAAAAAGTAAAAACTAATAACGAAGAAAATAACTTAAATGAAAATATATGGTCTGAATTATTTTCTAATGCAGCATCATTAGGTGCTCTTGAACAAGTGTATTATTGGGCTGGAATAGCAATTGATGCATTAGCAGTAGGAGCAATTGGAACAGGTATCGTTAAAGTTACAACAAGTGGAGTTTTAGAATTATTAAAAAATAATAAATTAGGAGAGCGTGGTAAAGAATTCGCTGAAAAAGTCATAGAATTGGGCAAAAAAGGAGCAGAATTATTTAAAACTAAGCAAAAAGACGAATCTTTTCCTGAACAAGTTAATAGTGAATTTAGTAAATATCAAGATGTTATTGGACAATTAAATAATGGTGAATTAGGTGAAGAAGGTGTAAATCTTGCTAAAAAAGTAACTAATGCTAAAGAAGCCGCTGAAGAAGTTTAAATATTAAAATGTATTATAAAATAAAAAGTCATTCTTTAAAAAGAATGACTTTTTGCTTTTATGGCTTTCATTTATATTTTTATCTATATTTTTCGATTATATATCTTATATTTTGTTATATCGGCGGTGAATTGCAACTATCTTTCATATTATTATATTATTTATATTTTATCTAATTTATTTATATTTTATCTATTATATTTTTATCTATTATTGTATCGGCGGTGAATTGCAACTATCTTCCATATTAAATATTTTTTTAAAGTAAATATATTAAGTTTTAATTACAGTACAAAGATATAGTTTTTTAATGATATATGAAAATTAAATGATATTTTTATTGAACATTTAATATTTTTTAATATTTATTTATTTTTTTTGTATTTATCAGGATATTTTTTTTTATCATTAGCAATATATTCAAATAATTCTTTAATTTTTGAAATGTCTTTTTTTGACTTTTTTATTTTAATGTATTCAATTTTTCCTATTTCGTTTGTTTTTGAATTATCATCAATTAACTCCATTGCAATAGATAAACAAAATAAATGAAAATCTCTCAAATCTTCGTTTATATTTTCAGTAGTAATTTTCCAATTATATTTTATATAATCTGTTTGAATTTTATTTCTATTAATCTTATTAAGTTTAATTTTTCTAATAATATTAATAGGAGGATTTACTTGATTTATAGTTATTTTCATAATTCAATTGAGTTTAATTCTCCAATTTTTAACATTCTAATTAATGATTTAGAATCTTTAAATGAATATGTAGAATATTTTACATTTTTATTTATAAACATTTTATTCGAAGTAAAATAAGATATTCCTGAACAACTAACATGAATTTTAGTACCACATTTTTTTTGTATTGAAAAAAATCCTTGTTCTTTAAAATAATTATCTTCTGGATTTGAAAATATACATTTTTTATATAATGTAAAATTCTCATTTTTGAATTTTTGTTGCCAAGATATATAAATTTCATCTTCTTGATTATTAAAATTTATAATATCTAATAATGATTTCATTTTTGAATCTGCCGTAATAATTAAATCAAATCCATGTTCAGATTGATTAATCATTTTAAAGAAATCTTTGTCTTTTTGATTGATAGTTATAAATCTTTTCATTGTGATATATTTTAAATTTTGTGTAAAGATAATATATTTTTTCAAATATACAAAATAAAATGATTTTTTATTTATATCGCTATAATTGGGGTTATTAATATTGCATATGATAATACTGTTAATATAAGTATTGATATTATTATTATTCCAAATATTTCATATATTGGTGATTTATTACCATATTTTATGTTTAATGAAACTAAAGTCATCATTATTACTAAATATAAAATATTTAATATAAATATAAATGTATCCATTATTATTAATTGTTTTTAATTCGTATATTATTTATAATTAAAAGTTTATATTTTGTTATAAATATTTATTTTAAAAATAAAAATAATATAAGAAAACAAACACTCATAAATCTTATATATGAAAGAAAAAATAACGTTCAGTGGTTTCAAAATCTAGTGATTATATTTGGCAATTTGTTTCAAAGGACTTAAATTATTTAACTCAGCAAAAAAAATTAGAATATAAAGGTATAAATTTGAAATGTTCGTACCTTATTAATATAGTACATGAACTTATTATCAAATATTATTTCAGTAACAATACAGATTCTAAATTTAAATTATCATCAATAATATTAAAAAAACGATATGGAGAATATTATAATTATTATATAAATTATTTATGTGAGCAAGGTTTCATGACTATGATATCTAATTATTGTGTAGGTAAAAAAACTAAGACATATAAATTGTGTATTGATTATACTTATGATGTATTAAGATGGAAAAATTACGATAATATGTTATTGAAAAAAATCAATAATAGGTATGAGACATCTATTACAGAGATGAGTTTTAGCTCTATCCAAGTAGATATTAGAGCAAGGTTAATAGAATCATTAAACAAGATAGATATTGATTATGAAGGAGCTTTAAAACTACTTGATTGTAGACGAAAAAGTGGTGAAATGTGTGAGCCTAAATATCAAAAAAATTTAATATCAATTGAAAATATAAATTCCAAAAGTATTTATTTTAATTTTGATGATTATGGTAGATTCCATACAAATTTTACAATTCTTAAAAAAGAAATTCGTAATCAATATTTAAGTATTAATAATGAGAATCTTTCAGAAATTGATATTAATAATTCTCAGCCATTATTTTTTGCTGTTCTATTAAAAAAAGAATTGTCATATATAAATGGTGATACTAAAAGATATTTTGAATTAGTAAAAGAAGGATTAATATATGAAGATATTATTAAAAATTCAAAATTAAAAGAAAGATATGAAGCTAAAGAACTTATTTATAAAGTTCTGTTCGGTAATAATTTAAAAACAAATAAGAAATTAAATAGAATATTTCAAAATTTGTATCCATCTGTTTATGAGTACATTTTAGAATTTAAAGATAAAAGAAATAATTATAAAGAATTATCACATGAACTTCAGAAAATGGAGAGTGATTTTATATTTAATACTGTTATAAAAGAAATTTATGATACCTATCCAGATATAATATTATTTACTGTACATGATTCAATTGTATGTTCTAAATCTAATTACGATAAAGTTAAAATCATATTTGATAAACATTTTAAAGAATTGATTAAAAATTTATAATTACTATTCAAAAAATGAATAGTTTTTTATTATTCAGTGTTTCATAAATATTTTAAATATTTCATATTATACGTTAAATTTGCTTGCTGTATTTTTTAATTCCCAATCTTTTATCCAGTCATTAAGTTCAACTTTTTCATTCAATTCACAATAAATTAAATATACTCTCATTCTATGATTTTTACTACAAAAAATTTCATATAAATCATTAAGATTATCAGCAGTACTAAATTCTATTAATATCTTGCTACAATATTCTGAATTATATTTTTCAGCATATTCATCATAAATTAAATTTTTAAGATAAATAAATCCTTGATATTCATTATCACAAAGATAAACATCTGGATTATTGTCATCTTCATCAATATAACTTATAATTGTGCAATAATTATTCCATTTTTCTTTGCTTGCTTCTTCAAATATTTTAGTATATTTTTCCATATTTATATGTTAAATTTTGAAGCATTTTTTCTCATATCAATTGCATCTTTATAAACTTTTTTACCATATTCATCAGCTCCGTAACTTTTATTTTTATTTATCATTTTTAATAGCCAAGGCTTCATATCACCGTCAGATTTACCTTCAATATCCGTTCTCATTTCTTTTGGTAACCATATATGATATATTTTACTATCAATTTGAAATTTTTCTCTCATTTCTAATCCATGAATTGAAAATAATCCATGATAATCAGGAGTAATTCTAATCATATTTTCGATTTCTAATTCTTTTTTATATAATCCTCCTTTAGTTTCTTTAAATGTATCTTTTGCAAGAAAAATATAAAAATCATTGTCTTCACTTTTTGGATTTCTACTCATCAAATCTGCTAATAAATCAACTTTTTCTTGTTCTTTTTCTGTTAATGACTCAAATGCTTTAACGTGTTTCATATTTTTATTTATTTTTATATGTTAAATTTTTTTGCTGTAATAAATCGTATAACATTTTCATCATCAATAGTATCAATAATTTCTTTTCTAAATTCTTTTGTTGAAATATCCAAGAAATCTTGACCTTTATCATTAGTTAAATATATATTAGAACCTAATTTAATTAATGTTTCAACTGCTAATATTTTATTATTCATAGAAGCTAACATTAACGCTGTTAATCCTTTATAATTTTCATTTATATATTCTTCATCTCCAAATTCTATTAATGTTTCAATTATATCAATTTTTCCAATATAAGATGCAATCATTAATAATGTCCAATTTGCATTATCGATATCTGGAATTATATCTAATGTACGTTTAATATCATAAGATACTCCAAAAATTATACCATTAAGTTTATAAATTCTATCATTTATATTTATCTTGTTTTTATCTAATAGCTTCTTCATTTTTAATGAATTATCTTCAATAATAATATCAAGTACATCGTTTCGACGTTTTCCTTCTATTATATTTTCAAAGGTTTTTACGTATTTCATAAATTAAATTTATTTGCTTGTAATTTTAATTCTAATTCTTCAATTGTTTTACCATGTTCAACTATTCTATTATATCTAACATTTTTTATTATTTTACCATTTTCTTCTATAAACCATATCTTACGTATACGTTCTGGAACATTATTATATTCTATTGTTATATTATTATATAACTTATTAGGACTAAATATTTCTATAACTTTACCAATATTATTATTTATAAATTTCATAAATTCTTTTGAACCAACAACTGTAGAATTATAATTAATATTTATTAAAACATAATCTCCTACTTTTATATCATCATTACTAATATTTTCAAATTCTTTAATATATTTCATTTTATAGTTTCATCAGTTTTTTACAGTAAAGATAATATAAAAAAGCGGTAAATACCTTATCTCTGGTATAATTTTCTATCATAATAGGAATATTTAAATATTCTTTATATTTATCTGACATTTCATCTTCAAATGTGACAATATATTCATCAAAAATTGTCAGGCTGTTATTCATAATTATCTCATTATAAAGTTTATATGGATCTTTATCTTTTGATTTTTGTTTAAATTCATCTACATTTTTTGCTCTTTCTACATTTAGAAATAAAATTTCACGAATTTCTTTATCACTTATATTAAATTGCACATTTTTTAAATGATTTACAATAATATCTGATACTATATTAGCTTTTTTACCGTACATATTTTTAACAATTCTTGTAAAGTTTTCAGCAAAATCTCTTTTGAATTGATTTGTAACCTCATCAAATTCAACTTCAGATTTTTTTAATTTTCGTTCAGATGAATATTCAGGTAACCAACCTCCTGATACTATAACATATGATTTACATCCTCTTTTAATTTTACTTAAAATATCAGATATTGTTGTTTTTACTCTATCTACTTTTCCCCAATCTTCATTTCCAAAATCATCTTTTTCAATTAACTTAAATGTTTCTATATAATATTCTGATTCATAAGAGAATGAAACAAATATATTATTTTTACAAATTGAAACTATTAGATTATTAGTAGGTTCTGTTAAATATTTTATAATATCTTTTTTTACTTTTAATAATTTCCATTCTGCATCACTTGATATTTCATAATTTTTCTGCATACTTTTCATAACAGAATATGGCACTCCTATATTAATAAGGGATGTTTTTTCAAAAATTTTATATGTTTTTATATGTATCATATGTTAAATTTATTTGCTGATTGTTCTAATTCATATTGTATTTTTTCTTCTGGCGTTGCTAATCTAAATCTATTATCATTCCAATCATAATTAATATTATAAAAATTGTATTGTGTAACACCACTCCTATATGTTATAATATTTTCAATTTTGTAAAATTTGCCATATTCTAATAACTCTTCAGTATCTGAATGATCTATACATTTAACCACATCTCCTATTTTTATTTGTTCATTATTTTCAAATAATTTGAAATTAGTTATCATAAAATATCATTTTTTTATAATTATATATATAAAAAAAGAAAATAAAAATATTTATAAAAAAATCAGTTTTTTTATTTAATATATAATAGAAATTAAAAAATAAATTAAAAAATATGAAACAAACAAAAATTATAGACGGAGCATTTTATAGCTATCAACCAACTGGTAATACAGCTCCTTACGGTGAAGGATATTCATTTCACGTAGACGATTCAGCAATTTTATCTTATCCAGGATTTACAATTACTGGAATTAGAACAATTACAGATAATTTTATTACAGGTACTACAATTCCTGTTGATAACGATGTTTATGTTGATTATACTTATTTATCTGGCGTTACTGTTGTATCAGGAACAATTAGTATTTATGCATATCCAACTACAACTACAACTACAACTAATGCTCCTACAACTACAACAACTACAACTCATGCTCCTACAACTACAACAACTACAACAGCATAATTATTTAATAATTAAGCAAAAAAAAATAAGTTACTATTTATAGTAACTTATTTTTTTAATTTATATGTGAGTTTAATTATTCTTCTGATGAATCAATATCAAAAAAATTGTTAGCGTCATCATCGTCATCTCCAAATGCTTCATCATTAATTTTACTAGATTTTGATTCTTTTGTTGATACATTATCATTAGATGAATTTTCAGCTTCTTTTTTAGCAAAAGATGTTTCATTACCTGAAATAATATCAAGTATTTGAGTTACTTTAAATCTATCTTCAGAAGTCCATTCTTTTGGTTGATGATCTTCAAGATCAATTGTACGTTCCTTTAAAAACGTCATTACTTTTTCTTTAACTTTAGGATTAGTAATTTTATTTTTTCCTGTTTTTTCATCAACTTCAATTGGAACTTTAACCAAACCTTTTGGAGTCATAATTTTAATAGGAGATACTTCTAAAAAAGTACTAGAATCATAATTAGGAAATTCTCCTAATTGCTTCATAACCAATTTGAAGTCTTTACCATTTGCCAAATCAAAAACATTACAAGCATCTGATGATATACCATCTTTTTGATCTTTAATTTTTTCTTTGATTTTGTAACCATAAGGATAAATTAAAATTTTGCCTTCTAAATCACGATTTTGTTCATCTTCAATTACTAAAATATAAGAATAATATTTAGTACTTCTACTAATCAAATCTGCTTTTTCAACATCTGATGCGTTTTTTGAGTTCTTCAACTTCCAGTACATAGTACAAATATCACATTTATCTGTGAAATTTTTCATACAATCATAGTAACCTTGAAGTTCTGGATGATTTTTAAAATCAACATAATGCTGATGTTTTTCAATTGCTGATAATGATACTTTACCATCTTTTGTAAGATTTGGTAAAAATCTAATAGTAGAAACATAACCTTTCTTTTTGTCTGTAATTTTAGGACGATAAATACCATCTAAACTACCACCTTTTTTTTCTAGAAAATCTAGAGTTTCGCTTTGTGCGTCAATTGCGTCGAATAAATCGACATTTTCAAATTCTTTCATGCCTTTAATTTTTTTTTATAGCCTTTTAGCTTTAAATGTTTCAATTTTTTTAATTCCTGCAACATTTATAATTTATATATGAGAATATATAAAAAGTTTTATTTAATTTCAAAAAATATAATTATTCTGATAAAATATTCATATTAACATCTTTTTTATAAATATCTTCATATTTATATCCAAGTGTATCTAGTTTATTAGATAACATATTTTTTAAATTGTATAAATTAAATACCCAAAAGTTTGAATAAAAAGAATCATATTCATCAAAATTAAATATATCTACATTTTCAATTTCTTTTAATGTTTGATTTAAAAATTCGATACAAAACTCGTCATATGAATATTGATATTTAATACCATTATCAGATAATTCTTTATTAATAATATTGACAGTATTTTTATAAGAGTTATGTTCTTCAACAAATGAGTTTATTAACGCTTCTTTTATAACTTTTTTTCTTTCATTTATTCTCATATTAGTATATATAAATATTTTTATTTATAAGTTATATTTTTTTATATATAATAATGAAAAAATTAATAAATTAAATGAACGTAACTCAAGGGGGTTTTAAAAATACTAATATCTATGGAATGACATTTATAGATAAATATGCAGGAATAAAAACTATTATTACAAGTGAAGGATATAATTCACAATTTTTAAGTAATATTAATACAAATACATCTCAAACATCTACTATAATATCAGATGATACTACATATTATAATATAGTTGAAAGTTGTACATTAACAAATTGTAATATTGAAACTGGTAGATTTATTAATTGTAATATAAATGGTAATACTAATAAATCTAATTATATAAAAAATGGATATTTTAGTGGTTGTACATTTTTAAATTATACTATAGATGATGGTAAGTTTATTGATTGTATTTTAGATGATACTAATTATTTTAATAATGGATTTTGGAATAATATAAATTCAGATATTAAATGGACTCAACCATGGACTAGTGGAATTTGGAATAGTGGAGTATTTGATAATCCATATGGATGGTATGGTGGTACATTTAATGGAGGAACATTTCAAAATACTTTTTGGTCTGGTGGAACAGCTAATGGAGGAACATTTAACGGTATTATATGGAGTGATGGTTTAGTTCGTTATGCTGATTTTATTGATTGTACATTTGAAGATGGAGTTTTTAATGATGGTACATTTACTGATGGTTCATTTAATGGAGGATATTTTAATGGTGGCGCTATGACGAATTCAAATATTTCTGGTGATACTACAAATGTAGTCATTAATAATGGTACAATTTTTAATTGTAATATTGATGGAAATGTAGATATTAATGGCGGATATATTGAAAATGATTCAGATACTTATACTATATATAATGCAAATATATATAATGCAAATATATCAAATTTAAATATTATTGGAGGTAGTTTTTATAATGGTAAATATAATAATGTAAATTTTTATGGTGGAGATATATATAATGGATTTTATGTTAATATAAAATCTTTAAGTTTTAATATGCTAAGTGAAGATGGTAATATATTAATTATGGAAGATAATAATATTGAAACGATGGAAAGTATGAATAATTCATTAGGATTAAAAATTCATAATGGAATTTTTAAAAATAGTAATTTTACATATGCAAATATTAAAAATGGTAATTTTACTAATTGTTATTCAAATAATTGTATTTTTGATTATAGTGTATATAGTGATGGTAATATGCTTGATTGCGTTTGGAATGACGGTTATTGGAATGATGGAACATTTATATCAACTTTAATAAATTCTGGTATATCTAATTCATTATCTATATCTGTAATATATCCTATAACTGGAACAACCACAACTACTACAACTTATACTACAACTACTACAACTTATATTCCAATTACAACAACTACAACTACTACATCAGAAGGATTTAATATAACTGGAATTTATTATAATTCATTAGAAAATAATCTTAATATTTATTTTAATGGATGTCCATCTGGAGCAAATAATATCATAATTTATGAATATTCTACAGGTTCAACATCTGATAAGCAATTAGCTGGAAATACTATCTCTCCAAGACAATTTAGTTTGGTTGGAGTTCCTAGTACAGGATTAACATTTATATTATTAGCAACAGGTATAGGTAGTATGATTCCTGTATATTCGAATTCATACTTTTATGATAATTCTTCATATATTCCTCCAACTACAACAACTACAACCACAGTAATTCAAATGATACAATATATTGTCACCAATAATAGTCCAAATAATACTTATGTATATTGGACAAATTATACACATCAAACTCAAAGTCAATTTTTAGAGAAACTAGGTACATTAACACTTTGCTCTTATACATATCCAACAGGTAATTATATAACAATTGTAGTCGATGGATATTGTGGAATAGTTTAATGTTGATATAATAAAAATAAAAATAAAAATAAAAATAAATGTCAGAAATAATAATAGATAGATTACCATCAGGTAATATTGATATTGGTCAACCAGTAACATTTTTTATAGTTAGTGGATATACTGCATATTCAACTTATCAATGGTATTTAGTATCAGGTAGTACAACGACTTTAATAAGTACTAATAGTGGATGTACTGTAATATTTAGTGATATCGGAGATTTTTCAATATCATTAGATGTATCTAATTATCCTGAATCTTGGACTGGCGGTAATTTTTATGGTGGAACATTTGAAGGATTTTTTGGAGGAGGAACATTTAATTATGGTACATTAAATGGCTATGATATCAATCAAATAAATATAAATAAAAAAACTTTTATTGAAAAACTCATTTAAATTAAACTTATCTGTTTTTTAATAATAAAAAAATAAAAAATAAATATGGAAAATTTTTTAACTTTTATAAAAAAATATTACCCTTTGTTATTTTTTGTTGTTATCATTTTGTTATCAATATTTCTTTTTAAGACTTGCTCAAATCTTAAAAATGAAAAAGCAAACGCAGAATTTCAACAAAAATTATATACTCAAAATGTTAAAGCAATGACTGATAGTATTACAAAAGTATTTAATACTAAATTAAATGCTTATGAATTTACTAAAGATAATTTAGTTTTAAATAAATTATCTGATTTAGAACAATATAATAAATCATTATCAAATGAATTAAAAAATGTTAAAGGAGATGTTTTATCTGCAATACAAACTAATGTTGAAGGTAATCTTGGTGGTATACAAGGATCTAACAATTTAGCTGTTTTAGATAGTACAACAAATCATTATGGATTGAAGTTTTCAACTAATTATGTTGATAGTGGATTTCAGCAAAAAATTGTTGGTATGAGCAAATTTTATGCTATTCCAAATGAAGATACCAAGAAATGGACATTAAAACCTGATGTTACTGTTCTTGATACTAATTTAACTAGTATTAGTGTAACTTATGGATTTAAAGATTTGAAAAATAAATATCAAGTATTTGCAATATCTAAATCTCCAAATATTAAAATAACTGATTTAACTGGAGGATATTTTATTGATAAACAAATTCAAGCTCCAATTAAAGCAAAAAAATGGGGATTTGGTCCTTATGTAGGATTTGGATTGAATACTTTACCTAATTTAGGTAATCCACAATTTGGATGGAGTATAGGATTTGGTATACAATATAGTATATTTCAATGGTAACTAATGATTTGTGTAGTACTATATGGAGAGATATTAAAGATTTTGTAAATTCACATGAAAAATTCACAAGAAAAGATTTATATAAAAATGGTTTTTATACTACTGGAGAAAATTATATATTACTAATGAAACATGTTGGATTTATAAATAAAGTTGGTATTGCGAAATATGAAAGAATAATTAAAATACCTGAATCATTATCATCAACTAAATTATATAATTTAGTTAAAAATAAATCAGAAGGATTAAAATATATGAGAAAATATAAGTTAGAAAATATAAAAAATCTTTACAAATTGTAAAGATTTTTTTTGAATTATATAACAATCATTCTTATATTATTAGTACTAGAAATAGATCCCATATAACAACTTATTATATCATTATTAGCTATTTCACCTGGAACAGAAATAAATATATTACTATTTGTACCGACAGGTGTATTATGTATATACCATTGAAATGTTGGATTTGAATAACATTGAATATTTGCGTAAAATGTAACACTATCACTACTATTTATAGTATATTTATCTGCGGTAATTTCAAATATTGGTTGTAATATATTAATATAAATAACATTACTGGTATATCCAGTTAAAACATCAATAAAATCATTATCTATAATTGTACAATAAATCATATCATTGTTATTAAAATTATTATATGAAAAATTACTATTATTAGATCCAACTGGTATATTAATTCCAGTTCTTGTTATAAACCATTTATAATTAATATTTTGTGAATATCCTAAATTTGTTGATGTAAAGTTAATAATATTAGTTGAACATGTAGAAATAATATTTGTACCAAAATTAGGTTGTATATTAATAGATGATATAGTTATACTATTATTACCTTCAATCATTGAAATATTTTGAGTTACTTTCTCATCTAAATTGATATGCACATTAATAGTATTTATTATAAATCCAGGAGAATAACATTTTATTAAATTATCTCCTGATGCCGCATTTATGATATAATATCCATTTGAATCTGTTGTATGTATTATTTTTGTTCCTGATACTGTAATTAATGCTCCTGATATCGGTATATTTCCTATACTAATAATACCACTAATTGTAGCAAATCCAGCATTAAGAATACTACAGTTATAAAATACAACTCCATCAGATACAGAGTTATATAAATATCCACCTCTACATGATATTTTACTGATTTGTTGATTTGCTAATGAATAACCAATCGGTATATCATTATAATGTCTATTTATTACTATTTCATTTTTAAATTGATTAACGTATAATATTTTATATCCTAAATAAAATCTATTACTTCCCTCATCAGGTATAGAAGGATTTTCAAGATTAAATATATTTGGCTCTGTATTTGTTGAAGTATAAGTAATATATGCAGTGTCACCAACTATAAAATTACTTTGAACTTCGGTATAAAGTTTTATATAACCATTCCAATTAGAATAAATTTCTAATATATTAACAGCATTTTTAACATTAATATAATCATTAGTTTTTTGAGTCACTTGGGATTTTATTAAATTCATATTACCATTCAATGATGATGATACATTTGATGATGATACTCCAGATGTATTTATTGTTACTCTATTTGCTGCTATTTTTATTGTTGGCACGATATAAAATATTATTTTTCTTATATATAAAAAATATTAATTTCAAATAATAATATCTATATTTATTTGGTAGGTAATTTATAAATAGTTATATTTGGATAACTAATAATTTTGAACATCGTGATAAATATCAAAAATATTATGATAAATCAATTATAATGTTAAGAGAAGAAAAACTTAAAAAACTCAGTAAAATTTAATTTTTACTGAGTTTTTTAATAATTCATTATTATTATTTCTTTTGAATTTTTTGTATTTTTATTTCTAGCAACTTTTTCATAGTCGAAATCTAAAATTTTATATCTATAGCCATCAGATATTAGATCATCTATAAGTTTAGATCTTTTGCCATTTTTATGCTCGCCTACAACTCCAGACATCATAAAAGAACATCCTTTTTTATCTAACTCTTTACAATAATCATATAATTTATTACCATCACTATTAGAAAAATAATTATTATATCCAGCTTCAGTTTCTAAATATGGTGGATCTAAATATACCATACAAGGTTTTAATATTTTAACATCAGAAAAATGTTTTGATGAAAATAATATTTTATCTTTATATGGTTGAATATAATCAATAAATAAATCTAATTTTTTTTGTGTACTATTTGAAAAATTTCTACGACCAAAAGTCTGATTATATTCAAATTTTTTATTAAATCTCATCATATTATTAGTTGAGCATAACATCAAAGCATATAAACCTTCTGGTGTATTATTTTCATTGTATTCTTTTCTTAATTTATTAAATCCGTCTTGATCATCTTTTTCTACACATAAATTTTTAACTTTATTTATGAACATTTCAGAATTATAAATTGTTTCTTTATGTATATCGATTAAATCTTTTATAATGTCATTAAGTAATACTTTTTTATATTTATCAACAACATTAAATCCTACAACTCCGCTACCTGCAAACAAATCTATAAAATAATCTTTTTCATAATCCATCTCTATTAATATTGGATCTAAAATTTTATATTTAGATCCAGTGAAATTTAGTGCTGTGTTTATATAATTACTCATTATTAGATATTTCTTTTAATCTTTTTAATCTTTTATTTCGTATGAAAGCTGTTATATTTTTTTCTTCAATAACTTTAACTTCAGACCAGCAATTTGAGCACATATAATCACCTTCTAATTCATAACAACTATTATAAATTTTATTGCATTCTTTGCAATAATAGACATTATTTTCTTTTATTTCTCCAAACATTCTATGCATATTCATTAGTTTTTTATGATGTGCTGTTATTAGTTTTTCATGATGTGCTGTCATTAGTTTTTCATGATATATTATTATCTAAACTTCTAATATTTAATAATTTATTTTTTCTTTCTTTTTTCAGAAATGTATTTTTTATTGATAATGCTGTTTTAGGATTGACTATAATATAAGAAGAATCATTAGAAATCATTATTTTATTATCTTCCATATATAAATCGCAATATATGATAATTCCAGGTAAAGTAAAAAAATTATACATTATTGAATTTTATTTTTTTGAATATATTAATCTTTCATAAAAAATAAATTATATTCGCCTGCTATATCTGTTAATCTTTTATTAATATCATCAACTACATCATCATATTTATCAATCGTATTTTTATTATCCATAAAATATACTTCCCATAACCAGCCTCTTAATTCTTGTAAATTATCAAAAGTTTCAATAAATTCTGTAACCCTATTTGAATCATCTAAATATACTTCAATTAGCAAATTAGAATACGGTTCAATACAAACTACAGAATCTATTTCAATATAGTTATCATTTTTATATACTTCAATATCTACAATAGTCATTTTTTTATATTTTAATCTAAAATTCATTTTATATTTTCTTTTTTATTTATATTCAATTATTACAAATTTGTTTTAATTTTTCCAATTTTTCTTTCCGTTTTAAGATATTATAATCTATAAATTTATACATATTCCAATCAGGATAATCATTATAATCACTATAATTTCTACAATAAAATCTAAATTCAGTATAATTATCATATCTTTCAACATCAATTAACGCAATTGTTTCTTTTTTATTTAATCCTTTTTGGAAATTTTTTAAAATATATTCTCTATTTTCAAAAAATCTATCATGTTCAGATAAGGTTTTAGAAAAATCTATTTCTTTTGTTGCCATGTCAATAAAATCTAAAAAATTATTATATTTTTTACATATAATTGCAATATAATTATATTGTAATGCTAGTTCTTTAATCATATTTTACATTTATTTTAGAATCATTATAAAATTTTTCAACTCTTTCACTACCAATAAAATCACATTTTTTATTAATACATCCTTTTGCTGTTGTTCCGATGCCCATAAAAGGATCATAAATTAAAGAATTTTCAGGAAAATATATATTTATTAATTTTTCTACAAATTCACTTGAGTATGATGCTTTAAGTTCAGATTTAAATCCGTCATTATTTTTTGCTTCAATAAGATTAGTATAATTTTTATAAAATTTCTGGCCAGTTCTTTCATTTATCGAACTTACTTCTTTATTAGCTTTAAATGTATTTAAATAATCTTTATGTACAATTATATAAACCAATTCACATAGTCTTGTTACTTTGTTTGGACTTGTTTGAAATGGACTGGCTGAGTTCTTTTTCCATATTACAATATCTGTAAGTGTTAGATTAGTTTCTTCATTAATCTTATTTAAAAGAAGAGTTGGTAAAATAGGGTTATCTCCTGAATATGACATATTATAACAAATTACTCCATCATATTTAAGTATTCTATCAAATTCTTTAAATTCATTTAATCTTATTTTTAAATATTCTTTAATAGTAAGATTATCAATATTATTTTCATATAAATTGAAATCATCTTGATCTTTTCGTCTATGATTAGGATTTTTGCCTAAATTATAAGGCGGACTGCATATAATTCCATTTAAAAATTGATTAGACATTCTGTTCATAGTGATCAAATTATCCTCATTATATATTTTATTTATTTCTATCATTTATCTTTTTTAATTTTTTTAATTTTTTCAAGCGTATAGTTTTAATATTATCAATTTTATATTCAGAATTATAATCCCAATTAGTATACGATAATAATATTCCAAATAAATGAATATTTAAATCAAAACATATATCTTTTATATTTCCTTTTTTAGCACCATTTGTATAACATTTGAATTTGAAAAAATATTTTATATGAAAATTTATAGTTATAGATTTACTACAATATATTTTTTTACTTCCTATTTTTTTATAAAACCATATTGTCATTTAATTTAATTATTTTTTTCTTTCTGATAATTTTTTTACATAATTCAATTTCATTCAAAAATATTTTATCTGGATTATTTATATCTCCATAGTATGAAGCAATATTTTTATCATTGATATAAATATACATAAATAGTGCATTAACGTGAGTATAATCAAGTTCGAGTTTTAATATATCCTTATTATATAATGTGATATCATATTCAAAACTATCTTTTTTCTTAATTAATAAATAATTATATTTTTTACCAACCACAACAATATTATCATAATTTTCTGTAATAAAATAATTTTCACGTTTAGTTCTACATTTAGAATTTGTATATATTCTAAAGGTATAGCCAGTACCATTTTTAATATAAGATTCATAAATAAAATATTCTATATTTTCTATTTTGATTGAATATTTATTTTCTACAATTTCAAGTTTAAAATCTTTAATCATTTATGCTATCATTTATTTTTTTAATTTTTTCACGTCGATAATATGATATGTCTTTTGTATCTATTACTAAAAATTGATTTTCTGCAGAACCACCAATAGTTTCAATTGAATAATACATTTCATATGTTATATTATATGGAGTTTCAATTTTGTTAAATATTATATTTTTATTATTATCTGAATATATAAAGCAATGAACTCCATTATTATCTATTGAATTTTTTCTACCTAGAATAATATAATTTTCTTTAATTGAATTAACTATTTCATATTTAATATTATTTATATCATAAATATATTTGTTTATACAATTATGAGTTTTATAATTTGAAATATAAAAATTAGGATGACCATATCTACCTTTTGTTGTTATATAATTACTAGCACTTATAATTCTAGAACAAATATTATTTTTTATTTTTTTTTGTTTATCATTAGGTAATTCTTGATTATATTTTTTTTCTATTTTATCTATAATAATATCAAAGTAATCATCATTTTTTGAATCTAATTTTAAATTTTCTCTATTTTTATTACCTAATTCTAAAATTATAGGTATAAATTTATTTTTTAGTTCATTAATTATACCAGATTTTAAATATTTAGTTATTTGTTCTTCATTATATTTTTTATTTATATCAAATGTTAATTTTATAAGATTTATAGTTTTACTACAAAGATTTACACTTAGATTTGGATATGACATCCTAGTTAAACTAGCTGGAGTAGTCATAGGATTTACATAATTTTGCATATCTATATAATTAATCTCGCATTTTAAATTATTTACAGGAGATATAGAGAATAAATCATTATCTAGTTCTGATATATTAATTATTGGATTCATAGTATTGGTTTAATATTTTTAATTTATATTTTCTAAATATTTTATTATGTGTTAATATAGATAATAAATATTCGGCATATAAAAATACTGTAGAATCATAATTATTTTTATTAGAAATTATATTATTAATATATTTTAATGCTTCATTATATTTAGATTCTGAAAAATTTATAAATTTAGATTCTATTGCATCACTAAAATATTCAGCATATTTTTCTAATTTTTGAACTACATTATTATCTTTCATTTTTATAAATTATTTTTTATTTTTATAGATAAAAAAAAGCTTTTAGTTTTTTAATATATAAAGAAAAAAGAATATTAATGGAAAAATTTACACAAATAAAAGACATACCAGTTATACCAGATGAAGAAGTATTATTTAATGGTAAATATTTAGATATGATTCAATATAAAGAAAATGAAATACTAAAAGGTCATGATTGTGTTGCTATATTACCATATTTCAGAGATGAGGCAACATTTCTTATGAGATTAGAATATCTTACAGCATATCAACATAAAAATAGAGAAATACCAAATCTTAGAAATGTAACTAATTATTTAACCGTAATTACAGGAAGTATAGAAAAAAATGAAACTCCAGAACAAACAATAAGAAGAGAATTATATGAAGAAGGTGGTATAGTTTTAAATAATTTATATCCATTTGATATTGAAGGACCTTTTTTTACAGATAAATATAGTACTAATCAAGTATATCTTTGTTTTTTAGAGCTACCAGTAAATACTTATCGTCAAATGAAACCACCTACTGATGGATCAAAAAATGAAAAATTATCTAAATGTATACGAGTTTCTATTGCTGATGTTAATCAAATAGTAAATAATGACTTAATTACTAAATGTTTAATAACAAAATTACTAAAAAGAATTGAATCATAATGAAGCATTTGAAATTATATGAGGAGTATGAAGATTCAAATGAGCCAGAAGTTGGTGATTATATATTAGCAAAATGGAAAAACGCTGATGATGATCATCCTGCGAATATTTTTGTAACAAATAATATAGGGCAATTAATTAAAATAGAAAAAGATATGTATAATATTGTTACATATTTAGTAAAATATAATAATATACCAAAAGAAATAGATATATATAAATCTATGAATAATGATACTTCGTTTAGATTTAAAAAAGAAGATTTAATAAAATATTCAAAAAATAAAGAATATTTAGAAATGATATTACAAACAAATAAATTTAACATATGAAATATATAAAAGAATACGAAAAATTGAATGTAAATGAACCAGAAGTTGGTGATTATGTAATAGGATATAGTAATCTTGAATTTTTTACTGAAGTTAACGATTTTACTAAAAATAATATTGGTAAACTAATTGAAATATTAGAGAGTAAATATGATGATATTGATGATTCTTATTTGATAGAATATTATCATATACCAGATGAATTAAGTTTTTTTAAATTTGCTGAATATGGAGATAATATATTAGCATTAAATAAAGAAGATATAAAATATTGGTCTAAAAATAAAAAAGAATTAAAACTTATATTACAATCAAATAAATTTAACATATGAAACATATTAAAGAATATACCATATTTGAAGGAGAATATTATACAGACGATGATATTAAACGTATGAAAGATAATTTACCTAAATTTGCAAAATATATTAGGAAAATTATCATGAATTTTGGTTATGAGTGCGTTAATTTTAGTGAAGACGAAGATATTCAATTCTCATTTTATTTAAAGAATACTGAAAAAGTGTTATTTTCTATAATGACGGGAAATGATGAATACTTTGTTTTAGATTCATTTAATAATAGTAACGATATTATTATTTCATCTATACCTGAATATATGAAAACAATAAAAGGAATAAGATTTAATAAAAAAGTAAGTGATGAATATGAATTTTATATTGAAGGAAATGTTAATGATATTATTAATCAAATAGATAATGAAAAAATAAAATTGTTCGCAATTACAAATAAATTTAACATATGAAATATATAAAAACATTTGAAACTAGTAATAAAAGACTCAATTTAGGAGACTATGTTATATGCAAGGAAATTCCTGATATGTTTGATAAAGAAAATTATAAAGATATTATTGAATTTGAAAAAAATAATATAGGTAAATATGTAAAATATATTCCTGATAATGGAAAATTCAAATATGCTATTTATTATGATGATTTACCTCAAAAATTTAAAGATAAATTTTTTATGAAAGAAGGCGATATAGATAAATATTGTAGAGTAATGTCTAGAAATGAAATAAATTATAATTCTAAAAATAAAGAAGAGTTAGAAGCAATAATAGCGGCAAAAAAATTTAATATATGAAACATTTAAAAATATATGAAGACATTAATGAAGTCACTGATATAAAAAAATATTAAGTCATTTAAATAAATTTTTTAGTTTTTATGGAATTAATTATTCAAATTATTTTGAAAATAGAACATATGAAACAGAATATTTTATTTCAGATAGAAGATTATTATTTGATATATCAGTAGATAATATTCTTGGTAAACATTTATCTATTAGAATAGAGAATAATGAATCATTTTATAAATATATATTAGAATATTTTAAAACTATAAAAGGATTAGAAATTTATTCTGAATATTCAAATAGAATAAAATTTGATATAATTGGTAATATAAATGATATTATTGAACAAATAACAAATGATGATTTTGACTCTAAATATGAAATATATAAAATGACAAGTAAATTTAACTTATGAAATATATTAAAACATTTGAAAATATAAGTAAAAAATTTAAAGTTGGTCAATATGTAATAGTTAAATACATATCATATACTCCACAATTATATGATTTTTTAAATAACAATATAGGAAAAATTGTTAGTATAACTGAGCATTTTGAAATACCAAAATATATTATATATAATGTGAAATATGAAAATATTCCAGATGATATAAAATGGGCATTTAATGGTAGAAATAAAAATTTATATAAAGCATATTCAAATGAGTTAAAATTAGCAACTGATAAAGAAATAAAAAAATATAAATTGAATATTATTGCAAATAAATTTAACATATGAAATATTTAAAAACATTTGAATCATTAGAAACAAAAATAACTATTGAATTATTTGATTTTTGTGAATTTTTTGGTATGCATGAAGCTATTAAAAAATTAATAATATTAAAAGATAATTCAAAAGCAGTTGGATTTACTATTAATATTAATACAAATAAACATTATTATAAAAAATCTGATAATATTGAGATGCTTGAAATAAATATACATAATGATTTTTATATTAATGATGGTGATTCAATTGGATTAAGAATAGGTGATTATGGTTTTAGTTATGGTTATTTAAGAGCATTAAACGAAAAAGGTTCTCCAGGAATTATTATAAATTTTTACAATGTAGATATTGAAGATGATAATATATTACTTTATATTAAATCTAAAAAATATAATATATGATACAAAAAAAATTTAATTTATGAAAAATTTAAAAACATTTGAAGAATATGTTGGTGTTGAATATGTTCCATATAAACCACAGCACAAATCATATAAAAATGAAGAGAAAAAGAAAAAGAAAAAGAAAAAAGGTGGAGGTACACTTGAGCCAGTTGATGTAATGCCCAATAAAACAAAAGATATGGTATCATTTCAAACAAAATTTTAAATTATGAAATATATAAAAAAATATGAGAGTAACGATGATATTGTATATTCAGTAAATGATATTGTAATTTGTTCTACAAAATTTGACGCATATCGTGACTATACAGGTAGAATAACTCAGTATGGTGAATTAGAATATGGTAATGAAAAAGAAATTAAATATGGTAGAGAATATAAAGTTATACAAATATATTGGAGTGGAAGAGGTTATAGGAATGTAACAACTAATTTATTATATAATGCTTATGTAGATGTTCAAGATATTAAAACAGATGAAATAATAACTATGAAAAATGCATATATGTTTACATTGAAATCTGACTGGAAGATTCCAGATGAACCAATGATAGGAGATTATGTATTATGCGAAATAAATAGTAATAGATATAGTGATGACGACAATATTTTTGATGAATATATAAATAATAACATTGGAAGAGTTATTAGACAAAACGAGAAAAATACATATGTAATTGAATATAGAGATATACCTAAAAAAATGATAGGAGAGATAAATCAGTTTTATAATGATACAAATCCTATTATTAAAAATCTAGGAAAACATGAATTTAGAATTAAAGATATTAAATTATATTCTAAAAGCAAAAAAGAGGTTGAAGATTATTTAAAGATAAAAAAATCTACCAACAAATTTAATTTATAAAAATCTATAATTTAATTATAGATTTTTTAATTTTAATAACTTATAATTACGAAATTTATTTTTACATTTTTCATAATTTAATTCAACTCCATCTAAATAAAAATCTATAATTTAATTATAGTTCTTTTAATTTTAATAATTTGTATTTACGAAATCCATTTTTCCAAGTATCATAACTTAATTCAACTCCATTCAAATAATATTTTTTATTAATAATTATTTCATTATCTTTTTTATATAATATAGATGGTCCGAAATCATTATGAAATGCATTATTTTTATAATATGATATTTCAATATTATTATTTAATTCATGTATTATTTTCACATATTTATATTTTTGTATAAATTTAGTAATAAATTTAACATCATCTTTATCTATAGAATTAAATTTTAATGAATGATATTCTATTTCATGCTCTATTACTATATCTGATTTGTGGTTATTCATAAATTAAATTTATTTACATTTGAATCTAATTCATATTTTTCAATCTCATTAGTTGTTAATTTTCTTTCAATTTCATCATTCGATACCCAAATTGTTTTGTTATTAGGATCATTACATAAATAATAATAGCCATTAACAGTTGGATCTATTTTTATTATTTTTGTATATCTTGGAATATTATCAATAAAAATTATTGCTTTTAATTTAACATAATTTCCTATATTATATTTCTGTATATTATCTGACTTTTTCTCATTCATTTTAAATTTATTAATATGTTTCATAAATTGAATTTATTTGCATTAGTCTTTAGTTTATCAATAGTAATAATATTCATACATATTGAATTTTCGTATTTTAACTCATCTATTCCGACTAATTCAGCAGAAACAAGAGCACTTTCATTAATATATTGAAAGTTTAATCCTTTTATTATACCATGATATTTTATATCAGTCATAAAATCAATTACTCCATCTGATATATATTTACCTATAATTTCTTCTCTTAGAAATTTTGAATAATGCTTATTAGGATTATAAATAGACATATAAAAATCATGATATAATTTGTGAATGTTTATAATTATTTCATTATTAGTTTCTTTGAAATTTCTTTCTTTTGTTATTTTTTTAAAATTTTCATATTGTTCCTTCTCACTAACTTCACTACTAATATGATATACCTCATCATCATCTGGATCTATTGTACCATCTTCAAACCCTGGTACAATTTGAGGCTCGTCCTCTTCTGTTCTTGGTTCAAACATATCAGGATATTCTCCTCTTAAATCATAATTTTCAAATTTTTTCAAATATTTCATACTAATATATATAAAAAAAAGTTAGTAAAAATTACTAACTTTTTTCTAACTCAGATAGTTTTTCTAATTTTTTCTTTCTTTCTTCATTTAAAAAACAAAAATAGTCATAAAAATAATATTCATTATCACCTATAAAATCATCAACATATGTCATAGATTTATTTAATCTAAATCTAAATACCAAATGTTCATTATCTTCAATTGATATAAAATCATCTTTATCAAATACTGAATAAATGTTATTAATAATATAATATTTATTTTTTTCAAATTGATAAAAATTATTTTTACAATGAGCTTTCATTAATTTCATTTATTTTTTCCTTTCTTAAAAAATTATTTATTCCATAAATTTTATTAATATCTTTTACTGTTAAGCATTTTAATTCTGATTTTTCTTCATCACCCCATTCTTCTACACAAATATAATATTTTTCCCAACTAGATTTGAAAATATAAAGTACTAAACTATTATATTTATCAATATACTTATGTAGATTTGATGAATTATCAACCTCATTAAAATTATATTTTAAAAATTTTTGACTCATTTTTTCTTTTTTTCGTGCCTTTTTGACTTAGATTGATTAAAAATTATGCCATTAATACTAGGTTTTGATTTACTAAAATCTAAACTATTTACTGATGTTTTAAAATCTTTTTTTATGTTTTCATTTTTTTCAATTTCAGAACTTTTAATTACTTGTTTAATATTACTAATAAATTCAAGTTGATTTTCACTTGGTTCAGTACATCCGTCATCAAACATTATATAATTACTATCAACACTTATATATTTTAAATATTCAATCATATCAAATATATATTTAGATGTTTCACCAAATATTAAATCATTATATTCTGTTATATTCCAAGATTTTGGTTCATAATTTTTAAATTTATCAATATCATCTTCATTTGTTATAAATATATTTATCCAATCAACATAATTAATAATCATATCTTTTTGTCTCTTACTTAACGCTTTTTTTGAAACTACAAAACTACTTGGTTCAATTTTCATCTATTTTAATATTTTTTATATTTTAATTTAATAAGTTTTTTTTTACGAAACTTTTTTTTTGACTCAGTTATAAAATCTAATTGACTTTGATATGGCTCGTCATTATATCCTTCGTTCCAATTAATTGAATCTGGATCAACTTTTATATAATCTAAAAAATCTTGCATACTAAAATTATCCATTGAAGTTTCACCAAATATAAAATCATTATAATCAACTATTCTCCATGGATCAGTATCACAATATTCGAATTTATCTATACATATTTCATCAATAGTTTTAAAAAACTCAACATAACTTTGATAATCATAAATCATTTCTTTTTGTTTATTAGTTAAAGAATCTTTAATTACTACAAAACTGCTTGATGATGAGTTACTTACAAATCCATTTCGTATTTTCATTTGATTTTATTATTTTTTAAACATTATTTCTTCTACCATTTCACATATGATATGTCCAATCATAATATGAGATTCTTGTATTCTTGGTGTATTATCAGATGGAACATTAATTGTGTAATTACTTATTCCTTTGAGTTTTCCACCATCTTTACCTGTTAATGCAATAGTTATCATTCCTAATTTATTAGCTTCATAACAAGCATTAAAAACATTATTAGAGTTACCTGAGGTTGAGATTGCAATTAGAATATCATTTTTTCTACCCATTCCTTTTATTAATCTTGAATATATATTATCAAAGGAATAATCGTTTGCAACAGCAGTCAAATATGATGTATTTACATGTAATGCTTCAGCAAATAATGGATCTCTATCTATATAAAATCTACCTGATAATTCTGCAGCAATGTGCTGAGCATCAGCAGCACTTCCACCATTTCCACATAAAAGAACTTTACCGTCATTTTTAAAGCACTTAATCATCAAATTAGTAATATCTTCTATTGTTTTAATTAAAGTATCATCAGAATAAATTAATTCTTTTACATTTATTGATTCTCTTATTATATTTTTAATTCTTTTCATTTTTACTCCACATAAAATTTTGAATTAAATCATAAAAATCATCCAATTCTGATTCTTCTATCTTATCATAATCTAAATTATAAAAATAATCAAATTTTGTTTGAATTTTTTCTTTTTCAATAATGTTATATGGTGATTCACATCTCCATATAATTTTTTCATCTAAATATTTTAAATAACTATTTATTTTGCTTTTTTTAACTTCTATAGCACAATTATCTATTAAGTTTTTTAAATTATCTATTTCATCATCACTAATATTTTCTTCCGTGACATCAAATTTGCCAAATATTGAAGATATATCATTTTTTAAATCATTTTCTTCATTTGACCACTCTTCTCTTGATGCATGACTACAATTATCCCAATAATATTTTCGTAATTTTTTTATTTTCTCTTTATTATCTTTCATAAAAATAATTATTTTTCTTTAATAATCTTTTTAGTAGTTTTTTTCGTTGTTGTTTTCTTTTTCGTTACTTTTTTTTCACTGCCAATATCTTTAACTAAAATATAAGGACCTTTGAATGTACTACTTGTATATGCTTTACATTTATCAATTTCTAAATCAATTAAACATTTTTTACAATAATTTGTATAATACTCTCTATTGGGCACTAATGCAGCAAAAATTTCCTTTGAAGGAAATTCATTTAAACACTCTGAACAGACATATGAATCTTTTTTCTTAGCCATTTTTATTTTATTTTTATTTAAGCAAATATATAAATTAATTTGCATACCCACAAATGATTTTATATTTTTTATATATAATAATATAATAAAATAAAGTTTATATATGAAATATTTAGAAAGTTATAAAGTAATAGAACCGTCCGATATTAAAGTTGGAGGAGAATATGGTAAATTACCAGGAGTAATTATTAGTGATAAATTTTTTGAAAAAATACCATATATTATTAATTTTTTAAATTCAAAAAAAATAAAATTTGAATTATTTACTAATGATATATATTTTTTTATAATATTAAATCATGTTGATGATATTAATTTATTACCATATAACTATAATAGTATGGAACATATAATTCCGTTATCGGATGATTATAATAGAGATGATATATTGAGTAAATTACAATTGAATTGGTATAAAAATAAATTTCAAAAATATAATCCTGATGTTATATTTAGAGATTTTACAATTAAAACCTCAGACGATATGATAGAATTAAAAGAATATATTAATAACCTTTTAATTAAAATAAGTGCAAAAAAATTTAATCTATAAAAAATTATATATATTATTATGAGATATATTAAAAATTATGAATATTTTACTCCAATCAAAATAAATAACGAAAAACCTTTCAAAATTGATGATAACATTGCAGATAAGATTGCATATATGCAAGATAGTCTCAAAAAACTTAGAAAGAGAGTTCAAAACGAAAAAGATAGAAAAACACAAGCAGAATTAAATAATGAAATAAATATTAAAGTTAAAAAACTTAGTGACTTAACATTTAAACAAACTAAACAAGTTGCATATTTAAAAAATAATCCAATAACAGAAAGTTCTGATGTTGAAGATAATATAGATAATATACCAAATTTAATAAAAGTATTATCATCAAAGAAATTTAAACCAGAAGATATCAACAAATATATTGGATTCGATGAAGATGAAGCAATAATAAATTCAGAAAAAAATTATCATTATCCATATGAAAAAGAATTTTCATATGATGAGAAAGGATTCACTTTAATTATTAATATTGAGGTTCTTGAAAATTTACTTGATATCGAAAATGGTTCTATAAGTTCTATTTTACAATTAACTCGAGATAATAATAATTATGAATTCTATGTTGATAAAGAAGAATTAGATTATTTGGGTAATTATACAAAAAAAGAAACTAATGATAAAATTATAGAATTATCCAAGTTATTTTATTTTGACGATAATATAGATCCTACAGAACAAGGTAAAATAGCAGACTTATTTAAATATTTAGATTTAACTGATGATTTAGAAACATTTGAAAGTGAAATTTCAATGGCTCATGAACGTGCAGTAGAAATAGCAGCAAAGAAAGCATTAGAAAAAATGCCTTTTAATATTAATGATAATACTAATCATGATAGTGACACAAAAAAATATCAGATAGAATTGGTTTTTGAGTATAAAACTATGATTAAGTATATGATAAAATATAAATTAAATGTTAAAACTATTAAAGAATTTTTATCTAATATATATGATTCTGATGACTTAAGATATGAAACTATTGAATATGAAGATAGTTATAGTCATCTTAATTTTGATAATTTAAAAAACTCTATTGATGATGTAGTTAGTAAATATGTAGACAGTCCTGATGATATATTTCCGATTTGGATTAAAACAGATAATTTAGAAATGTTTAAAAAAATGGAAAAAAAATATGCATTTTATGATTATGACTATGATATTTGGTTTAAATATTATAGAAAGCATATAAATTTATTAGAAATTGCTAAATTATATAATGGAAAAATATTAGAATGGTTTAAAACTTATGAATTTCAAAAATACTTAATTGAAAATGATAATGAAAATTATAAATTAATAATGAAATCAAATATATTGAATCCTGAAATTATAAATGAATATAGTTATATTGTAAATGTAGATAAATTTAATATGTAAAAATTATGAAACACTTAAAAATATTTGAAGAATTTGACGATGATGACGAATTATCACCAGTAGGACATTATACATCTCAACATGTAGGAGATTATGTAAAATTAGAAGATTATGTAAAATTAGATGATTCTGAAAGTGAATTGAATGTTGTAGGTCCATTTGTTAAAATTATTGAAGTTAACGATACAGATTTTGATGAAAATGATGATGATATGTATGAGCCAAGATATAAAGTAATATCTATTCATAAAAAGACAAGAGAATTAAAAGAATTTTGGATAGGTGAAAGTGAGATTGATAGAGATTTAACTTCAAGTGAAATTGAAGAACTTGAACTATTATTAACAGCAAACAAATTTAATATGTAAAACTATGAAACATTTAAAAATATTTGAAGAATTTGACGATGATGAAGATTTCGAAGAATATCATGATATTAATGAATTTGAAAATGATTACGATATAGATACTGCTGTTGATAGCTATATAACAGCATTAATTTGGACTGAAGAAGGTCATGAAACAGATTATGATCCATGGGAAGGAAAAAATATATATGATATCGATGAAAATTCTAAAGATGAGATTGTAAAAGAAGTTGAATGGTTTATTAATTCAGCAGGAGATGTTTTTGAAGATATGACAGATGACCAAATTGGTAATGATTTATGGTTGACAAGAAATGGACATGGATCTGGATTTTTTGAAAGAATAAATGATAGTGAAAACTTAACAATCATTACTAAATTATGTGATGTTTTAGGAAATGTAGATGCTGAAATAGGAGATGATGGTAATATATATCATCATTCAAATGATAAATATAAAACTTTTAATGTAGATGAATATAAAAAGAAAATAGAATTTGATAAAACAGTAAATAAATTTAATTTATAACATATTTTAAAAAAATAATATCTTATGAAAAATGCTAAATACATAGAAAAAAATCCTAAATATAAGAAAGGAGATTTCGTTAAGTTGATTGAGAATAATTTGAAAGTTGAAAATTTAGTACATATTTTAGATGTAAATGATGAGTTAAAATCACCAGATTATTATATTGAAGCATTTAATATTAAAACTCAAGAAATAGTTAAAATATGGATCGATGAAGAAGAAATAGATAAAAAAACCAATGCAAAAGGAAAAATAAAATTTAAATAAATTGAAATATATTAAAAAGTTTGAAAAATCAAATAGTAAAGAGAAAATTCAAGAACTCGCTTATTATATACATAATTTTATAAATAAAAATCAAAATGAAATTATTTATTCATATGAATATAATTGTGATTATGCGTTTAGTTATAATAAAAATGATATACAAAGAAATTATTTTTTAAATTTAAGATTATCCACAAATAATGATTATTTTTTGTTTGATATTAATACTATACTAGATAATCCAGGATGGATAGATTCAGAAATAGAAAAAATATCAAAATTTATAAAATATATAATGGATAAATATTCAGAATTAGGTAGAATAAAAATCACAGAAATAGATAATATTATAAATGATATATCAAAAGAAAATTACGAAATTTATCTAAATGCATTAAAATTTAATTTATAAAAAAAGAGAATCAATTGATTCTCTTTTTTGTTATTTAAGGTTCATTAAATCTCACTATTTTATCTTTATTTTTGGAAAAGATTATCCTTTACATTATTTTCGGTATAATAAGTCGTTGCAGCAGAAATATTTGAATATGCTACTATTATTCCGTCATTCGTAGCATCATAATTAAATGAATTGCTTCTACTCATTCCCATTGATTCTGCGACAAAACATGAATCTTGATTTGCACCTAAATAAATAAATTCAATATTTAAATTTTCTCTCATATCTGTCACCATTAATTTAATCATATCACGACTATATATAGTAGAAGAATTTTCTTCTCCGTCTGTTAATATAACAAATAATGTTTTATCACTTCTTTTACTTTTTTTAGTTGATCCTAGTTGCTTTATATAATTATCTGAAGCAAATCCTAACGCATCATATAAACTAGTACCACCATTAGCATAATAAGTGTTTTCATTAAGTTCATTTACTTCTTTAATGTCAACGTTTTTATATGGCATATAAAAACTTGTATCAAAAAACATCAATGAAAAATTTATTTTATTTCCATTTTCCTTTTGTTCCGTTAAGAATTTGTTAAATCCTTCTCTCGCTTTTACTATTATCGACCCCATTGAGCCAGACATATCCAATATGCAAACTATATCTACCTTATTCATATTATAAATTAAATTTTAGTTCCGCATTTCGGACAGAATTTCCAAGAACTTTTTCTTAAACGATATCCGCACTCATTACAATATTCACGTATCTCATTGATACTCTGAGATTTAGAAGAATAAGGCATAAGTTTATAAGATATTGAATAGAATGATGTATTTGAAAATTCGACGTTTACATTTTTTAATTTTTGATCTGATAATTCTCCTTTTTCAACTCTACCAGTTTCAATAGAATTAATATTTAAACTAGATGTAAATGTTGATCCTCCAATATTACTTGATGAATTAAATATATTATTATTTAATGAATTGCAACTTTGAGTATAAACACAACTAGTATCTGAATTATATTTAGAATTAGAATTATTAGTATCAAAAAATCCAGAAAAACTTATAGAATTTCCAGTTAATGATGTTATTGAAGAATTTCCAAAATAATTTCCATAATATGTTCCAGTGTTATTAAGATTATTATAATTATAAGGCTTAGGTGGAAATTCATAATTTACATTTACTTCATTAGTATTATTACTTCTCCAATATTCTTTATAGAAATTAAAGGTAATTAATCCATTTTTTTCAATCGCTTCTAACGCTTCTTTATTATTACCATCAATGTTATAAGTTTCAAATAACATTTTACGTTGTTCATCTAAAAACCGATCTAAAAATACATTTTGACCAGGATTTAAAATTAAATAAGAATCTCCTTTTTTGATTCCGTTAAATTCGATACTAACTCCAATTTTTTCATTTGTTGGATTGAAAAAATTAAGTTCAAAGTTATCACCATTATTTAAGTAAATAATGTTACCTTGATAAATTTTCAATTCGTTTCTTTTGCTAGAAATTTGAACAGAAGGGTTCCTGTCCAACAGTTTGTTGTTTGTCATAATTTTTTTATTTTTTTTATTTTTAGTTTGCTAATTCATTCATTGCTTTTCAACAATTCCAAAGTCATAATGACTCTAAACTAACATAACCCAAAAAATGAACCTCGTCACTTTAAGTGCGACATTATTATATATATTTTTATTGCTGTCCTATTATATTAAATATTATTAATTTTTATATTATATTCAATTTTTATTTGTATCTTTGCACATTAACTTTAAATACTAATAATATGAATAGATTTTTAAGATATAAAGAAACTAAATTATATAATCATTTGATTAATTCAATAGATTATCATGAAAAAAGACGTCTTAAACAAAAAAATGAACATGATGCAATTCAAGTAAAATTGAAGAAATATGAGGAAAAACAAATTGAACGTGATAACGTAATATCTGAACCTAAAGATTCTAAATTGATAAATAATGAAATTGATAAAATTTCAGAAGAAGAATATTATCAAATTTATTTAAAATTAAAAAATAGTTATGAAAAATAAAACAATGTATATTTTTAGCATTATTATAGGCATGATTATAAGTAAAATTGCTATTTTTATAAATATAAAAGCATATTCTTTTGAATGGTGGAGATTCTGCTTAACATTTGATATTATAATAATTGTAAGTTTTTTTTATATAGTTGAATTAATAATAAAAAATAAAAAACCTAAAAAATGAAAGATTTAAAAAATATAACCAAAGAAGAAGTTGAAATAATATGCGAAATGTACGGTGAGCCATTTATTGATTATCTTGCAGGTGAATGGAATTATGGATTAGCAGTTCAAATTAATACAACATCAACTGCATATAATAATGTGAATGATTCTTATATCACAATATATTATAATGGTATTATTAACTTACATAGAAACAATGGCAATTGGGGCGGAATGATAACTGAAAGTATATCTCCTTTAATAGCAATAGATTATTTGAGAAGTCAAGGTTACGAATTCAAATATGAAATTCCTAAACAATTAGAAAGAAAATTCAAATTAAACGAATTAAATAAAATATCTAAAATATAATAAACTTATTATTTATTTAAAAAGACTACAGAAATATCTGTAGTCTTTTTTTTTGCCTGTTTTTGACTTTATTATATTTATATATACAGATAAAACAATATATGAAAGTTCAAAAAACATTTACAATAGAAAAAGAAATATCAAAAGAATTTGATAAGATTTCAAAAGAGAAATCAATTAATAAATCATTATTCATAGAAAATGCTATGAAAGATTTTATTGAAAAAATAATAAATCAAAAATGATTATTGGTGTATATAAAATAACAAATTTAATAAATAATAAATGTTATGTTGGATCATCAATAAATGTTAAAGGAAGATTTACTCAACATAAGAATCAATTAAAAAAGAATAAACATCATTCTATTAAATTACAAAGAGCTTATGATAAATATGGTATTGAAAATTTTACATATACAATTTTAGAAGAATGTAGTATTAATGAAATTTTAATTAGAGAACAATATTATATTGATTTTTTTGATTGCTGTAAAAATGGATATAATATTTTACCTAATGCTGGACATAATTTAGGAATGAAACATAGTGACAAAACAAAAGATATATTAAGGCAAAAAAGTATTGGAAACAAAAGTCACTTTGGTATAAAACAAAGTGAAGAAACAAAAAAAATAATATCAGAAAAATTAAAAGGAATAAATATTTCAGATGAAACTAAATTAAAAATGAGTAAATCACAAAAAGGTAGAATAACAAGTGATGAAACTAAATTAAAATTAAGTATATTAAATAAAGGTAAAAAAATGAGTGATGAAGCTAAATTAAAAATAAGCATTTCAAAAAAAGGTAAACAGCAAAGTAAAGAAACTATTGAAAAAAGGGTAAAAAAGAATACTGGTCAAAAAAGAACAGATGAAGTTAAATTGAAAATGAGTAAAGCTATGATTGGTGTAAAAAAAAGACCTATGACTGAAGAATATAAATTATTAAGATCTAAAAAAGTTGCTCAAATATCAGAAAGTGGAGAAATAATTAAAGAATTTAATAGTGTAAAAAATTGTGCGTCGTATTTTAATACTAAAACTAATAGAATATGGGAAGTATTATCAGGTAACAAAAAATCTTATAAAAATAATTATTTCAAATATTTATAAACTTATTATTTTTTATTACTATATAGAATGTGGAATTTATCCACAATAATAAAAATAATAATAAATAATGAGTAAATTAAATGGCACCGTAAAATTTTTCAATTCGGAAAAAGGATATGGGTTCGTAGCCGAAAAAGAAACAGGTAAGGAATATTTTGTTCACATCACAAATTTGATAGACAAAATATATGAAAATGACGAAGTCAGTTTTGATCTAGTTGAAGGTAAAAAAGGACTGAATTGTTCTAATGTAGAAGTAATAAATTAAAAATTAATATATTTCTAAAATTTAAAAAAGACTCAATTTAATTGAGTCTTTTTTTATATGTTGAATTTTTCAGCTTCTTGTTGTAATAAATAATCTTCATATTTATCTGGATAATCTTTTTTAATTTTTTCTTTAATTTCAGTAGGTAAATAATCAAAAAAAGTAATTTTAACAATTCTACCTTTAACATTCCAATCAGCTCCTGAATCTATTAATAATTTTATAGTATCATAATTTTCGATATAAGGAAACATAAATCTATTAGAGGATGCTAGTAATAATGGTGTATAACCTTGATTTGTAGTATCTTGGATATTTACATCCGCTCCGTTTTTAATTAATATTTTTAAAATATCAATATTATTAACAGAATATATTAATGAGTTGAAACCATCTTTATTGATATAATTAACATCAGCTCCTTGTTTTATTAAACTTTCAACTTTTTTTATATTATTATTTATACAAGAGTCTATTAATTCATTATTTAAATCTAAATTTTGTTCAAATGTTTTTATATATTTCATATATTAAATTTTTCAGAAGTTTTTATCATTAAATATATTTCATATTGTTTATGATATTTCTTTAATATATGTCTTTTAAATTCGTTATCTTGTATATGTTCAAGAAAATCTTTTTCACGTCCATAATTTTGTGTTTTATTCCAATCTGCTCCTGCATCAATTAATTTTTCCATTATAGATTTATAATAATCACTACTACTTCCAGTGCTACCTATTGCTGAGATTATTAATGCTGTATTTCCATTATCATCTTGTAAATCTAAATTCACATCTGATTTTATCAATTCATCAAATACTTTTTCATATCTATTAATCATAGAATATATTAAAGCTGTTCTATAACTTAGTTGATCTTGTAAATTTAAATCTATTTGTCCAGAATTTATCATATCAATCATTTCAGCTTCTCCTTTTGAACCTAAATCATGCATCTGAACAAGATTCAATAGTTCATAAGTATGGTATTGTTTCTCATTGAATTTTAATTCCTCATATAATTTCAAATGTTTCATATCTTTATATATAAAAAATAACTTATAAATTTTATATATAGATAAAATCAATTATTAATATGAAAATAAAAAAATTTAATGAAAATTCAACTGATAGCATTACAGGAATATTCGCTATTGTTACTATACCAGTTGATAAACGTCATATTCCTTTTGATGATTTGATTAAAGATAGTTATTATATACAATATGAAAAGGATTATAAAAATGATAAAAAATCGTTAATACAATATACAATTGAGCATATTATTCTTGAAGAAGGATTATTAAATTTTTCATATAAATTAGTTGATGAATTTGGTAAAGAAATAACAACAGAAGAATTATATAACCGAATTGAACTTAATGATAGTGCAAATAAATTTAACTTATGAAATACATAAAAACATTTGAATCAAGGAAAAAAGAAAATATGATTAATTTAATAAATTTAGATAATGATTCTAAAATTATAAAAGTAACTCAAGAAGAACTTGATGCATTAATAGACAATGATTTTACAGTTCTTTATGATAATGAAAGAATTAGATATGATTCAAATCATCTAGATGAATGGAGATATGATTCAGATGAAGAAGATGATATAAAAAAGTTTTTAAAATCATTTAGAAGGCATGATAGCGTTATATGCTTTGAGTAGCAAAAAAATAATAAGAGTTACGAAGGAAGAACTCAATGTATTAATAGGAGAAAAATTTGAAATTCTTTATGATGATGACGAAATAGTTCATGATCCAACTTTACCAAATGAATGGAGATATGATGATGATGAATATGAAGAAATAACAAGATGGTTAGAATTATATAGAATATTAAAAGATCCTGAACAAGTTAATCAAACAATTAAATTTAACTTATGAAATATATAAAAAGGTTTGAAAGTTTAGATCAAAATGATGCTGAATTTTATTTAGAAGTTACACCAGAAATTGCACTTAGTTTTTGTAATGGTAAGCCGTTACCTTCTGATGATCCTATACCATTAAATCATCAAATTTTAGAATATGCATTTGGAATGGCTGATGATGTAACAGATAATGATTATATCTCTGCTGCTATAGATGTTTGCGATTGGTTTGATGGTACTCCAAAATCAATAAAAGATGGAGTAAATGCTATCAATCAATATGAATTTGATTATGTAAGTGAAGGACCAGATTTTGTATTAGGAGTCAATTACGATGGTGAATCAGCAGAATTTGGAGATATTCATGTATTTTTAAAAGATTATAGAAAAATTGAAGTAGTTTTTGTTTATGATTGTAAGAAGGAAAAATTTATGACTCCGAAATATTTTAGAAATATTTATAGTATTCCTGGATTATATAATAATATAGATAAATTTAACTTATGAAATATATAAAAAGATTTGAAAAGAAATTATTTAATCCTAACGATTGTAAAGTTGGTGATTATATAAAATATAGACAAAATAACTATACATTTGATGCTAAAATAATTAAAAAAGACGAGTCATTTTATTTAGTTCAAAATGAAATATGTAAAATTGGAATTATTAAAGAACAAATTTTAAGATTTTTAACTTCATTAGAAATTGAAAATTTTGAATTATTATTAAATACCAATAAATTTAATTTATGAAATATATAAAGAAATTTGAAAATAATATTGATTTACCAGAAGTTGGTGATTATGTTTTAATGAATAGTTATAGTACTAATAGCGTTATAAATTTTGTAACTAAAAATTTTGGTAGATTAACAGCTGTAGAATTCGATCCAAATTTAAAAAAATATAAATGTAGAGTTAGATATGAAAATATACCAGATAATATAGATTTATTTTTTCATGATGGTACAAGAATTTTTGATATCGAATTATTAGTGGAATATGGAAAAACAATTGAAGAATTAAAATTGAAATTACAAGCAAATAAATTTAACTTATGAAATATATAAAGAAATTTGAAAATATTAAAGATGAACCAAAAGTAGGAGATTATGTATTAATGAAATCTTCCATGCAGAATAAAGAAATGACTGATTTTATTGATAATACTATTGGTAAAATTATAAAAATTGAAATAAAATATCATTTCAATACAGTAAGTGTTGAATACGAAGATATACCTATGGAGATTGCAAGTTTATTTGGATATGAGAATTATAATCTTAATCATAATATTGGATTTAGAGAATTTTTATATAGTAGTATTATTGATTATTCTGAAAATAAAGAAGATTTAGAATATAAAATAAAAGCAAAAAATTTTAATCTATGAAATATATAAATACATTTGAAAAATATGGTGATTGGAAATATGAGGATAAATATTGGCAAGTAACATTATTGCAACCATATTTTAGATTGTCTTTAAAAAAGATAGGAGTACCAGATGATTTAATTGAAGATTGGTGCCTTTGGTATACTAATGAAAATGTTCTTGTATATATTTATAAAGAAAAAGTTAAACAATATAATAGCTTAACAGATGATTATGATGAATATTTTGAATGGATTTTAAAATTAGAACCAGATAATAGAGATCATGCATTATTTATGGGAAAGGTTAAACTTCAAGATTTTGAACTGACATCAGATAAATTCAACTTATAAAAATTAATATATAATAATCATTAACAAAGTATTACAATTAAAAATTAATATTAATATACACTAATGAAAGTTAGAATATTAGAGTTATCACAAATAACTAAAGAAATCGTGACATCTAAATTATCTGAAAAAAATTTAGATTTGGATATGATAGATGAATATCTTGATATCTTATCTGCTATAAATAATAATCAGAGTGTATATAATATATCAACCACTGAAGGTGATTATATATTAATAATAACAGATAATCAATATAAAAAATTATCATAAACTATTTATATGAAATATTTAAAAACGTTTGAAAAACAGAAAGAGAGAGAAATTACTTTATATAAGAATAAAGATTTTAATATTACTATAAATAACAGTAACGGAAATATGACTTATGGTACTAATTATCGGTCATGCTCTCCAATTTATGGTATTATTGAACAAATAATAGAAAAATCTGAATGCTTAAATGATCCTGAATTAAGAAAAATTATAATAACAGAAAAAGAGAGGGAATCAGCTATGCAATCAATGAATCCAAAATATTCAGTTAATAGAATTAAATATCATACATCACCAATTAATGGATTTATAGGAGGTCCATCAAAAATTGAGATTAGGAAAATGCCAGATAACGTATACACTGAATTAACTGAAATATATTCACCTATAATAGAAAATATTATTAAAAAATCTAAAACAATGGGTGATATAATTGATGAATTCAAAATTTTATATGATGTTATAACTGAAAATTTACCTCTTCATTTAGCATCTTCAAACTTTAACTTATAAAAAAGAATCAATTTAATTGATGCTTTTTTTAATTATTTCCATTTTTGTATAAACTTTATTTCTTGACTTCTAAATAAAATATCTAATCTATACCCATCACAAGTAAGAATTTTTCCTGCAAAGTATTTAAATTTAATTTTACCATAATGACCTTCTGATTCAAACATTTTTTTAGCACATATTTTTAATAATTTCTTATGCTTTCTTGAAAGTCTTTTATGCTCAATCTCCCACATTGAATGATTTGGATTTTTTGGCTTTGTAAAGTGATGTTTTTTACAATAATAATTACCTTTATAATCAGTACTATATGCGGTTGGTTTACCACATTTACAACATTTAGTTAAAGGTTCAAATACAGTCGCTGAATATGAGCAATGTTTACAATATGCATAACCATCTGTTCTATCTCTACGTTCCATTTCATGATTACAAGTTATAATCTTTTGAAATTTTTTCCAAGCACTTTCTTCAGCTTCTTCAATTGTTTTACCTTCTCCACGAATAAAGCAATCTGGAGTTTTAGGAAATGCTTCAAAAAATGCGGTAGTATAAGTTTCTTTACTTGATATTCCTTCTGATAATCCTTCTATTGGATTTCCAGAAAATAATTTATCAAAACTACCTGATGGTAAAACGATTCCAGATTCTCCACCTTGACAAAAACAATTCCAATCATATTTAGAATCATAATCATTTTTGCTTGACATTCTTACTTTCATATTAAAATATTTTTAATTTTTTTAATTTCATTTTTCTAATTTGATTTTCATCATAAAAATACTCATATAACTTTGAATTTTTATCTAACTTAAAATGTATCCATGAGTTACTATCAATGATCATGTTTATAGTATTATCTCTACCTAATTCACTTTCATAATATTCACCAAATATAAAATATGATAAATATGTCTTTTTACATAGATATTTCATATTAATCTTTTTTACAAAGATACAATAAATTTTTAAAAATATGACTTTTTTATAAATTATTATTATAAATATTATTACGATGTAAAATATATTAACAAATTCATATTAAATATATAAACAAAATGTTGAAAATATACTAAATAGATAAAAATAATTAACATGAATGAATGAAAATGAAATAAGTGAAATAATAAGTGAAATAATAAATGAAAGTAATAATTTTGATTCAAATGATATTGAATTAATAAAAAAACAAGGAGTTGTATTTACAAAAAGTATAGTATGTGAACAAATAATTGAATATTTAGAGCCAAAAATAACAGATATTATTTGTGAACCAAGTGTTGGTAAAGGTTCTTTTGTGTTTAGTCTTTTAGAATATTTTAGAAAACAAAATGTCGAATTAAATGATATGATATTTTTTGTTGAAAATAGATTATATTGTTATGATATCGATATTAATTTTATAAATATTTTAAAAGAATTATTAAATAGATATTTTAATGTATTAGGATATAATAATCAATTATTATTAGTAAATATACAAAATAGTGATTTTTTATTTGTTGACATGAAATTTGATATCATATTTGGAAATCCTCCATATGTAAGAATTCAAAATTTAGAAAATGATTATGTTAATAAATTAAAAGAATTAAATTTTGAAACTATTAAAAAAGGAAATATAGATTTATATTATGCATTTATTGAAAAATCATTAAAAATTAGTAAGAAAGTAGGATTTATTATACCTAATTCATTTTTAATAAATAAAACAGGAGAAATATTAAGAGAAATTATAAATAATAGATTATTAAAAATATATGATAATAAAAATAATAAAATTTGGGATAATATTTCAGCTTATACATGTATAATAATTTGTAATGATATAATTAATGATACTTTTGAATATGAAACAGAATCAGTTTCACAGATATTAAGTAAGAAAAATTGTAATTGGTTTAAACAAGAGACATCAAATAATTTAAAAAATATAATTAAATATGCAAATGGCGGAATAGCAACACTTAGAGATAAAATTTACAAATTTGATTATTCTGATGATAATTATGTTTATAAAAATGATTCTAATATTAAAATAGAAAAAAATATTTGTAAAAAGGCATATAAATCAACTACTAAAAAAGATTATTGGTTCATATATCCTTATATTAATAATAAAATTATAACTAAAGATATTTTAATTGAAGATTTTCCGTTAGCATATAAATATCTATTAGATAATAAATATGAATTAAATAAAAGAGATAATGGTAATATTACTAAATTATCTAAATATGATGCATGGTACGGATACGGTAGAAAACAAGGCTTATTAAAAGAACTGAATGAAAATGAGATTCAGATAATATTACCTATTACATTTATAAAGGGCAAAATTCATTATAAAATAATGAAATCTCCTACGTTAATATTATCTGGATTATCTGTTGTTATGGATAAAAAAAATGTTGACTCATTTATTGAAATTATAGAAAGTGAAGATTTTCATAATTATTTAGAAAAAAATAATAAAGTATTATTTGATACTGATAAAGAAAAAATATGGTTGACATTAACTACAACATCATTGATAAATTATTAAATAAAAAACCGATTTAAATTTGTATTATATACAAAAAATAAACGAATGTTTAAATTATTTGAATTCTTGTAATTTTGCTAGCTTTTTTCTTCTAATTTCTGGCATTGTTTCAAAATAGTCATGAATATTTCCTGTTTTAATTTCAGGAAAGTCAAAAAACATATGTTGATTTATTATTATAAAACCTTCATAATCATAGTTCTCACTATAATAATATTTTCCTACAATAAAATCTGGATATGATTTTTTACATAGATATTTCATATAACTTTTTTAATTTAAGTTTTCGTAGTTCTTGAATATTACTAAAATATTCATATAATTTTGGATCTATTATAGTGTTATTATCTAAAATAAATTTAGTGCTATTAATTAAAATATATTTATAATTATAGTTAATATTTCTATATGACATATTATCAGAATGAATATTATTATCAGAATAATAATACTTTCCTACAATAAAATTTTCATTATATGCTTTTTTACATAGATATTTCATCTAATTTTTTTAATTTAAGTTTTCGTAGTTCTTGAATATTACTAAAATATTCATATAATTTTGGATCTATTCTAGTGTCATCATCATCTAAAATAAATTTAGTGCTATTAATTAAAATATATTTATAATTATAGTTAATATTTCTATATGATATATTATCAGAATAATAATATTCTCCTACAATAAAATCAATATAATATTTTTTACATAGATATCTCATAAATTATCTTATTTGAAACAAAGATACAATAAATTATTTAAATTCTTTCAATTTTTCCAATTTTATTTTTCGTATTTCTGTTTCGGTATAAAAATATTTATAAATTTTTGGCTCTGATAACATATTATTATTAGCAACGAAATATAACTCTTCAATTTTAACATAATTTTTAGTAGATGTTAAATAATAATCATAAAAATTTCCAGCTATAATTTCTTTTGAGTATGTTTTTTTGCATAAATATTTCATTTGCACTTATTCATTATATTTAATATTTCATATTTATCAGTAATATTATATTTTTTTAAATCTTTCATAATATTAAGAGAGAATGTATCTTCAAATAATACTACATCACTTTTAAAATAATTAAAAAAACTTAAATAATCATCTAAATTTGCAATGTTTCTAAGTGAATCTTTTGATATAAATCTTTTATTGAATCCCATAATTTTATATTTTTACTTTATATAAATATTAGATTGATATGTTTTATATTTAATAATATTTAACTACAATATAATGGTAATAATTGTTATATATTTTTATATATCAGATTTTTGTAGTATCTTTGTGTATCAATAATTTAAAACATAAACATATGAAACTAATTGGATTTGCAAATAAATTTTATACTCTTTGGAGTTATTCAGAAGAACCTTTGTATAGAACAATTAACACTGAATCATATCAATATGGTATTAAACAGAATTATAATTATATAAAAAATATTTCTTTTGATTTAGATAAAGTAAAAGAACTTTACCCTGACGTGAAAATTGATGAAGAATTAAAAGGAAAAAGTCAAAGTTGGTCAAAAGAGCCAAAATTTGAATATCCAGATAAATATTTTCATTTTGGTAAATATGAAAGTCAACTTATTAGTGAATGTAAAGATCAATCTTACTTGATATGGTATTTTGAAACTGGTGTTTATGGTGAACGTTATGAAATAGTTAAAAATAGATTAATTGAATTAGGTTGTTATTTTTATAATGATATATTATTTACATCAAAAGAATTACTTGATCAAAATATTGAACATGAAAAAAAAGAATTTGATAATAAAAAAATAATTGCAGAAACTTATGAAAAATATAAAATTTCTGGTATTTTTTCACATAATTTTTATCATTCTTTAAATAGTGAAGGAAATTATAGAGACAATTCATTTGAATTCAGATTCAATGAATATTCTCAACAATCTTATTCTGGTTATGATTATGGATTACCATTAATGAATGGTAAATCAAAAAGAATAAAAAATAAAGTTCTCGAAATGGAAGTTATTACAGAAGAAGATAAAACTTTTGGAGATAAATATTTTAGAGTTTTAAGCCTTAAATCAGTAAAAAATATAGAAAATGACTAATCAAGAATTGATACATGTATTTGAAGACACCAAATCACATAGTTCAGAAATGCTAAATTCAGAAACTACATTACATTTATTTGACGAACGATTAATGTCAGATATTAGGATTCCTTGTTATGAAAATATACAGGTTATAAATTCTGATAGTGTATCTGCAGTTACAGAATATAGTAAATTAGGTAAAACTTGCGTTCTTAATATGGCATCATATAAACATCCAGGTGGCGGAGTTGCAAGAGGATCAAAAGCACAAGAAGAATGCTTATTTAGATGCTCAAATTTAACTCATGTTATTAATACTGATAACTATCCATTAGGAGACGATAAAGCGTTATATACAAAGAATGCTGTGTTTTTCAAAGATGTAAATTATAATTATATAAATGAAGTTGAGTCAGATGTTGTAACTATTGCAGCATTAAATCTTAATAATGTAGAAGTTGATTTTAATGATTATTCTGATACAATTACAAAAGATAATATATCATCAATTAATATTAATTCTGAAAAAATAACGAAATGGGATTATGAAGAACTCACCAAAGAAAAAATAAGATTAATACTATCTCTTGCTATTAAAAATGATGTAGATATTATAATTTTAGGTTCATTTGGATGTGGAGTATTCAAAAATGATCCTGAAGAAATGGCTAAAATGTTCAAACATTTATTAGTAAATGAAGGATATTCTAAATATTTTGAAAAAGTTATATTTGCCATTATCAATGATAGAAACTCAGTAGGTAATAATTATGAAATTTTCAAAAATGTTTTTAGTAATTACTATTTAATTTAATAAAATGAAAAACGCGTTAAGTTTATTACGGTCAAAAAAATTAACTGATACTATTAATATGTTATATAAAGATGGTGATTTAGATATAATTTTACCAGAATTATGTAATTTACATACAACTACTAATGGTCATAAAAATAATTATTACCATACATTAGGCGTACTTAATAACGTGATTGAATATGATAATGATAACTTAAAAATGAAAATTGTTGCAGTATTACATGATATTGGTAAAATTTCTGTTAGATCTAAAAATGATGATGGAAATTGGACATTTCATGATCATGAAAATGTAGGTGCAAAAATGGTAAAAAAAATATTAAAAAGATTTAATATAACTAATAAGAAAACTATTGATTATGTTTATAGAATGGTCAAATATCATGGTAGAGTAAAGATGCATAGGGATGTAACAGAATCAGCTATAAGAAGGTTAGATTTAGAAGTTGGACATGATATAGTATTAGAGTTAATTGAGTTCTGTAAGTGTGATATAACCACTAAATATGATGATAAAAGACAACGTATTATATCAGGATTGGATGAAATAAAAAATAGAATATTGGAAGTTCGTAAGAAAGATAATGAATCTAAATGGAGATCACCAATAACAGGAACTATTATTATGGGAATGTTAAATATTACTACTGGTAGAATGGTTGGTGATATAAAGAAAGTAACTGATGAAAAAATAAAATCAGGAGAATGGACTGAAGAAGATGCCATCAATTATATTAAAACATTTAAAAATGAAAACTAAAAGTTGCGCTGGCTGCGCATAATAGTGAAGGTGGATTTAGTTGTAATTCACGTATGATTTTTAAAAAAACTGAATATGAAGTACTAGATAGAAAATTAGATCAATATGTTAAACAAAAACCTATTGCTGATAATTGCAAAGTTAAAACATTAACAGAAATGATTAAACGAGATTTAAAAAAATAATATACATGAAAGAAGAAGAATTAAAAAAATGGTTTTGGAATAAGTTTAATTCATGTTATCCAGTTAAACATTCTGATTATCCAAAAAAAATATATTGGTTTTATGACGAAAAGTTAGTTAGAAAAATTAAATTATATAAAATTGAAAATAAAGAAATAATACATATTGATATTTCAGGTATTTGTTTATTCGAGCAGGATTTAATAAATAACTATTTTTATTGTGACTATGATGAAATTTGGACATTTTTTAAAAAGAATTATAATAATAATTATTATGTTATTCAAATACTTATAAAGAGTTGGTTAGAAGAGACTATCAAATTGAGTTTATTAACACCTGGCGTTATTTCGGGTGCTGTCGATTCATTGTTAAAAGAGACTAGCAAATTGAGTTTATTAACACCGAATATAGAGTTATCTGTAGGCCTAAGTGAGTTAGAAGATACTACTAAATTGAGTTTATTAACACCATCTTTCATTCACAAATGTGATGAAAATCAGTTAGAAGATACTAACAAATTAAGTTTATTGATATCTATATAGATTTTATTAAGGTCATCATGATCAGTTATTGAGTAGATTAAAAATAATATGTAGTGTAATTAGCACTTTTGATATCCAAGAAAGAATAACAATTAAGCTCAAAAGGTCCTGTAAAATCAGGCATATTTAGAAAAAGATGATATATATGTATCATCTTTTTTGTTTTTATGACCATATATAATAAATATATAAAAATAAAAATAGGAATGAATAATGTATTAATAACAGGAGGCGCTGGATTTGTAGGAACTAATCTTATTAAATATTTAAAGAAAAATTATAAAGATATAAATATAACATCATTAGATAATTATTTCACAGGCAAAAAAGAAAATCATATAGATGGGGTAACATATTATGATGGTAATACATGGGATGCTCCTGAAATATTTAAAGATAAAGAATTTGATGTAGTATTTCATTTTGGTGAATATTCAAGAATAGTAAAATCTTTTGATGATATTAAATATGTAGAAAAAACTATTTTATATGGAACTCCAATAATAATGGAATTATGTAGAAAATGGAATGCCAAATTAATATATTCTGCATCTTCTTCTAAATTTGGAAATAACGGAGAAAATGAAAATTTAGCTCCTTATTCATGGATGAAAGCAAAAATAGTTGAACTAATTAAAAATTATAATACTTGGTATAATTTACAATATGAAATTTGTTATTTTTTTAATGTGTATGGAGAAGGACAAATAACTACAGGTGATTATGCTACTGTAATTGGTATATTTGAGCAGCAAATTAAAGAAGGTAATAAATGTACAGTTGTTGAGCCAGGTACTCAGAGTAGAGATTTTACACACATTGAGGACATTGTGAGAGGTGTAGTATTATCATCATTCACAAATATGAATCATGAATGGTATTTAAGATCTGGAATAAATACTACGATTATTGATGTTGCTAAAATGTTTGGAGATTTTGAATTTATTCCTAAAAGAAGAGGTGAAAGATATACTTCAGAAGAATTTGAAACTGATACTGAAAGTGAATTAAAATGGATACCAGAACATAAATTAGAAGATTGGATAAAAATAATAAAAAACAAAAAGAGAGATATTTAATATCTCTATTTTTTAATAATTTATACCCTTAATAAACCGCATATAATCACAAAATTTTTCACCTCTTGCCATCATAGTATTATCTTTTAAATAAAAATCTATTTGTTTTTTACAAATTTTTGATAATTTATTGTCATAAAAATCACAAATCAAATCATCATCATACTCAGATAAATCATCAGATTGAATATTGTCTATTTCAATAATATTATTTTTAAAATCTTGATTAGACATATTACTATTATATTTGGATAAAAGATTAAATATAATATTAGTTATCTTAATATCATCTACATATAAATTTAAATAGTTATTTTTCATACAATTGTATTAATTAATTTCACATATTTTTAATTCTGAATTTACTTTTTCAACAAAAATAATTATTTTTTCAACAACTTTTTCCATTGATTTTACTGTACATTTACGGAATTTAGAATTTAATCTTTCTCTTCTTGAAGAACCTTTTTGATGTAATGAACATTCAAATATTTCTACTTCACCAGATTGCTCAATATTCATTCTTAAATAGTTTGAGTTTTGGATATAACCATAATGCCAATTTTCTTTTTTATCAAAAGATAATGTCAATATAATAGTATCATTTCCCATGCAAGCATTTGATACTTTAACATATTCAACTTTATCAGTTAATTTATTACTTAAAAATTCAATTGCATCTTTTTGTGATAAATTTTCAATATTAAATATTCTCATAATTATATGATTTTAAATGATTAATTTGTACTACAAAAGTACAACTAATTATTTATTATATCAAATAAATATCATCTACTTAACATATTTTAATTTTTTTTCATATTCTATTGCATCTTTATCATAATAAAATATTTTACCATCTTCTGTTTCAAACGTATCTTTGGATATAGATGTTATTGTTTGAATTGTACCATTAATTGGATCTTTAATTATCGCAATAATTTTTTCAGCTTCAGCTTTAATTTTTTTCATATTATTATTCTTTTATAATATTACCTAGATTATCTAATTTTGTTTTTCTTACATATTGAACACATTCTTCATAATATCGTTTACAAGCGTTATTGTAATATTTTTCAAAATTATATTGACCTTTAATATTTGCTTCTTTTACAAGTAATGGTAAACAATCACTACAATAATATCCAAATAAAGTACTAAGTTTAGTATCAGATCCAAGAAAAACTGAAAACTCTTGATTGTTTTTTTTACATTTATTACATAATGATGATCCAACTGAATTACAAACTATAACAGTAGAGTATAATTTATAATATTGATTTCTATCTGGCTTATTCATTTTAATAATTTTAGTTTTTTCTTTCTTAAAAAAGAATTAATATTTTTATCTAAAATTTCTTTAGTTATAAGAATTTGACGTTTTCCTTGAGGAAAATCATAATCATTTATCCAAAATTCAAATGTTATGCCATCAGAATCAATATCAGTGTGAGTTATTCTAGAAGTATGTAAAAAATTATTAGATTTTTCTAATAATTCTGTAGCAAGTTCTAAATAATTTTCTGTTATAGAATCTGCTTTGATTATTAATTTATCTCTTTTAGCAAATGTTTCATCGTAATTCATTAGATTTCTTCTTTTAACCAAGTTATAAAATCTATCTCATTTGAAAATACAAAATTCGAATCTTCATCATATGGGTCATCACACATCACACTTGAACCAGAGATATTTTTTTCTACTTTTATATCATCTGTTGTGAAATAAATTTTTATTTGTGTAGTTTCTCCTTCTTCATAATCATTCCATCCATATGTAGCTTCAATAACATTATCATAACTAACATCATATTCTAATATTGGTCCAGTTTCACTACCATTATGATAATAATCTGAATTTACTTTGTCTTCTTTATCAAATAAAGAAATAACATTTAACATTACATCTGTTACATTCATAATATTTATATTATTTAGAATACAAAGATAATAAATATAATTCAATGATTATTATTATTAATATAAAATATTCTTATTTTTATTTTTTAATAACTTAATTTAATATATAGTTACATGAAATATTTAAAAACATTTGAAAATAGGTTTACTAACGTATTTAAATCTCATGATTTAGATATGTGGAATTCAGCAGTAGAAAATGATTTAATACGAATGGGTATACGAATGGGTTATAATGCCCTGATGCAATCCGCTTATGATGGTAATCTTAAAAGATTTATATATTTATTACCTGATTATATTGATAAATTAAATGACATATTAAAATATCAAACAGTTTTATTTTTTGTTATAACAGGTGAAGGAGATATATATGAAAAAAAGAAAATGATTCAATTATTATTAGATAACGGAATTGATTATAATATAAAATATAAAGGTGAAACATTTTATGATTTAATTACAGATGATAAATTGAAAAAATGGCTTGATAAAAAATATCCAGAAATAGTTAAAGAACTTAAACTTAATAAAAATACTGATAAATTTAACATATGAAATATTTAAAAACATTTGAAAGATTAAATAGAGATATAAAAAAAGGAGATTATGCTATAATTAACTTTGAACCTAGAAACCAAGGGATATCAGTTTTTTTTAAAAATAATATTTGTAAAATTATTGATATAAGAGGAACCAATCCTATTTGGATTAAGTTTGGATATGAATATGTACCAGATGAACTAATTGAATGTTTTGATAAAAAAGGAAAATATTATGTTTATCATATAGAGTTAAATTCAAGTGATGTTGAAAAATATGCTAGAACTAAAGAAGAATTAGAATTAGAATTACAAGCAAATAAATTTAACTTATGAAATATATAAAACAATTTGAATTAACAAAATTTTATGATGAAAAAGATATATTTAAATATATTTATGAAATTGATTCACCTAAAATTAAAGAATTGATATCTAAAATCCCAAATATAAATCTTAATATTAAAAATAGTAATGGAGATACTCCTTTAATAATCACTATAAGGTATGGGTTATATCAAATATTTAAAATTTTAATTGATTCAGGAGCTGATGTTAATACTACTGATAATTTTGGAAATACTCCATTGATATTAGTAGTACGAAATAAAAAAGAAGAAATGATTCAAGATTTAATAACAGCAGGAGCAGATATAAATAAAATAAATAATAATAGTGAAACTGCATTAATTGTGAATTCTAATTATAATTATAGAGATAAAAAAGCATTAAAAATAACTAAGTTTTTAATTGAAAATGGAGCAGATTGGAATATAACTGATGATATTGACCATACATTTATAGATTATTTACCTCCTGCATATAGAAAAGAAATTATAGAAGAATATCCAGAAGAATATTCAAATTATTTAATGGTTAAAAATACAAATAAATTTAATATATGAAATATATAAAAACATTTGAACATATAATGGATAATGTATTGACATTAAATGATAAAGGATTATTTATAATATCAAATATTCCAGATACAACAACAGAATTATATTGCTATAATAATAATTTAAAAGAATTGCCAACATTACCAGAGACATTAGAGATATTATCTTGTTTTAATAATGTTTTGCGTGAGTTACCTACTTTACCGCACTCAATAAAAAAAATATTTTGCTATTCTAATAATTTAAAAGAATTGCCGACATTACCATATTCATTAAAGACATTAAATTGTAGTAATAATAATTTATCTGAGTTACCATTATTACCAGAGACATTAGAAATATTAGTATGTGAAGGTAATAACCTACCTTATAACAATTTAGATGAATATAACAAATGGTTAGAGATAAATCATCCTGATATATTTAATGCTAAAAAATTTAATATATAGTAATATGAAAATACTAAAATTTAATGAGCATCAATTTACAATGTTAGATGATGATGTTATATTAGCAGGTAGATCTAAATATCCAGTAGGCACTAAAATCAAATTTAAAGAGGATGATGAGTATTTAACTGGTACTCTTACTCATCCATTTGGTTCCTGTAATGGTGATGTTGGAGTGTATCTAGATCAAAAAGGAAAGTACGTGGATGATAGATTATGTTTAAAAAACAGAGAATATATAGTTATTGACGACGAAGTTGAAGAATTTATGAAAGATTATAAATTAAAACAAGATGCAAACAAATTCAATTTATAAGTGAAATAACTTATAAAGTGTATTTATAAGTGAAATAGCTTATAAATAAAAAATCCTATCTAATTTTTCAATTAGATAGGATTTTTATTTTATATTGCTTGAGAATACAGCATTATAGAGAAGAACTTTAGAAACTATTATTTTTTCTGCTTCTTTTCCACCAATCTTTTGAATTGGTACTCCTCCAATGACGGTCAATTAGATTCACCACTCCTTTTGTTGTTAATTACTCTCTTAATAATCATTACTCATCTAGAATGCCTTCCAGATTAAATCTTGCGGATTTAGAGAACTTTCTTAAAAATCATGTTGGACTTGGGGTCTTTCACGGCTACGACGAATTGCTTCTCATAACTAGTAGTCACCTATCACTAACAACAGTCGAACTCTTTTCCTTTATTTGTTTATTTTAATTTGCATTAAATTTGCAGTTAAAGTTTGTTTTGTGGATGATGAAAGTAGTGGTTCGACAACCAGCTTCTCAATCTTTTGAACTGAGCTATACTAAACTACTCTCTGAGATATCCCTACCTCCATATTTTAAGTCAACTAAGATACTCTCGTAACACTTGGTAATGTTAAGGTAACCTTAATTACAGCACCACCTGTACATTGTATTACAATCTAATTTACCTTTCGGTTTTAAGTCAACTTTTATATTGGATAACGCAATTACACAACTGGAAATCGTATTTCTTGCAATAATCCTTCAGGTTATTCTTATTGATGTTCCCATCTCACTCAGACTACCCACATAGCCTTTGCATTAAACCACTTTCTCTACAGTGTTACCCTCGATAATCAAGGTTTAATGATATCCTGATTGTCTGCTCAAGTATTATTGTTTACAATTAATTTTATTTCCGAAAAAATAAAATCAACTGCACATTTAATACCGCAAGTTATAGAAACAACTATAACTCACTTTATACTACTTTCGTAGTTTATTTATGACTACAGACAGCCAAATATTTTCAATTTTACAAAGAACGCTTTAAAAAAACAACAGAATTAATATAGAAGAATTTTAAATAAGACTTAACAAAAGCGATAGAAAGACATTAACTTTCTGCTCATTATTGATCCACTTTCCTGGAATTTCAACCTACATAATTTTATATTAATTCATGTTGTTTTAAAAGTTCAAGTACTTTTACTTGAAAATGTCACAAATCTATTTCAGTCCTTTGTTCTTCACAGAACTTTATCATTGGAACAATAAACATTTGGTTATGTTCATTATATCTACTCTTGTAATATAAATCCTTGAATTTTTATTACTTTTGCAATATTTACTTTTGTAATATTAATCTCTCCTTTTGCAAGCTTCAAGGTGGCTATTGCCTTTGATTATTTTTATTACTTTTTCAATTTCATTAATATCTAAGTGTGTTTAATTGCACTATCTCCTTTTGCAAGCTTCAAGGTGGTTTCTATCCCATTAGATTTTTTAGTTACTTATACAATATTTAATATCTAAGTGTGTTTAATTGCACTATCTCCTTTTGCAAGCTTCAAGGTGGTTTCTATCCCATTAGATTTTAATTGTTTCAGCAAGATACTTAATATATAAGTTGTGTTCATTTGCACTATCTCCTTTTGCAAGCTTCAAGGTGGTTTTTGTACCATTATATTTTTATTGCTTCAATCTGAAATTTGATTTGTTTCATTATTGTAGTCCAAATTTACAAAAAGTTTTTTGTTTTACCAAATATTTTTGAATTTTTATACTTTTTTAAATTAATAATAATCTTACTAATCATAAATTGAAGTATCACATGGAAGCAATAAACTAGTTTCAATTAGATGATTATTATTTATTAAGTACAAAATTACAAAAAGTTTTTTGTTTTACCAAATATTTTTGAATTTTTTCTACATTTTTTTCAAGTACTCTTACTTGAAATGAGTATTAAAAAAAATCTTTTATCAGTTCTTTTAGCTTCTCAGCTTAGAAAAAATAAATTTTCATTTATCATATTTATTCTTGTAATTTAATAATCTTACGATTATTATCATTATCAATCTAAGAGTGTTTAATTGCACTATCTTTCCTTTTGCAAGCTTCAAGGTGGTTTTTATCCCATTAGATTATCTATTAAATCTGAATTATGATTTTCTTTTTTATTGTAGTTCAAATTTACAAAAAGTTTTTTGTTTTACCAAATATTTTAATGTTAAAGTTTGAACTATTTTTCAAGTACTCCTACTTGTTTTTATCCAAGGAATTTTGATTAAATAATGTTATTAAATCATATTATTTAAATTAACAGCTCTTTTTCAAGAGATTTCAATTAATTAATATACATTTTTTAATATTTATTATTTAACCAAAACTCGCTTGTTGTTGGTTATGAATATCAATAGTGGAACTTACTTTCAGAACAAGTTCTGATTTTCAGTGTTGAAATCAATATTCATAGTGAAGATAGAAGGAATTGAACCTTGTGTCATTGACACTTGCCCCTTCAAATTAGATTATTCTAATAATGATGCACCCTGTGTGCTTATCTCCAACATTTTATAATTTAATCAATAATCAGTCCTTGTAGTGGAATGAAAGTAGTTAGTCACGTCTCATCTAACATTAGGATTTTATCATATTCGAAATTTAATTCCAATATTCAATCTCCACGGTGTGGTTGCTTTGTATATTTATAACAAGATAAGTTCTACATGTCTTATATATCTGTTTCAATGGACTGTCTATCTTTGATAATATTGATTATTTAAGATTATAATCTTATCATTGACTCACCACTATGAGCTTCTCATTCATCTGGTTGATATATATTTTCTTATAAATATATACACTCAGAGCGCAAATCTCGCTGATATTTCTTGTTTAAATCTGATTTTTTGATTTAAATTATTATAGAATAAATTTACAAAAAGTTTTTTGTTTTACCAAATATTTTTGAAAGTATTTTCTATTTTTTCTCAAGTACGTTTACAAGAGTAAATAAAAATCAAATCATTTTCAGTCCTTTTTATCTTCACAGATTAGAAACAGTAAGTTTGAACTTACTATATTTACTTTTGTAATATTAAATTTATTTTCAAGTTTCACTATAAACTTTTTCAAGATTAAAGTTTGTTTCCTTACTACTAAATTATTATTACATTAATCTAAGTGTGTTCATTTGCACTATCTATACTCTCGCAAGCTTTGAGTTGGTTTTTGTACCATTAGATTTTTTTCAATCTGAAGTTTGATTTGTTTTTTATTGTAGTTCAAAGTTACAAAAAGTTTTTTGTTTTACCAAATATTTTAATGTTAAAGTTTGAACTTTTTTCAATTGAAATTTAATTTTTTAAAACTATATTTCTTTTTGAATTGTAGTTCAAAGTTACAAAAAGTTTTTTGTTTTACCAAATATTTTTGAAAGTTTTTTCTACTTTTTTTCAATTAAAATATAATTTTTATAATTACTTTTCTTTTGATGTTGTAGTTCAAAATTACAAAAAGTTTTTTGTTTTACCAAATATTTAATGTTAAAGTTTTGAACTTTTTTTCTCAAGTACTCTTACTTGATATTTTTTGTTGTAGAATAAAATTACAAAAAGTTTTTTGTTTTACCAAATATTTAATGATAAAGTTTTGAAGTTTTTTTTTTTCAATACTATTACTTAAAAATTTTTGTTTTTTTATTGTAGAATAAAATTATAAAAATGTTTTCATTTCACCAAATATTTAATGTTAAAGTTTTGAAATTTTTTTCAAGTCCTCTTATTAAATTATCAAATCAACTAAGATATTTATTATTTTTCTTAGTTGATTTGATTGTAAATAATTACATTTGTTTTTGTTTGTGATGCAAAATTACTAAAAGTTTTCATATCACCAAATATTTTAGTGTTAAATTTTAAAATATTTTTTAAATATTTATATATCAATAAATTAATATTCTATATCGTAATAAAAACATAAATCTTTCATTGAGAAAAATACTAATGTATCATTATTAGTTGCAAAATCAACTTCTTTATCTGCTCCGCTTGATTCTCCTGGTAATCTTAATATACAATCACAACTTTTTATCCATTCTAAATCTAATTTCAACCAATCTTCATATGGTCTGGGATGATGCATATGTTGAAAATGGAAATATAATGGAACGAATGGCGCAAATCCTTTATTTATTAATTCATCTGCCATATCAATTTGAGTTTTGACATTAACTGCAGGATCTCCTTTTGTATAAGGAGATGCAATATAAACTTTAATCATATTATTTATTTTATTTTTATACTAAAAATTCTAATGCAAGAAAAGCTAACACAAGAAGAATAACGCCAATTGTCATAATTATATTATTAGTTCTTTGAGTTTTACATGTACAATTTTTATTTTTATGCCCACAAACTTCACATATCATATCGTCATTAATATCTTCTAACCATTTTTTATCGTCCTGCATATTTGATTTTTATTTTTTAATATATATGGTATTATGAAAAATATAAAAAGTTTTGATAAATACAATGAAGATGTACTAACTGATGGTTTTACTCCTGAAAATACTAGGTATAACGCAGGAATAAAAGCAAATAAATTAATAGAACAACTTAAAAATTTATTATTACCTATTGGTAAATTAACTGAACAAGTAGTTACTAAATCAATAATATCAATAAATTCTCTAAATAGACTCATTAATGATGAGATTATTGAAGATGAAGCAATGATAATTCAATTAAAAAAATCAGATCCTACAAATACTATATTTAATGTAATAAAAAACATAGAAGTTAATCCAAATGGAATAAATAGATCAACAAATAAATATTCTGCTACAATCAATTCTTTATGGTTAGGTGGTAATAAATATAATTTAGCAGTAAAACCTTTATCATATTGGTTAAATTTAGCTAAAAAGGATAGAGAAACTGAGAATATAATATCTAATCAATTATGCGGTTGGATTAATGCTAATATAAATTTAATAATTGAATCTTTAAAAAAAATAACTCACAAATGAGCAAAATAATAAAAATTGGAATAATAATTTTATCTTTACTAATAGTTACATTTATAATTTATAAATTATCTACAGTTAAAGATAAACCATTTGATAAAATTGAATTTTATAAATATCATCATATTTATAATTTAACTAATAAATCATATTTAGATACTATAGTAGAATCAGGACTAAGATCACTTAAAATTGATACCGTAACTGTTATAATTAAAAATATTCAACAGACATCAGAAGAAATTAATGGAGAAGATATTGAATTAAAAGCATATATAGTGGATTCTAATGATATATATTATATTCTTATTGGAAATTATGATAGAAGTCAAAATATTACTATATTATCTCATGAATTAATTCATTTAAAACAATATTATGATAAAACATTAATCATTAGCAAAAGTGGTGCATATTTATGGTTGAATGAAGTGGTTGATATATCAGATATGAATTATGATCAACGTCCTTGGGAAGTAGAAGCGTTTGATGGTCAATCAGATAATGCAAAAAATATGAAAAATATTTTATATAAATAAATTATAAATTAAATTTATTTGCTGATATTAATGTTTCTAAATCTGATTTATCATCTGATAAATATTTTATATCTTCTCTATTAAAAGTTATTGAATTTTCATATTTTTTATTTATATCAGCTTTATTATATTTGATTTGGAATCCAGGTCTTAATATTTCTGGAATATAATCAAATTGAACAACATAAATATCACTACGTCTTCTTATATCCAAAATATCTATTATTTGTCCGATATTATTCAATGTAAATTCATTAAGTTCAGGAAGTTCAGGAAATGTAAATGATGTTTTACATTCACATATAACATAATCTCCTATTTTATAATCTCTTGCTAATGCTTTTTTAGTTGGAGATTTTTTTATTATTTCATATAGTTTAAAATTTGTTATCATAAGTTAAATTTATTCGTTTGTTTCATTAATTCCAATTTATCTTGTAGTACTTTTTTACTTCCTGAGAATTTATAAACATCTTTTTTGTCAATCCAAAACCCATCTTCATGATAATAATCTTTAAAATCAATTTTAAATTGTGTCTTACTTTTATTTATTATTTGAAAAATATTATTACTGATTTTATTTTTATATTGAATATCATAATTTATTCCTTTAAGAGCAGGAATAACATAATATCCTATTGGTAAATCTACTTCTCTGCTAACGAATTCAAAAGTTTTTATATATTTCATATTTTATAAATTTTATTTTTGATACTTATATATATTAATATATAAAATAAAAAATCTTATGAAAAAATTATCAATATTATTAATTTTTATGTTTGCAACATTATTTTCTTTTTCTCAAAGAACTAATGTTATAGTCAAAAACGACATTTATACTGTATCATACAATGAGGTATATAAGCAACCTAATTGGGTTATTTATTATATAACTAATGTGACAAAGAATGTTTCAAGAGCAGGAATGGATTTTTATGAAGTTCCAGGTATAATTACTTCAACTAATGCGGATTATTTGAATAATGTATGGGATAAAGGACATTTAGCTCCAGCCGCAACTTTTTCTGATACTAAAAATCATTTATATGAAACATTTTCATATTTAAATTGCTCTTTGCAATATTATACATTAAATAGAGTAACATGGGAACATTTAGAAAACTATGAAAGAACTACTCTATTTACTAAATATAAAAAATTGACAGTTAAAGTTGTATTAGATTTTACTGGAAATTTATTAATTCTAAAATCTGGTGCTCATGTTCCTAATGGATTTTACAAACAAATAATATCGCCTACTAATGATACATTAACTTATTATTTTCCAAATAAAAATTTACCAAATGATTTTCAATTTTACAAAATAAAAAATAGAAAACTATAAAAACAAAAAAGTTCAAGTAATTTACTTGAACTTTTTTAATAAATATTATTTTATTATTCATTAGAGCATTTACCAAATTTGAATGCTAATCTCATTGCTGTTAATATCATTTTTGATTTATCACCAAATTCATTTTCAAGAATATTTTTAATATTTTCATCAGTCAACCCTGAAATATCATATCCTAATCCAACGCATAATATAGCTTTAAAATTTGGAGTATTTTTTTCTATATTATCCATTTCTTTTTTATTTTCATCATACATGGTTTCAAGAATATTCATAATTCTTTTATCATCAAATAGTATTTTTAAATTTGGATCACTATCCATATTTATGTTTATTGATAATTTATCGTCCATTATATATAATAATAATTCTTTTAATTCATCATCATTATATTTCAATAACTCTATTTTTAAATTATTTGAATCAGTGTCATTCAAATTACTAAAGTCTATACTATTAATTTCAAATTTAGTTTTTTCAATATTTTTCATATTTTTATTTTTTAATTAATATAAAGTTTAATATAATATTTATGATATTTTTTTATCATAAGCATTAAAAATATTTAAGATTACAAAGATATAAATAATTATTCATAAATAAAAATAGTTTAATATAAAATAACGATCTTATTTTTTTATATATAATACAAATAAAAATATTAGTGCCTAATGTTAAACTATAATGATTATAATAAACTAAATGAAGCTTTTTTTCATCGTAGTAAAGATGAATTGGAAAACCTTATTCATTCTTTTAAAAGCTTAATTATAAATTTGAAGCAATCTATTGATAAAAAATACACATTAGATTTCTATAAAACTCAAATTAAAGAAGATTTAGAATCATATAAAACATATTTATTAAATAATTATAATAAAAATACTATGGGTAAATTTAAAGATTTATTTAAAGATTTTTTAAATAATGTAGATGATGATATAATTAAACAGATGAGATTAGGTAAATTTGCTAATGATATTCTAAAAATATATTCTATAACAAATTCATTTGATATTAATATAAAGAATGCAGATAGTGTTTTCAAAGCATATCTTGATAATGTTGATAGATATATAGATAACACTTATGAATTTTTCTACAATAAAATTGAAACTGATAAGTCATATGAACCATATAATAAAATAGATATTAAAATAAATAAAGTACCTTTTGATGATTATCAAAAAACAAAATATAAATATCAAATAGAATTATTGAAATTACAAGAGTGGATTGTATATAATAATAAAAAAGTGTTAATTATATTTGAAGGTAGAGATGCAGCAGGAAAAGGATCTGCAATTAGAAATATAACAAGATTTCTTGATCCTAAGCATTTTAAAGTTCAAACTTTTGGTATTCCTTCAGAAGAAGAAAGTGATAATTGGTTTGAAAGATATGAAAAAGTGTTACCTAAAAACGGTGAAATTGTGTTCTTTGATAGATCTTGGTATACAAGAGGTTATGTAGAACCTGTAATGGGATATTCAAATGAAGATAAATATAATAAATTCATGAAAGAAGTCAATAATTTTGAAGATAAATTAATTGATGATGATATAATACTTATAAAAATATGGTTTTCTATATCTCAGGATGTACAAAAAATGAGGTTTGAATTAAGAAAATCTAACCCATTAAAATATTGGAAATTTAGTAAGAATGATGAACAAACTTTAGATAAATGGGACGAATTTACTAAATATATAAATGAAATTTTCAAAAAAACAAATACTAAAAATGCTCCTTGGATAATAATAGATGCAGATGATGAAAATTATTCCAGATTAGAATCATTTAATGGTATAATAAAAACTATTGAAAAAGATAAAGAAAAAGAAAAAGATGGAGGAATAAAAGTAATATTTGAAGATATTGATGGACCACTTATTCCTTATAATAAAAATTCTGATGTAAATTATCATAAATTTTTTAATGAGCCTGATAAATGGAGTAAAACTGCCATGAGTAATTTAAACACAATAATTGAAAAAACAGATGCTAAAGTTGTTTTATCTTCATCATATAGAGATGATAAACCTAAAAGTAAAATAGAAGATATGATGAAAAAAGCAGGTTTTAAATATAAAATATATGACTGTGTTCCAAATGACAAATCTAAAAAAAGAGGTGCCGATATAAAAGATTGGTTGAAAAATAATAAAATAGTTAGTAATTTTATAATTATAGATGATAATAAGCATGATTTATATGATGTATTTAATAAAAAACATATTGTTAAAACCACTCATGAATTAGGTATAACAGATGATATTATGAATGAAGCAATTGAAAAGTTAAATAATAATAATAAATAATAAATAATAAATAATAATATGAAATATATAAAAACATTTGAGAAATATGATTTAACTGATAATAGTGCTTATTTTATGAATTTTTTAGTAAATTTTATATTATCATTAGATTTTAATCTAACTTCAAATTATAATAAAATATATAAATATCATAATGAAATATCTTTTTATTCAAAGACACCTTCTTCAACAACATTTGAATTTGCTATAATATTAGGAGAAACTTATTTGAAATTATCAAATATTCATGATGAATTTAATATTATTGAAGAATATTTTGAAACTATAGATGGATTAGATTTAGTTAAAAATGAATATAATTGTATATATACATTTAGCATAACAGCTAAACATGTTGATTATATAATAAATCAAATAAATAAAGATGATTTTGATTTGATAATAAGTTCAAATAAATTTAACATATGAAATATATAAAAACATTTGAAAAAATAGAATTAAATCTTAATATTGGATCATATTATAGTTTTAATAGTAATTATAATAAAAATAAAAAATATTTAGTTAAATTAATTGATTATAATGGAATCACATATACATTTGCAAAAATAGAAGATTTAGAATATCCACCATTTAGATATTATAATGGATCTAGTGATATTAATAAATTTACTGTTGAAAATTGGATAACTCATAATAATTTTAAAGAAGAACCATTTTTTAGAATGTCAACTGATCCAGAACTTTGGAAGAATATAAATAAATTTAACATATGAAATATATAAAATTATTTGAAGATAAAGGCATTGATTTATTTAATGCAATTTTAAAAGGTGATATTAATAGAATTAAACATTTAATTCGTACTGGCACTGATATAAATATTAAAGCTATTGATGGTCGTACTCCATTATTTTATGCAGCACAGCATGATTATATGCAGATAGTTAACATTTTAATTGAAGCAGGAGCAGATTGGAATGTTAAAAATAATAAAGGTTACTATTTTACATATTTATTGACTGATAAGCAATATGAAAATATTATAAAAAATTATCCAAATGAATATAATAACTATTTAATTAAAAAAGAAGCAGAAGAAAAATTTAACTTATGAAATATATTAAAATATATGAGAATTATAAAGATAAAATAAAATCAAAAATTCAATTTAATGATTTTATAACTGAATATCCTTCAGGATTTTATATGATATATAAATCCGGTAGTTATAATTGGAAATTTAACAAGCAAAATAATTATTTAGCACTATGCAGAATTTTATCTCCAAAAATTTTTGATGAATGTATTCAACTGAATGTAGATATTATTTCTTATATATGTGAACTAGATCAACATGAATTAAAAGAAAATGAAAAAATTCATATTGGAAGGGAAATAATAAACACATATCCTTCTTCATTTGAAAAAATATTTATATCATCATCGTTAAAAGTTTCTCAAGATAAATTTGAAGAATTAAAAGAAACTACATATTATCAATGGGAATTAAATAACGCTACAAATAAATTTAACTTATGAAATATATAAAAGAATATGAAGATAAGAAAATAGATAGAAATGGATATAATATAATGTTTAAAACATATTTTGAATATGAAAATGTATATGAAGATCTATATGAGCACATTGATATTTTAGATGAAAATAATATAGATTATGATATATTTTATCATAAAAGTTTTATTAAAATTATAGCTTATGCAGCTAATGTACAGGAATATAATATTCTTATGAAAATTGATTTTAAGATAGATAGATATATACAACCTAATATTTTATCAAGTATGACACTTGATAAAATTAGAAATATTACAACATTAAATTCAAAATGGAAGTTAACAAGTAAAGAAGCATTACCATATCTTAAAGATACAAATAAATTTAACATATGAAATATATAAAAAGATTTGAAAATATAATAACAAAACTCAATCTTGCTAATAAAGGTTTAACGTCTTTACCTGAATTATCAGATACATTAACATATTTAGATTGTCATCACAATAAATTAAAATCATTACCAGAATTACCAAGTAATTTAGAAGAATTATTTTGTGGTAATAATGAATTAAAAACGTTGCCAGAATTACCAGATACATTAACAGGATTATATATTCATGAGAATAAATTAAAAACATTGCCTAAATTACCAAAATCATTAATAAATTTATCTTGTGGTGGTAATAATTTAGAAGAATTGCCAGAATTACCAAGTAATTTAGAATATTTTTTATGCGAGAATAATAATTTATCTGAATTGCCAGAATTACCAGAATCTGTAACACAATTTCAATGTTATAATAATAATTTACCATATAATGATTTGGAAGGTTATTGGAATTGGTTTTATAATAAATATCCAGATAGAAAATTAGCAAAACAATTTAACTTATGAAATATTTAAAAAAATTTGAGATTTCTATAATGAATTCTGATTTGAATTATATTTTAGAAGATGAAATATATTATGAATCAGATGCTATAAAATTATTAAAAAAAATAAGAAATGCTATTGATAATGGATGTATTATTGATAATATTGATGTAAATTGGATGAATAGAACTCCGTTAATTAAATGTTCAATTTTAAGTTGTTATATAAAAAATAATATATCTAAATATTATAATTTATATGCACAAATATCAACAGAACTATTGAATGCTGGCGCCAATATTGATTATGTTGATTGTGATAATAAAAGTGCATTAATATGGGCTGCAGATAGACATCATTATGATGTTATGGAATTATTAATAGAAGAAGGAGCTGATTGGAATATTATTAATAAATATGAATTGGAATTTCTTGATTATTTAACTATAAAACATTCAAAAGAAATTATGAATAAATATCCTACGCAATATGAAAAATACAAACTTAAAAAAGAAGCAAATAAATTTAACATATGAAACATTTAATAACATATACTCAGAAAGAATTAGATGATGAATTATTAAAATATTCTGAATCTAAATCATCTTTACAAAAAGTAAGAGAATTAATAACAGATGGAGCTAATGTTAATTGCTTTGATTCTAGTAAAAGTAGAACTCCATTAATTAAGGCTGTAATTAAATTAAATTATAGTATCATTAAATTGTTAATTGAGAGTGGAGCAGATGTAAATTTAACAAATAGAGTTAATGAAAATTGCTTATTTCATATTGTAGATAATAATCAATGGAATTATACCACATATAAATTTAAAATTGATAATATTATTGATTTAATAATGAAATCTGGAATTGATCTTAATACTAAAAATATAAAAGGATTAGATATTTTTAGTAGAATTAATAGTTCAAATCCAATAATATTACAATATATAATTGATAATTATCCTAAAAAATATGAAGAATATAAACTTAAAAAAGAAGCAGGTAAATTTAACATATGAAATACTTAAAAAAATTTGAAAATAATTATAATAATGATAATCTATATTTTTATATTAGAACTAAAAATATTGAAGAAATTAAGGAATTGATTGAAAAAACTGATGTTGATATAAACTCCAAAACAATGGAAGGTAATACTCCATTAATAACATCAGTTAATAAAGATTTTTTAGAAGGAGTTAAAGAATTAATAAAAGCAGGAGCTATTTTAGATTTGACTAATAATTTAAATAGAACAGCTTTATGGTATACTTCATATTATAGTAATATTCAAATTATGAATGAATTAATAAAAGCAGGTGCAAATTGGAACATAAAAGATAATGTAAATGATGAAGATTTTTTTGATGTTTTAAATTATAAATATAGAAAAGAAATTATTGACAAATATCCAGAACAATATAAACAATATAAACTAAAAAAAGAAGCAAGTAAATTTAATTTATAAATTTAATATATACAAATATGAAAGTTAAAAAATTTAAAGAATTAAACGAAGCTGATACAAATCAGATGCCTGGTACATCATTAGATAAATATTATACTTATTATAAAAGATGGTGTGATGAAAACGGAATTGAATATAATTTTGATTCCACATCAGAAGAAGATATAATAAATAAAGGTAAAAAATATGCACATGATAATAATTTACCGAATATGAATTATTATCAAGATTATTAAAATATTTAACAAAAATTAATGAATTATTCAACAATAATTCATTTTTTTATTATATATTTGTAATAAAAAATAAATGAATAAAATGTCCAAATCATCAGATCGTTTAACTAAAATATTTTTTGTTTTTATGTTGATTTATTTAGGATTGTCTTTATGTGGTTCTATTATTTTATCAATTATAAAAACTTTTTTTAGAAAAAGATATAAATCAATTAAAAATAAATTTACAAAAAAATGATGAAAACATTACTTTGGCTAGATGACTCTCGTGATCCAATGAAAAATGATTGGTTAGTTTTTAGTCCAATAGGAAAAGACGTAAATGTATCCTGGGTAACATCACAACTTGAATTTCAAGATTGGATTATGATCAATGGATTACCTGATGCGATATGCTTTGATCATGACTTAGGTACAGGTAATGGGGATGGCTATGAGTGTGCGAAATGGTTATGTAGATACTGTGACATGAAAAAAATAAAACTACCTGCATATGCAATGCAATCAGCTAATACAGTGGGTAGAGAAAATATTGATTGTTATTTAAAGAATTACATGAAACATTGTTATTAATAATATTATGAAAACAGATAAAGAAAAAGAAATAAAGGAATTTGAAAATTGGAGAATAAGAGAAGAATTAAAACTTCAATTTTTAGTTGCAATAAATAGTGCAGTTAAAAATTTTAAATCCACTACAATTGAAGGTTATAAACCAACAAATAATGATATTAATTATGTTATAAGTGAAATTTTAAATAAACGTTTAAAGAAAAAATAAAAAAAGAGTTGTGATTTAAATCACAACTCTTTTTTTATTTTTGAAATGATGGTTTCAACCACATCTTAGTATGATTAAATACATAATCTCTCAATTCAGGAAATTCATTCAACATCAAAATTGTTTTTAATGTATCAAATTTAAAACACTTGGTAAGTTCATCTTGAATTCTTTCATTTGAAACTACTTGCATTTTTGATTCATAATCATAATTTTTAATAGCAACTTCAATATCATCAGTCATTCTGAAACCTTTTGTAATACAAAAACGCTCACAACGTAAAATCCGTAATGGATCCTCATCAAATGTAAGTTGGCAAGGTCTTGGCGTTCTAAGAATACCCATTTTAAGATCTTTTACTCCATCAAATAAATCAATCAAATTTTCATCTTCATCAAGTGCCATAGCATTCAATGTGAAATCACGTCTGATTAAATCATCTTCAAGTGTACCAAGTTCTAAAATTGGACGTCTTGTTCCTTCGTAATAACCAATTTCCTTTCTAGCCATTACAAAATCTGCAGTTAACCCTTCATGCTTATGTCCTTTTGGAAACTTTGCTTTGATTGTGAAACATCTTGGAGTTGAATTATATACGGTGTAGCCATTTTTACGTAACCACAAGTCCATTGACATGAATCCAGATTCAACTGATTGATTCTTGTCATCCAATACAAAAGTAAAGTCTATATCTTTACAATCAACTCCTAAGATACGGTCACGTACACATCCGCCCACTTCATAAATTTTTGGCATAATTTTATATTTTATTTTTTTTAGTTTTTAATGTAATATATGAAATAACTAATATAGTAATAAATATAATAAAAATTATCAATGAAACTAATCCTAAAACAATATAATTCTAAATACATTTATTTAATGAATAATAATGAATATTATATAAATTATATGTAATTTTTATTGCACCAATTGTAAGTGAAAACATATATCCATATACAATCAATAAAATGAAATTATAAAAAATTTTAAAAATTTTAAAAAGTTTATCTTTCATAATACCAATTATTTGAATACATAACCTTCTGGAAACTTTTTTCTACATTCTGGACCTACACCCATAATCCATGTGTCAGAATAAACTTCTTTATCATCAGATTTATACATACATCCACCATATATAGAATTGATGAAATATTCTGGATTTTTTAATTCTTTTCCACAGCATGGACAATGTTCTAAATTCATATGTTCTGCTCTATCCCTATTTGAATAGAATAAATCAATATTATCAATTGTAGGAATATCAATTATATCTTTCGGCTCTTTCATAAGTAGTTTGTTTTAATTACAATACAAAAGTATAAAAAAAACCTTGAATATAAAATATTCAAGGTTTAATTTAATGTTTTTTAATATTAATTAGAAGAAATTAGCAGCATCAATATATTTGAATCCACATCTTTTAGCAAATGTTTTATCACTTGTTAAATCTCCAACCATTATGCATTGAGATGGATCAAGTTTATATTTTTCAATAAATTCTATTCCTAGTCCAACTCCTGGTTTTCTACAATAGCAAGTTATTGGAGGAACTGAATGCCCACAATATTTATAATCAATATTAACTCCTAGCATTTCATTTGTTTTTTCAAAACAAGCTATTGCTGTATCATTAGATAATAATCCTTTTGCTATTCCACTTTGATTTGAAACTCCAAGTAATATATAACCTTGACTTTGTAATTCTAAAAGTTTTTCTGTTCTACCTGGAATTATTTCAATATCACTAATATCAGTTGGATAATGTTCACCACTTTTAGTTAATCTCAATGTACCATCATAATCAAATAAAATTGCTTTATTTTTATATTCTGATGAATAACGTTTAAAATCTATTTTTTCTATATCATCAATACCTTCTGATAATTCAGGTGCTTCAAAATTTTTATTAATTTTATAAAGTGCAGCAACAGGAAACATATGTGGATCATTAGAGTTAGAATATTCACTTAATTCTGTGAATAATTTACCATATTTTCTTATCATTCTTGTTACCTGATTGAACATACAATCTTCAATTTTTGTAGTAAAATGAATACATAATATATAATAATTATATTTTTTTGCTAATTCAATAACATCAGCCCTAGATAATTTAGTTGAATATGTTCCATCTAATACAATATCCACGCCATCTAACATTAATTGTTCAAGTTTTTTATTAAGAGAACTTAATGTATCTCCTTCAATATCTCTTGATAGTAATGTACATTTATAATCAACATATTTTTCAATGATGCTTGATTTACCTGCTGCTGGTAATCCACAAGATATGACTAATTTTTTATCTTTTTTCATTTTTTAATATCTATAACTATTCCATTTATCATTTTATAAATCCTAATTTATCAATTAAAATATCTTCATTACCTTTAATTAAATCCATTATAATTTTGTTAACACTATAATATTCATTTTCAATATGTTCTTTTTCAAGCAATAAAGGTAAAATTTCTAATTTAGTACCAGACCAGAAATTTCTTGTTTCTATAACATAATAAGGTTCTTTTTTATCTGGAAATTGAATAAAATTAGATATAGATAATCTTAAGAATCTAATTTTTTGATCCCATGAAGTTTCACCGTAATTATTATAAGTAACTTTTTTCCATTCATTACCACAATCATTACATTTATTAATTTCATACGTATCCATGCTTCCATGAATTGATCCTGAAGAATATCCTGATCCAAATGACATTGATCCAAATGATGTTCCATTTATCTCTCCTTTCAATTGACTTATTTTATCAACAACTTTATTAGAAGAACATTTTGGACAAATTTCATTCAATTTTTTTATTCTGTCTTTTTCTTTTTTTCTAAATTTGATACATGCATTAGATATCTTATCATTTAGTCGTTTGCTTTCTATATTATATAGCGCATCCAATCTTTCAGCTTCAAGCTTAATTTTTTCAGATTCAAATTTAATTTTTTCAGCGTCAAGTTTTTTACGAGCATTACTTTTTAAAATATTCCACATATTTATTTATTTATTTTATTTAATCATAAAAACTATTTATATGAGTATTATTGATTAAAAAATTATCAATTTTTTTCATATTTTCAATTGGATAAATTATTACATTATATTCAACATTAATAATATTATTAGTTTTACCTATTTTATTTCTTTTATATGAAATTTCAAGTTCTGTCATTTCTTTTTCTAAATCTTCTAATGAATATTCAGAAAATATAAAATGTATAATATATAATTTAGAATGATGAAAAGTATCAAACAATTTCTCAAACTTAAATAGTACAATCATAACTAGCATAACTACTAATAAAACAAAGAAAGATAGTGCGTAATTTTGAAACCCAATACACATACCTATTGCTGATGCCATCCAAATGATAGCTGCAGAAGTTATACCACGAACATTTCCACCTTCTTTAAATACAACTCCAGCACCAATAAATCCTATTCCTGTAACTATATTTGATGCTATACGATCACCACTAACTAAATTAACTGATAGTATAGTGAATAAACATGAACTAACGCAAATCAATATCATAGTTTTAAAACCTGCAGGCTTACCATGAAATCCACGTTCTAATCCCAATATAGAGCCAGCGGCTAATGATGCTAAGATTTGAATAATGTGCTCGTATTCTGGTTGCATATTTTAATTTTTAATTACATTACAAAATTATCACATTTTTTATTATATACCAAAAAATTAAATAATTTTTATATTTTTTTAACAATTCAATTATATTTATTGATAGTAGTTTCAGAAATATAATCATAAATATGCCCAATATTCTTTAATTTATATTGCCATTGATATCCATCAAAGTATATTTTTTCAATTGTAACATTTTTTTTATCATAATTAAATTTAATTTCATTATTATATTTAGGATATGTAGTTGGTTTATTTGGTTTAACTACTTCAAATTTAGATTTAATAATTTCATCGGTCAAATTATCACCATATTCTCTAAATTCAATATTTACTATATTATAGTAAGGTTCTTTACATTTATCATAAAAATCTTTATTTATATCAAATTTATCACCAACAAATACAGTTTTTAATAAATAATGATTCTCACTAAATGAACCTATTTCATCAGAATATCCAGAATATTTTTTTTCAATCATTCCTTCAAAATCGTTAGCCCAATTTTTATTTTTTAATGCATAATCATATTTGATAGCATTCTCACGATATTGTTCACGTGTGGTATGAATTTTATATATCTTATAATCTACTACTTTTAGTTCCATATATTTATATTTAATATTATGTACAAAAATACTATAATTATTTCAATTGAGGAATTTAATTATATTTTTTTAATATATAATAATATGAAATACTTAAAATTATTTGAAAATACTACTAATAAGCCTGAAGTAGGAGATTATGTTTCAATAAATAGTAGATATGAAGATTATAAAGATTTTTTTCTTAATTATCCAGGTAAAATAATTAAATTTTATAGTATTGGAAATAATATACATAGCGTTGAGGTATCATATGGTAAAAATATACCTGATAATATGAAAGAATTATTAGGATATATTGAAAAATATGGATATTTTAAAAATTTTCAATATAACGAAATATATGCATTTTCTAAAACCAAAGAGGATTTGAAACTTAAAATTGCAGCAAATAAATTTAATTTATGAAATACATAAAAACATTTGAAGAAATAAATAATACTGATAAACTTGAAGTAGGAAATTACGTCATATGTGAATGGTATGAAGGTCATAATAATGAAAAATATAAAATATTTAATGATTTTATTAATAATAATATAGGTAAACTTGTTGAAATTACTGGTAAATTATTTCCTGGAACTACACATTATATTATACAATATGATAATATTCCATTTGAATTAAATAATTTTAAAATATTTCTATCAAATAATGAATATGGATTTTCTATGAAAGCAATAGATATTATAAAATATTCTAAAAATAAAGAAGAATTAAAAGCTATATTACAAGCAAATAAATTTAACATATGAAATATATAAAAACATTTGAAAATACTACTAATAAGCCTGAAGTAGGAGATTATGTTTCAATAATAAGTAAAAAATATATTAATCATTTAAAAAGATACTATGATGAAAAAGAACTTGATAATTTAAAAGATTATCTTCTTAATCATCCTGGACAAATATATACATTTTTTAATGATGATAGAATAATTGTAACATATGGATTTAAAATTCCAGAAAATGTATTAAAGTTTTTTCCATATGATAAACCTTATGGAGGTTATAATAAAATATTTAATTTAGAGGATATAAATGCAATTGGAAAAACAAAAGAAGAATTAAAACAACGAATAGAAATTAAAAAAAATGCAAATAAATTTAACATATGAAATACTTAAAAAGATTTGAAGAAATAAATAATACTGATAAACCTGAAGTAGGAGATTATGTTATTCTTGATGTGAATAATATAAGTTTTTCAAATTCAGAATTAAAAAAATATTATTTGAAAAAATTAACAAATAAAATTTTTAAAATAATTGATTATGAAACTGGAACTATGGCATCATATACAATTAATTTTTATGATTTTAGTCATACTAAAGGATGGATCATTTATCCAGATGCTATATTAATATTTGATAAAGATAAAGAAATAATTAAACTAAAAAATGCTGCAACTAATTTTAACTTATAGTTCTTTCAGAATTTTTTAATTCCAATAATTATTATCTTTTCTGAAATAATCTATATTATTTTGATATAATAATCCATTTGATAATAATTTTATCATTTTGAAATATCCAAATCTTTTAAATCTTCTATTATCTTGTCCTACTTTATATTTACCTATTTTAAATTTATTTCTATTATATTTTTTAGATAATAGATAATCTTCTGAATGTATAACAGATTCATCAAAGCCACCTAATTTTTTAATAATATCAGTTTTTGTCATAAAAAACAATCCAATTGCAAACGGTTGAATATTAGATAATATTTTATTTAAAGCGTTAAAAGATTTGAACATTATTTTTGCATATTTATCATTTACAATACAATATAATGGAGAAGTCATTAAATATAAATCATTATTTATCATACAATTTAAATATTCATTTATTTGATTATCATTTTCTAATGTTGTATCAGCGTCCATAAATAAAACATAAGGAGTATCAACTAATTTCAATCCATTATTTCTACCTACAGATACTCTACCACCTTCAATTATTTTAATTTTTAAATTATTTTTTAAATTATTTTCAAAACTACTAATTATATCTAATGTGTTATCTGTTGATCCTGCATCAGAAATATAAACAATTATTCCTTTAACATTATTTTGATTATTAATATTAGTTAAAGTGCTTTCTATATATTTTTCTTCATTTTTACAAGGAATAATAATTGTCAATAAATCTTTTATATTAATCATAATATTTTAAAGTGAATTTATTTTTATCATATATAATATATGAACAATTTTCAATCCAATCACCAGTATTTAAATATCTTACATTATTTATAATTTTATCATCAGGAGTGTGAACATGACCGCAAATTACAGTATCACAACCTTTTTTTATTGTATCTGTTATTAAAATTTCTTCAAATTTGTATATAAAATTGATAGCTTCTTTTACATTATTTTTTAACCATTTACTGAAAGATTTTTTATCTAAACCAAATAATTTTCTAATATTACTAATATATTTATTTAAATAAAGAGCGATATCATAACCAATACTACCCAAATGAGCAATCCATTTATTATTCATAACTACAGTATCATATTTATCTCCATGAGTAATTAAACAATTATTCCATATCATTTCAGATATTATATGAATATTACCAAAATCAAATATATAATGTTTTAAAAAATCATCATGATTTCCTGATATGTAATATATTTCTGTTCCATTTTTTGAATATGATAAAATTTTTCTAATTACATTTGTTTGTTCTTGATTCCAGTAATGCTTCTTTTTTAACGCCCATCCATCAATGATATCTCCTATTAAAAATAATTTTTTTGGCTTATAATATTTTAATATTTCTAATAATTCAGTAGCTTTTGTATATTTTGTACCAAGATGCACATCTGATATAAAAAGTGCTTCTATTTCCATATTTTTTATTATTATATATTTAATATTCACTATATTATTAGATGATTTACTATTAAAATTATATTAAATTTATGTTATATAACTATTATATACGCAAAAAAAGTGAATGATTAATCATTCACTTTTTATAAATTATTACAGGTATTTATTTCTACTATGGCATAGTTCAGTTCTTTCTTGGATCCCTCTCTAACTTAGACCTTGTAATCTTTTTAGTCCTGCGCCGAACTTACTAACTTTTTTCAATGGCATCTTAGTTCCACTTCGGTTTACAAATATTATTTCATAACCTCACCAAACCTGTTTATCTCTTGTTGTTATTTCACTAAATGAATAACATGAAGTTATAATAAAAATACTCTAATAATTTATTTTTTAATATAATACTCTAATTTAGAATTATTACATTTTACATGATCAGAATATTCATGCATAAAAATCATGCTAGCACAAAAGAATAAGCATCCAATAATATACATCATTAATCTATTTGATTTACCAAGAAATGCAAATCCAAAAAAAATAACAGAAATAATTCCTAAAAATACTGATAATATTAACATTGTACTCATAATAATATGATTTAATTGTTTAAAAATTTCAAATACAAAGATACCACATATATTTGGTATATGTAGTATCTTAAAAGTTAAATAATAATATTAATAACTAATATGTATTAAAATGCTATTGTGCACAATTGATTTTTTAAGAATATCAATGAAATGAGTTTCATCTTTATCTGTCCAGTGCTTATTTTTTATAACTTCTTTAATATTTAATATATCACTTTCTTTAATTTTAACAATGCAATCATTAAGCTCATTATTTTTAAAATATGATTTTTTATCATTTTTTATTTGACCATATTCACTAATTAAATAAGTTAGTAATTGGTAATTATTTCTAAGATAATAAATTTCTATTACCTTTTTTTCAAAATCTTCAAATATTATTGAATTTTTTGCTTCATCTTCTGTATAATCATTATCTTTATATATAACTGGAGTTATCTCATTATATATATCTTTTGTTTTATAAAATGTTAAATCAAGGCCCATAATTATTATTTTTATATTTTTCTAACCATTAATCCAGTTCCATCTGGTGAATCTACGTTATATATAAGTACAAGATTATGAGATGCTAAATATATAATTAAGTCATCATAATCTTTTTTTGGTACAGAGTAATGTTTTTGTGGATTCGATTTTGTTCCGTCAATAAACCCTTTCTCATATCCAAATTGCCTACCTTTCTCATATGAATCAGTATCAATTTTATATTTTTTAAGAATTAATTCTATTTTTTGCTTATGTATTTTTTCGAATATATAATCAATAAATTTCTTTATTTGAGATTTCATTTAATTCATTTAATTTAAGTTTTCTATATTCAGATAATTTTATAAAAATATGATAATTACTGGTGTATGCAACATTTTCAAATTCTTCAAATTCAAAAAAATGATCATCATTTGTTGTTAGTTTAACATGTAAAGGTTTGAAAAGTTCAATTTTACTTGAACCTTCTTTATTATGAGTACAAATTAATATATCACCAGGTTTTATCATTTAATTTATTTAATTTAAGTTTTCTATAATCAGATAATTTTATGAAAGTGTGATATTCAGATATATAAGTTTTACCTGGATATTCATAAAATTCAAATGTATCTCCATATTTTAAATGTTTAACATGCAATGGAGTAAAAAGTTTTAAGTTAGTGTTAGTGAACCCAAAACTTGAATTATGCTGAGTACAAATTAATATATCGCCAGATTTAATTATTTAATTTATTTAATTTAAGTTTTCTATATTCAGATGGTGTAATAAATATATGACGGTTTTTATAATATAACCTATTTTTATATTCTTTAAATTCAATTCTAAATTGATCATTAGATACTACATGCAAAGGCTTAAATAATGGCAAATTACGAGTGAACGCATCAATTGAATTAATATTTTCAATGCAAATTATTATTCAAATGGTTCTATAATTTTTTTAATATATTTAACTGGTATATCTACTTCACAGCATAAATGATTTCTATTTGATGATTGATCTTGATTTGAGAAATTATCATCATAAAAAATAATACCATCTTTAATCAATTTTTGTACATCAAGTGCTACAATATACGATTTATCATAATATCTAAATAAATCTTGAGTATTATGTAGTATAGGATAAGAAAAGAACAACATCCCTGTCTCAACAAGTGATTTATACTGAGGCTGGTTAATTTTCAGTCCATCATTTTTAATATTTTCTATTCTATCTTCAGTTGTTACATGATACAAAACATCATATTTACTAATATCATGTTGAATAAATTCTTTTTCAAAAGACTCCTCATTAAAAGGTGATATAAATTGTTTTTTCATATTATTTATTTTCAATTAATTCTACTGTATGTATTCCAATATTTTCAACAGAATAATAAAAAAATGTCCAGTTTTTCATTGCGTATCCTATGTTAAATGGTTCTATATCACCAAAATCCTTTATACATGATGGAATGAAAAGTTTTTTTAATTTATCTTTAAAATCTTCTCTATTTGTAACAATTTCAGTAGCATTCATATTATTTCATCATTGTTCTAGCATTGGTTAATTGTTTGATTATATTATCCATAAGATTTATATCGTTAATAGAAATTTTATTAATTTTTTCACGTGCGTCAATCATTATATTATTAAAATTTTCAGATTGATCACTGAAAACATGAGTAGGTAACCATTTGCTTAGTATATCTTCTAATATATCAGAACTTTCATCATCTTCAAAAGGTTCTTCTAATCCTATTATAATATTACCTTCTTCATCAATAGCAATAATATTATCAGATATAGGTTGTAATGTACCGTTACTACCCCAATTATTATAACGGGACATAAATCTCAATTCATATCTGTCATTGAAAATTCTTTGACTTTCAAATGTAAGTGGAAATCCTAGTGAGCAATCATCAAGATCATCATTATCTTCATATGATTTGTTAATGAAATCTATAATTTCATTTCCGTTAATTTTTTTTAAATTAATCATTATCTTCGATATAATAATCTAAATCTAATCCGATATTATCGCAATAGTCACTAAATTTTTCTAAATATTCATCTGATAATATATCACAGCATCCATAATATCCTACTACATCTCCTTTATATTCAAATGATACTACATACAAATTTTTACATTGTATATTATTTTCTTTTGAGAATTTATCAAAAAAATTAAGAACAATATTTACTGACTCTATACTATTTTTGATATGCTTTTTATAAAATATATCAAGAACATCAATTATCATAAATAATTTTTTTGCTTCGAATTCTTCTGTCGTAATAACTGGGTATTCTTTAATTTTTTCTTTCATTTTAATTTTTATTTATTGTTTATTATAATTTTCTTTATTTATTTTTTAATGAATCCTTAGCAATTATATTTATTGCAACAGTTATTGATGTTGCTAGCCACTCTAATCCAAATTCAGTTTCATTTTTAATTTCATTAGCCAACTCTCGTCTGGAGTATACTTTCATTCCAACATGAAGATATTCTACATCTAAATTTCTTGGAGATGTCATTAAATCATTAATCAATTCATTCTTTAATTTTAAAGATAATTCGTTTATATTTTCCATATATTTATATCAATTTTATTGTAAAAATTTTCAATATATTTAAATTCTATAGTATCTAGAATATAATATCCAAAACATCTATTATCATTACTATTTAAAGATGAATCTAAATATTCTATTTTTTTTATTCTTAAATAAAATTTAATAACTTTAATACTTATGCCGTTAAGTTTTTCTTTTATTTTGAACAATTTAACTTTAAGATCAACAAGCTTATTTGAAATTTCATCACAATCATCATTAGCTATGTTCCAATATAATTCTCCTCCCATCATATCTCGAATTTCAACCGCTTTATTCAAATTTTTTTGACCTTCTTCTAATGTATTAAAATTTAACAGTTCACTGAAATTATGCATATTTTATTAATTAGATAAACATTTAAATTCTAATTTTAATCCATTTAATTTTTCAAAAATGAATTTATCTTTATTCCATAAACGTAAAAACTTTTTCCATTTTTTAGATAAATTATTATATTGTGTTTTTGTTAAATGTTTATGAAAAAGTTCAAAATCCATTATATTTAACCAATATTTATTTATAATAATATTCATCTCTATTGATTTTTCAGTAATAAAAATTTTATAAAGTTCTTCAACATTATCTACATTTACATCCCATACATTTTCAATATGGGTATAATCATCGGAATAAGTAGTTGTTACATAAATCATATTTTGTATAGATTATGTTGATGAATATATTTATTTACTGTTTCTGGTACAAAGATACTAATATCTTCTGAATTTGCAACACTATTTCTTATTTTTGTTGAAGATAATGATGATATTTTAAAATCTTTCAAAAAAACAGTATCTTTATTTATAATTACATTACTATTGAGTAATTCAGTTTTCTTATAAATAAAACATTTTTCATTTGTTTCTATATCAAAATCTCTTGGTAAAACTAAAAAAGGGTATTTTTCACATATAACCTTATAACTTTTCCATTTATCTATATCTAAAAAAATATCTAACCCCATTATCATATAATATTTAGTATCAGGATTTAATTTACTTAACTCATTTAATGCATTAATGGTAAATGATGGTAAAGGTAAATAACGTTCGATATGATTTACTGTGATATTAGCATAATTTTCTACAGATAACTCACACATATTAAATCTATCATTATAATCAGCTAAATCATGCTTAAATGGATTTTGTGGCGAAACTACTAATTGCACTTCATCAATATAATCTAACTTAGATACACATTCAGCTACCTTAATATGTGTATTATGACAAGGATTATAGCTACCAAAAAAAAGTGCGATATTTTTCATTTTAATATGTTATTATATTTTAAATATTCATCAAAGGCTCCAATCCAAGCTAGTACATCTTCTTCATATGATGTGTCTGGATCATAATAATCTAATTTAACTTTTGATGACATATCATCAGAAAAAATCAAATCATATTTAACATTCCAACTTAAATTGGAATTTATAATTTCATGAGCTTCTGAGTTTAAATCTATTAATTCTCCTATTTTCATATTATTTATATCTATGATTTGATAATAAAGTTATAAATAAAATTATAAATGAAATAATTCCTAATACAAAACAAAATGATGAAATCGCTAAATGTAAAAAACTAAAAGGTGATTTACTGCACGTTGCTAATAAAAAGAAAAACAACCATGTAGTCAATATACTATATTTGACTTCCCAAATAATTGCAAAATATGACATTAAAAATTTTTTCATAATTTAATTTATTTCTTCAATAGTTATTTTAACTTTTTTGCCTATAAATTGATCAAAATTTTTATGCTCTAAATTTTCATCCCAAGAACAAAGTTTGATATACATACCATTATCTTCACCTTCAGTTAAATCAATATGAAAGCATTTAAATTGGTTTCCATCTTCTATTTCAAGATCTTTAATGTTTAAGTTATCTTCAAATGATAAAAATGCTTTTTTTATTTTTATTTCATCTATAACTTCTAAATTACTTTCGAATACTGCGATATTTGAATAATGATAAATTTCACTAATTACTTTTTCATCTGGTTCAACTATATATAATCTACCAGTTAAAGGCATATCATTTGTTACCACTCCAACAATTTTACCTGTTCCAATAAGTAATTGCTCATGATATTTTACTCTTGTGCCTTGTTTTAATTCTTCCATTTTTTATTTAATTTATAAATTATTTCAATTTGATTAAAGTCATCTAAAATATAAAAATATGTATCATTATTATACATATAAATAGATAGCGTATAAACATCATTCGTATAAAAACAATCAAAATTTATATTATTACTATATCTTTCAAGTTTTTCATTCATATAAATGTATACTTTAGGCATATTTAATGCTAAAGTTATTCTTTTATTATCTTTATCTATATACAATTGACCATTGACTTTTTGCCAAGATTGCCATTCATATAGAGTATAACAATTTTCATATTTTACATTATTTACTCTTATTTTTACGCTATCAATAGAATATTTATCAATAGAATATGAATTTGAAAATATTCCAAATCCAAGTATAAGAAGAATTATAATTTTTTTCATATTCATATTCTATAATTTTATTTTACATCATTAATTAATCCATCTGTTTCATTATAAGATTCATTAATATCAACATCAGGCGTTAACACTGTTGATTCATCTACATCGTTTTCAGGAATTTCATGTTCTACATATGAATTAATTCCTACTTCATTTACTCCTATACAATAAGTTGCTTTTTCCATTTTTATTTTAAATTTAATATTTTTAATTTTTTTAATCTAATTTCTTTATTATATTTTTTCATATAATTTTCAATATTATTAAATTCTTTTTTAGTAAGATAAATATCAATTTTATTTTTATTACTATTAATATTTGTAACATGATAACTAAGCTCATTATTTTTAAATGATCCACCTCCATCACAAACTAATCCTAATGGCTTTAAAATTTTATCATCTATACTTCCACTATCAACTCCCCACACCATATTTATCATATTTAATTTATCATATTTAAAAAATCCAGGACATATAATTATATCATCATCAGGATTATCATTCTTATATCCACAATTTGTACATTTAGTACCATCGTAGAATCTATATGAACCACATTTTGGACATTTTGAATCTGATTCCATAATTTAATTTTATATTATATAATATTAATTACTATTAGAAATTTATAATCATATATTTCTATTTCATTCATATTAAATTTTAATTTGTTCTTTTCTTTTTAATGCTATTAATTTTCATCTTAACGTCTAATGCAGTTGATAAAGAAGCTAAAAAAAGAATTGCAGTAGGAATAAATATTACTGGTAATAATATTGTATGATAACATAATGCAGCAATTATAATACTATAAATAATATCAAATATAATAATTCTTTTCCAATCGTTATGATTTTTCCATAATTGAAAAAATGTAAGATCAGAATAATCTTGATAAAAAATTTCTTCTTTCAATTCTTTTTCTTTTTCTTCAATTATATTCAATTGCTCTTGCAATTCTTCCTTTGATAATTTAGTTTCCATATTTATTTATGTTTAATTTTTTATTTGGTTTATATTTTTATTTAGTTATTGTTTCACTTTTTTTGTTTTTATTTTTAATAGTATTTTTCAAAAGATAAATCCAATATATTATAGCAATTGTATCAAATATAAAATACTTAATATTAATTTCAGCGCCTATTAAATAATATGATACAAGATCAATTAAATAAAATGACATTAATAATATCACGAAAAAACATAAGAATATTTTTAATTTTTTACCTTTTTTCATTTTATATATTTTTGTAATAAATTATTGCAGTTAACTTTCCAATCTATCATTTTATCATTTAATATACATATAACATTTGTTTCCGCATTAATAAAACTCATAGCAATATCATCATCATCAAGATGCCAAATAAAATCTGAATTATCTAAAAAAAATTTATGTTTATCTGTCATATTAAGGAAATGAATATTATTTTTATTAATTCCTAATTTTTCAACTACTTCAAACAAATAATCATTTGTGTATGCGCATTTAGTTGTATTTTCAAATCTATCAGTTACAATATGAACTTCTATTCCTTTTTCGATCAATAATTTTGCATAATCCTGAATATTAGTTTTTGATAATGTACTATCAAAATCGAATGAAACTTTTTTATTTTTATGTTTGTTCATCAGTATCATTATTTGATTTGACTAATGCAATTATAAGATATGGTAATAAACTATAACTAAAAAATATCAAAAATAATACTCTTATTAATAATTTATCAATATCAAAATAATTTGACAATCCAGCACACACTCCACAAAAAATACCATGCTCCCTATCTAAATTAAATTTTTTCATATTATACATTTATTTATTTTATTTAACTTATTTTTTCTATTTTCAGATTGAGTTATAAAATCTTTTTCTGTATATGAATATTGTGGATGCTCATCAAGACATATAAAATTTGCAGAAAATCCTACCATATGATAATCTTTTACTGTATATGTTTTACCTACATATAATCTTGGACTCCCCATAAAGGCTCCTCTTGTGTTACATATACAAACTACTTTATCCCCTTGTTTCATAATATAAATTAATAAATCCATAATATAGCTTACAAAGATACAACTATATTATGGATTAACCAAATAAAAAATTCAATATTTTATTATTATTTCAAAAATTCAAAAAAAGTTTTTTCATCATCACAAACTTTTCAGTTAAATAAAAAATTATTTTTTTGAGTATGTGATTTCATATTTTTAAATTTTTGAAAGAAAGGTTGGATTCGAACCAACATAAATGAATATTTTTTATATAAACGCTTTTTTGGCTTTACTAGTCTGACCTTTTGACTTACTTTCTTTAATTAATATTATTTAGTGAAAATGTGGGAGTTGAACCCACATACTAATGCTTTTTTGGCTTAGATCCGTCTTTTCATTTTTAAATGTAGTTAGGATAGGACTCGAACCTATATAAGAAATAATCTTTGAGCTACCTCACTAATGGGACTTTTACCCAAACGTCTAACCTTTCCGCCACCTAGCTATCTCCACCTGAGAATACAATGAATAGATGTAACCAATGTTTTTTTACTTTGAAAAAAACAACTTAATCGTCTTACTGAATTAAAAAAAGTCACCTAAAATGGGGGAATTGGTTATTCCTTATCCATTTAGCACTATTAAACTATAGCACAATCAGTATCATTTTTTACGTAAATAATAAATCGTTAAGCTTCTCTAACTTAATTAATTGATAGTTAAATTAATAACTCACAATCATAAACTATATATAAAATTTTTAAATTTGCAATTTGCAAATTGCAAATATTATTTATAATTTATTCATCCTCAATAATTTAATTCCTCTTTTTCTATTAAATATTCAATGATATCGTCGTTCAAATATTCAGTAGATTCAAATGTATCGCCTGCATCTGAATGTTTTTTTCCTAATAAATATGATTTTTTTAGATTTTCTTTATTTGGTACATCACAAAAATCTATTTCATTTTTGAATCCTAATATATAAAACTCAAGTAATCTATTTTTTAATTTATCTGTTTTCATAATTCATTAATTTTTTCAAGTTTTGTTTTTCTTAATTCTTTTTTTTCGTAATATAAAAAGGTATATATTAAATATTCTTTAGTATTTGATTGTGTGAATTGTTTAATTTCAGGTTTATCATATTCTATCCAATGATTCAATTCATACTCAAGTTTAGTAATAGTATCAGCATATGCAAGTCTGGTACCGAAATAGTAATTAAATATTTTAATTTTCATAATTTATATATTTAAAATGTAACAATATTCTGGCAAGGAGTCAATATATGTAACAGATGAATTTATATTTGGTATTTCATGATGAACTATTTTATCTGTGTGGGTATGACCGCAAATTTGATGACAATTCTTTAATGGTTTAGTCCATGATTCAGTTTTATCAGCCCACAATGGACCGCTAACTTTATTATATCCACCACGTACATATCCGCAATCAAGTAAGCATTCTAACTCAAATTCAAATGCTAAATTTAATTTATCTGATATAGTACCTTCAAAATCAGAAACTTTTTTAAATTCTATTAAAAAATGGTCATACCATCCACGATGAATTCCTGCATGGGTCCAAATATAATTTTCGTATTGATAAGATAATTGAAATAATTTTAAATTATTATGAAATATTTCATATAAATCAAAATGCATTTCTGCTCTATATCCAGAGCAATGTCCTAAAATATTCATACTAGGTGGTCGTATAGCATATTGATAATCATGATTACCTAATAATAAAATAACTTTATCTGGATATTTTTTCTTAAATTCAATGATATCTAATAAATTATTTAATATTGTAATATTACTTAGATGATATTCATCAACATAATCTCCTACAAATATTATTTTATCATATTGAGAAATATCATCTACAAATTTTTTCCATGAATCAAATCCGTGAATATCCCCTATGTTTAAAATTTTCATTTTTTTAAAAAATTAGAATAATTTCTATTCGTTATGTTACATGCTATAATATTGGCATCTTCATCTATATCAAATTCACCAATTTCAATTGTATTAACAACTGTTTCTATATTCTGATTATCTTCAACATCAATAATCATTTTAACATTAAATTCGACTTCTATTCTTTTCATTATATTAATATAAAATGATCATTTAAATAATCTTCAGAATATGCACCTAATGATGTTTCAATTTCATTTACATCAAATATAATATAATCATTCATTTTAACTGATTCACTCATTGTACCATATTCTCCATTATGAGTTATTATTAAAATTTTATCGTCATTATCAACATCTTTACTTGCATTTAAAGTATCTTGATGTTCTTTATTAAATGATTTTACTGCATTATTAATTTCATCAATAATTGAAAAATCACCAGTCCAATGAAACACTAAAATATCTTCTAATCTTCTATATCTTTTCATATTTAAATTGTTATTTCTTTTATTATCACTTTAGTATTACTATTCATAGTATTCATTCGTTCAGAAAATGATATATCATGCTCCATGGAATGCTCTAAATGATTAATATTTCTATGTCCAGTATCTTCTAAATCTACTTCAAATCCAAATTCTTTAAGAGCTTTTACTATTGCTAGTGTAACAGCGGATTTGCCGATTGCAGTTGCTCCCTCCACTTTGACTGTAATATTATTTTTATTCATTTTTATTCATTTAATTAATTAATTTTTCTTGATTTTTCATCTACATATATAAATATTCCTAAATATATAAAAAATGCTATTATTGATAATCCAATATGTAATTTATCATTTGGCTGATAATATATTAAATAACAAAATAAACCAGTTAGAGACATTAGCATAAACAACATAAAATATAATAGTATTCTCATTATTTTTTAATTTTTCTTTATTTTTTATTTTTATATAAAAAAAAAGTTAAATATGATAAAAATAATACTGATATAACTATAGTTTGAAATTTGAGATCAAATGGATAAGATATTAGATACCCTAAAATACCACATAATATTATCAGAATAAATACATTAATATATTCTAATTTTTTCATATTTTTAATTATTTATATAATTTAATTTGAATTCATATTCAGGTTTATATTCAGGTATATTTTCATTAAATATAGGAAACTCAATATTAAATTTAGTACTATCTGATTTCAATAATTCACATCCTATTATAAAATAAGATTCATTTTCACTAATAGTATCATTACTATTTATTGTACTATCAGAGTTGCTTTGAACATATAAAATATAATCATTTTTAATTCCTATAATTTTTTTCTTAATTTGAATTGTATCTTCAAATGGATTATCTTTATTAAGAATATAAATCCAAGTTTGCCCAACTTCAATATTTGGGTCAACAGGATTCATTACATTTAAATAATAATTCAATTCTGTATTTTGACCAATTTTAGTTCCAAATTGGAATGCCATAAATGCTAAAAATGCTACACCAATAACAATTAATGCATGTTTAAATGATGATAATGATCTATTTTGTTTATATTCATAATAATCTTCTTTTTTTATTTTCATTTTAATTTATTTTTTTTATTTGATAAAATATTAAAATCTAATATTTGATAATCCATATTTTTCAAGTAAATTATAAAAACCTATCCATGTAAGGAAATATTCATCTTTATCTTTACATGATTCATAACAAACACATATTTCTTTATCACTATCTAATATTGGCTTAGTAATACGAATACATGGTTTGGAACTACTATATGTCATAACAAAAATTTCAGTTGGAGACTTTTCAATCATAAGTTTTTTTATCTCATGATATGTTAAATCAATTTCGATCTCTCTTGTAACTAACTCAGTTCTTACTAATCTATTATCTTTCATTTTTAATTATATCTTTATATATAAAATATTATTTATTTTTTAATTCATATTGGTAAAGAATACGGTGAGTATGTATAAATATTTACATCAATATCTATTATACCACCATGTTTAGTTTCAAAATAATTAAATATTGACATCTCAGCTTCAAAGAATGAATCATATTGATATTTAAAATTATTGTAAATAATATTTGCTGGAGTCCAACCAATAAAATTCTTTTTATATACAACAAAATTAGTAATATTATTTTGATATGTGTGAACTTGTTTAATTATTTTAAATTTTTCCATTTTTATTTATTTCTTCTAATTTTTCTTTTCTTAAATTCATTGGATCAATAGTACATAATTTATCTAATTCTAATAAAACTTTATCTCTTTCTTCTTCTGTATCAAATTCGACTTCTAATTCTGTAATACCATCTGGTACGTCACGTTCAATTACAATAAACCAACGATCATTTTCTTCAACTGTAGTAGGATAATATGCAAATATACTATCAATTTTTAATCTATAATCACCTATTTTAATTTTATCTCGTTCTATTATCATTTAGTTCTTCTATTTTTAATTTTCTTATATAATTATGAGCATTTAAAACTAATAATGAATCTAATTCAGCTAATGATTTTTCACATTCTATATTATTATCAAAATCTATTTCAATATCATTTATATCATCTAGTGATCTTTGAATTATAATAGTTTTATCACCTCTACCAATATAATAGCATAAAATAGTATCTATATTAATTCTCATATATCCTATTTTAATTATATTTCTATTTACCATAAATCTTCAGATGTTAATACACTACCTATTAAATCTTGTTTTAACTGATCATTTGATTTAACTAATTCTAAAGCTTCTTCTCTATTAAGAAATCTATTTTTTGTAGTTAAAAATCCTTCAACAGTCAACATTCCATATTTTTCAGCAGGATAAATTTTATTTGTTTGCTCATATATGCAAGGATGCCGTACGCTATTATAGCAAATTCCTTTATCTATATTATATGGCTTATAAAGATAATCTATTCCATCATCTATCCAATTAGAAGCGCACATAACATATTCTATTTTACCATTATTAAGGTGTTCTTTTAATCTTTTTTTATCAATCATTTTAATTATAATTAGGATATATTATTGATTCAAAATAATCAGTTAATTTTTCTTTTATATTTTCAATAGCTTCATCTAATGTAATAACGCTAAATAAAGTATTTGAAAAATATTTTTTAAAATGCTCATCATATTGTTCATCAGACATATCTTTAAAAAAATGAGTTAACTCACGATTTTTAATATAACAATCTTTAATATTTATATCACAAAGTTCAATTGCTTTATTTTTATCTGAAAATACTTCAACTATTTCAGACATACACATATCATATAATACCCAAGTTTCATTTAATTTCATAATATTATTTTAACCAATAATTACTTTTTTTAATTCCTTTAACATTCATCATTTCTAAAAATTCATTTGGAAATTCTGTACCCCATGCAAATGCAACATCACAATGAGAATCTTCAGAAAAATTAGTTATACTATAAGATGTAGAAAATAATAAAGGATCTTCTCTTCTTGCTAATGCTTGTTGGACTTCAAGGTTTAATGTTTTAATTTGTTCAGCTTGCTGAATAGCTAGTTGTTGCTGACGAATTTGTTCTTTTGATATTTTTTCAAGTTCTGACTGAATTCTACAAATATTTTGTTCTATTCCTTTTACTTGCTCTTTTAAAACTTTTGTTGAATTTTCAAGTGCATCTACTCTATTACCAAGATTTACCATAGTTTCATACATACTTCTGAATAATGGTAAATTCATACCAACATTCATACTAACCATTGATAATGAACTAGGAAAATAAACATCATAGTATTTTTGAGATTTTACATGTTTTTCAAAATCATAAAATCCAATTGGACATAAAATGTAAAAATATCTTTCTGAATTTGCAAATTTATAATTGTTAATTGCAGATTCAATATCTACAGATTTTCTTTTTGGATCACAAGTTAAAATTGAATTTTTTGCTAATTCTAATGGAATTATCATAAATCCAAATGTTTCTGCTATTTCTACGATAGAACTAAGTTTTGAATTTAATCTTGAATTTAGATATTTATTATAATTTTCATCTGTTTTAATTAAAATTTGATTATATTTTTCACTTGATGATCCATTATATCTACAACCAGATTTAATTTCTTCAACTTCTAAATCATATTTAATTAAATTATCTGGTACTTTAATATTAAAGTTTTTTAATTCTCTTAATATACTATTATAATTATTTACTTTATCCGTGATTTCATATCCTAAATGTTTGAAAATTTCTTGTTTAGTAGAAAAATTAGTTTTAGAATTATCAGAATAATAGTGACTATGGGTATCAATAATTTTAACTTTTTCTAATACTCTCAATGTTAATATAAAATCCTTTATGTCAGATTCTATTACATTAAGTTTATTTAATAATCCAAGTTTATCAACTTTTTTTGTTGATGATACTGTTGTTGTTGGTGTTACATTTAATAAATTCATATTATTATTATTTTAATTAAACATGAAAACAATTTTTTATTGATTTCAAATACAAAGATAATAAAAAAATTCAAATACACAAATTATTCTCAACTATTTTAAATATTAATTTTATTACAATAATGATAATATTTTGATAATTGTTTTAACTTATCTTTTCTAATATCAATTTTAGCATTATATTCTATTGCATTTTTATATTTATTTTCATATTCATTTAATGATTTCATAATATTAACATAATTATTACAATCATTAACCGATTTTATATGTACTGTTTTAATATTATTTTCAATTGTAATATGCTCCTTTTCAAATTCAGTTAACTTATTTTTATAATAGTTAATCTCGGATAATATAATATTTACTTTAATCATAACTTTTTTATTTTTATACCATATAATATAGAATGGAAATATTAGATATTAAATTTAGAACTGATGGTTTAGAAAAAAAACTATCAAATTTATATCCTTATCAATTCGAGATTGACGGTATATCTGTGGCTTCATATGAAGGCTTTGTACAGTCTTTAAGGACTCCAGATATACAAATTAAAGAGAATATATGGAAACTATCAGGGTTTGAAGCATGGAAAGCTGGTCAATATTTAAATTGGGTAGATAAGCAAAAATTATATTGGATATCTACTCCAATTGATAGACAATCCGAAGAATATGATAATTTAATAACAAGATCTTATGATTGCTTATTTGAAAAAAATGAATATTTTAGAAATAGTTTAAAAGAATCAATACCTTATAAATTAGAACATTCTATTGGAAAATCTGGAAAAACTAATACATTAATAACAAAAAGTGAATTCTTAATTCAATTAAATAGATTAAGGTCCAAATTCACAGAAAGAACATATTTTAATTTACTTGATTTGTTCTGATTTATAAAAATTTCTAAATCTTTTAAATTTTCATAAGAAATAACCTTTAAATTCTTGTCGTAATAAACTGCGGTATAATCCATAATTTATTTTTTAGAATTTAAGTTTTTATTTGATATTGGTGGTTTAAATCCACCAATTCCACTATTTCTGTTTTTACCAAAAATAGTAGATATTGCTAAAAATATAAAAAATATCGCAAGCGGAATGCATATGCATAATATTGTTATATCATCCATGATTTAATTATTTAAATTTAATTGTTTGTAATTTTTATTCATTAATCCATAATAAATTAAATAATCAATAAGTCAATAAATATTTAAATCATGACTATCAATATATTCATCATATTCCAAATTTTCTTTATCATTATTCATAATTCTATAATAAGGATTATCTACATTAGTAACTATAATAACATCGCATTTTTTATTGTGATAATTATAAAATTATAAATATTTCTATAATTTTATATATTTTTTACAACTCTGTAAATAATTTCTTTATTTTGTTCCATAATATATTATTTATCTAATTGTATCTCCAATATCTTTTGTTTTTGCTATAATATCAATTAATTCTGATTGTGAATCATATTCTTTAATTATATTATTGGCATCTTTAACTACAATAGAATATATAGTATCACTAGAATAAAATTTAGATCTAATATTAGTAATTACTACTGGAGATTTCAACTGATTAATGGAATATTCTACATATTGATCATAATTATCAAACTCTTGTCCATCATAATGTATTTTATTATTACAGCTAAATAATAAAATGCAACTAAATAATATTAATTTTTTCATATTTATAATTTTTTAATTTAATTTATTATAATGTTATTGGTATTAATTTTTCTGGAATATATTTTTCTGGAATATTTATAATATAATATAGGAAGTTATAGTTAGAAAATGGATCTGGACATTCTCCTATAGAAAGTAAAGAGTTAATATTTAATTCGTAATTACTATAATAAACAAATTGTAATGTTGGAGTAATTATATTGTTATTGATCTTTATTCTAACGCTCTTCATTGGCAACTCAATTAATCTATACATACCATCTACGTTTCCTAAACATCTAACCATCAATTCGGTTTTTTCTTTAGAGTTATAAATCCCATAAACCAATAAAAAACTACCACTTGCTGATTTATTTGATACTTCAGTTTTAACCATTTGTCTTAAAACAACTGGTTTTGTCACATATGTTTTATATTTTTGACAAGACAAAAATAATACACTAAACAATGCACATAAAAATAATTTTTTCATATATTTATTTCTTTAATGTAATTTTTCCATTTATATTCAATAGTTCTCCAATTTTTCCTTTCATAACTATCATCTGAATATTCATAATATTTCTTACTATTAACATATTCTTCATAATCATTTACAATTCCTACCTTTCCTTCTACTACTGTTTTTCTTTTATATTCTTTTCTTTCAAAAATATAATCAGGTTTTATTTTTTCGATTTTTTCGATTTTTTTATTAACTGTATAAGTTTTTTCAATAATCTCATTGCCTACAATAGTATATTCTGTATTAAATTTATTAAGATATGATAAGTGAGGATTAGAAAATAACACAACATATATCATTAACTGTGTGTGCGTTTCATCATCTAATTTATCACAATTAATAATTTCTATTTCTTTCATCAAACTAAATGCTTGAATTCTTTTTATTTGTTTTTGTTCTTCATCAGAATAACTATAAAACTCTTTTTTCATATATTTATTTAATTAATTAAAACCAAGATCTATGTGTTTCTTCTATTGATTCATGTCCATCATCTTCTTCTCTAATATACCATTCAACATCATCTGGAATTTCAACAATTTTTATTTCGTCAGGTTTTATTTCTTCCACTGCTTTAACTAAATTTACATCATCTCTTAAAATTTCCATTTGATCAAAATAATTTTCTTTATCAAAAATGTTATTTTCATTTGTTAATTCTTTTCCTAAATCATTAAATGAAGTATAAAAATAATCATCAGCATCTTCAATTTTTTTATATTTAGTGATATTTAAATAACTATAATCTCTGATATAAAAATATGGTTTACCCAAATTTGAAAGTTCGAAATATCTACGTATAACTTTTGTTGATAATGAAAAAGTACAACCATTATTACTATTTACTATTACTATTTTTTGCATATTTTTTATAATTTTTCTAATTTTTTTAATTTTTCTTTTCTAATAACGCTAACAAGTATTTTTTTACCAAAATCAGATAATATATATTTATCAGTATATTCTGAAAAATATTTATCAACTAATGAATATTTTATTAACTCTGGTATTAAATAAAGTGTACCGTCACAATTTCTTATTTTAAATTCTTCAACAAGATTCAAATATAATGAATTGCCTATAAAATCAGAGATAGATTGATATTGTGGATCTTTATATTCAGCACTACCATTCTCATAAATATAAATTAATAATTTATGAGCATCATGACTAATATTATTAATAATATTTCTGCTATTTATTATATTTTGCATATTTTTTTCAATTTTTCTATTCTTTGATATTTTATATCTAATTTAAATTTTTCTTCTTCTATATAAAAACCAGGCGGATACTGTAATATTACATAATATTTTTTTCTATTTTTCACATATCCAGTACGTTCAATAATATAAGAATTATTTATTACAATTAAATTATCATATGTTTCTAATGCAATTACTACATCACCATGTTTAAACATTTTTTTATATTTTATTTAAATTTTCTAATTTAATTCTTCTACAATTATTTTCTAACATTTTTTTACCTATTTCAGTTAATATAAATGTAGGATGCCATGCAAAATTATTACTACAAACTAAATTATGTATCTCAAGTCGATTAAATAATAAGTTCCATTACAATTTCTATGTTTAAATTGTTCAACTGTAATAAATTCATTATTAGATTTTATAAATTTATCTATATTTTCAAATTCATAATCACGATATTCTGCTTGTTTATGCTCTTTAATGTACATCAATAAATTAAATGCTTCATCACTAATTTTAAATTTAAATTCTACCATTGTAATTCACTAATATTAAATGTATTATAAAAAAGATGCAAGATCATGATATATAATATAAATATATAATATCTTCCCGTAATTTGTTGATTATCAATTAATTAAATATTCATTGTTAATGACCTTAAAACTTATTGATGAATCAATTGATTTAAATACACTTCCCTCCCTTTTTGATGAATTTGTTAATACAGATTTGCCTTCAACATGTTTTAATATTTCATCAATAGTGCCAGGTAATTTATAATAACTACAAATTAAAGGAACCGTGTCAGCATTTAATACATTAGTTACAATATCAACGAATGTATTATAATCTTCCAATTTATATTCATCTATATTAAAAACTCTAAAATATTTTATTGTTTTATGGCTTAATTTATAGTTATTGCCTTCTATTCCTGAACCAATTAATTCACCTTGAACAGCAATATTTTTACCATATATTCTTAATTTCTCTTCAATATTATTTTCAATTGCAAATTTCCAAAATAAATTATTTGGATTTCTTTTAAATTCCCAGTTTCTACCACACACGCCAAATACTCCATTATGTAAATACATAGTGGTAGATTGACCATCAAGTTTCTCTGTTTCATAGAATATTACATTATCTTTTTTCCATTCATCGAAATCATCAGATAAATTTTGTGCGCGTTCTTCATTTGTCTTCAATATGAATGAAGGAATAGGACCAACAACATCAGCTTTAAGTTCATCAGGTATTGGAACTTCAAATTTTACAACATTTAGATAATCAGATACATCATCACCTTCTGTCAATTTAAATATATGACAAGGTGTATCATTTAAAATATCTAATGACATTATTAGTCCACATGAAAATTGTTTGCGTAATTTGACCGTTCTCAAGAGGAAACCTTCTTGTTCATCAGTTTTTCTATATGAACTATTTCTAAGAAATTCAAATTCTTCTCTAATAGGTAATAGTGAATCAATTTCAAAATAAACAACTTTGTCACCTACTTTAAATTCGTCTTTTTTAACTACTACTTTCCAACCTTTTATGCGTGCAACCTCTATTCTATCTGCTCCTTTAATTGGTAATATGTCTTTAATTACCTGAATTGTTGCTAATTTTCTATCTATATTCATAATTTGCTTCTATTATATATTCTTTTATTTGGTTATAAAGTAATCTATCTGGTTCATATAATTTTGATTCTATATCATTAGAATCATTTATTTTTATGAAATCTTTATTAATTTCTTTTATTATAATAATACTTTGATGATCATATCTACCAGATTTTGCTTGAATTATATACAATAATCTTGCTTTATTACCTATTGCTTTCTTTTTATATAATATTAAACCACATTGTTCAATAACAGCATTATAATTAATATCATTATTGTGATTGTGCTCTTTCATATCTCTATTTTAATTGTGAAATATAAGAGCAACCGTTATCTAATCTATATGTTAGTTTAGTATCATATTTTTTTTCATATGCTGAAATATATCTTTCTAATTCTTCTATATTATTATGTAGATAAATAATTTCCTCAAATGGTTTTGTATAGTATATTCCAAGAAATTGATCATTCCAAGATTCAATGCACGTTTCCATCCACATTTTTTTAAATTCTTTATCAAAATAATCTTTTGCCATAATAATTATTATTTAAAATAAATTCTTTTGTATTCATTATTAAAATCAAAATATAGAAATTCACTTATATTACCATTTAGTTCACTATCTTTATATAAAAAATCAAATTTATCTGAATTTTTTGGAAATCCAATTCCAAGTTCTTTCTCCCATTCTTTTGATAATTCAATAAAATCTTTCCATATCATAACGCTAGTGTCTCCTTGCCCATCATAAAAAACAAATACTAATCTATTTAATTGTTCTTCTGTGAAATTATCAAGTTCATCTTTTGTTATATAAATATTTTTCATTCTTTATTTAATTCAATAAATGATTTAATCGTATTTCTGTTATTATAGACTGATTTTGGAACCATGTTTTTTAGCTCAGGAGAATTGCTCAGTATAGCTTTTCTAACTTCGGTAGCAGATACACCATCTTCAACAGTTCCTCTTGCTAATAGCACCAGAGATACATTATTTTTGAACATAAATCCTGGAAACCATTTAGTGATGATTTCAAATCCATCTGAATAATACATAGTGAAACAACTATCTTTAATTTGATCTACTATTTTAGTATAAAGATAAAAACCCCATTCAATAGAATTATCACTTTCTGAAGTTAAATCATCTAATGGTATTATTAAACATTTATCAATCAACTTAGCTTCTTTTAATGCATCTTTTAGCATTTCAATTCTAATGCTAACTGGAATTGGATTTCTTGAGTCAACTTTATCCGCACTTCCAACTAAAAATACTACATTTTCATTTTCATCATATGCCTTTTTAATTAATGCCATATGACCATTATGTACTGGCTGAACTCTTGCTAATATTACTCCGAATTTATTCATATATTTTTAATTTTTTTAATTTTTTTTTTCTAATTTCTGATACTGTTATTAAATTTTTTGGTTCAAAATAATACATTGGAAGTTCATATAAAGAAATAATGGTGAAATTATCGCTAAAATAATCTTTGATTGTAAAAATATTATATCTATTATCTGTTATATATTTATGATGTTCATAAAAATAATCAGTAAATAAAACTTTATCTCCTATTTTCATTTATTTTTAATAATTTTCTTTTTCTTAATTTACTTCCAACTAAATCTTTTTTTATGATAACTTTCATATCATGATTAATCCACATGGTTGATATATTAATAGGTATACCGTCAACTTAAACTTATACAAATTTGTACTTGCTGTGACGTTTGAATTTCGTTTGATGAAATTCTTTATCCGAACACACTATTCTTTAATAATTTAAAGAAATCGTAGTCGCTTTTAATTATTTAAACTACATAACGAACAACCATTTTTAAGACTTATTATAGTCCGTTGTTAAGATGTATTTAAAAGTGTATTAATCGTTCTATGTTTACTGTAATCAATATTATTGATATGTATAACGATTAAAAGTTTCAGTTTGATTTTTAATCAAACTTATTACTTTTATGATTTTACGTTAGTTAAGTTTTTAACTAACAACCATTTTATCATGACATCAAAGAACTATTTGTTTAATTATATTTAATAGTATAATATTTTAAAAAAGTTTATTTTATTTACACTTTTTTATATTTTTATTTAATTTTTTTGTAACGGAATCTTTACCTTTTGGTGCTTTATATTTTATAAGAAATCTTTTAACTGATTTTAAAGAATAATAATTACTAGTATATTCATATTTATAAAAATTGAAGTCATCTTCTTTTTCCCATCTTAATAATTCACAATTCCACCAATAACCATTTATATTAATTGAAAATGGTCTTTTGAATGAATATTTAATTCTCGCCCCTTTTTGCTTAGTATATGTTATTTTCATGAGTATTTTAAATAATTATTATAATGATGACAAAGATATAAAATATAAATGATTTAGATATTAATATATTATTTATTTTATTGATTTTTAACTTTAAATATTAAAATCTTTATATAATTTTTTAAGTTTTTCTTTTCTACATTCTTTAATAGATAAATATTTATTAATTCTATGATAATTTTCTGCATCTTCATTGATTGATATTAAACCATTTTCATAATCATAATCATTCACTATCATATCATTATAATTTGATGAATATGATATAGTTTTTATATAATCACAGAATGTGAAAATTTTGTTAGTTGATATTTCTAATAACTTATCTCCTGGTTTGAACATAATTTTAATAGTTTTTGTTTTCTATATTCTTTTAATGTTATAAATCTATTTTCATGATATTCAAAATCATTTTCTAATATAATATAATTAAAATGATCTGATTGATATGTAAAGCATAGTTTAATTATATAAATATGGTTTAATAATAATTTTCTCATACTATTATCATCTAAATAAGAATTATCAATACAAATTACTTTATCTCCTGGTTTTAACATAATTTTAATATTTTTTGTTTTCTATATTCTTTTAATGATATAAATCTATTAGAATTAAATTCAAAATTATATTTTTCTAATATCATACCAATATAATTATTTTCTGTATCATAACTAAAAATATCTTCAATTATATAAATATTATTTAATTGTAATAGATTTATATCATATAAATAAGAATTATCAATGCAAACTACTCTATCTCTTATCTTGAACATTCTTCTAATTTTTTTAGTTTTTCTTTTCTCATTAAAATTTCTATATTTTTACCAGTTTTTTTATAATAAATATCTTTTAATTTTTCAATATTAATTATGAAAATATACAGGTTCGAATTCATTTTTTTATCTATGAAAAAAACATTAGTAGATGATTCAATGCATATTATATAATTATTATCAATTATATAGTTAGTATCAAAACATTCATGGGTTTTTCTAAGATTTAGATTTTCTATATAATTAACAAGACTTGATTCACTTATCATTTTTATTTAATTTTAATAATTTTAATTTACGATATTCTTTTAATAGCATAAAACAATTATAATTATATCCATATTTTATATCTTTGAAACAAATAATAAAATTTTCACTAAATAATTTTTTATATCTTATATCTTTATATTCTGTAACTTCTAATATTGTATTAGGTAAATTGTATTTTTTTCTATATTGTTGATCAATGCAAACTACTTTATCTCCTGGTTTGAACATAATTCTATTTGTTTGAGTTTTTGTTTTCTATATTCTTTTAATAATATAAATCTCTCTGAATAAAATGTCTCATTACAACATTCTTTTATTTCAACTCTTGATCTACCAAAACTTGATCTATCAAAAACTGAAAAATCTATATTAATTGTATAAATATTATATTTAATTAGGTTTACATTATAATTATTATTATTATATTTTTTAACATCAATACAAACTACTTTATCTCCTACTTTGAACATATTTCTAATAATTTTTGTTTTCTATATTCTTTTAATGATATGAATCTGTGTGAAAAATACATACGTTTACATTCATATAATACAACTCTATCTGTATTGCTACCTGAAATTTCTGCAATTCTATTTATTGTATAAATATTATATTTAATCATTTCTATTATAGATTTATCATTATAAAAATATTTATCATTAATACACACTACTTTATCTCCTGGTTTGAACATAATTCTATTTGTTTGAGTTTTTCTTTTCTATATTCTTTTAATAATATAAATCTAGTATTATAATATAAACTATTTTCATGATATTCTAATATTATTCTATTATTGGTATATTCATGTAACTCTTTTACAATATAAATATTATATTTAATTAGATTTATATTTGGATCACAATTATTTTCATCATTTATGCAAACTACTCTATCTCCTGGTTTAAACATATTTCTTTAAGTTTTTGTTTTCTATAATATTTAATAAAATCAAAATCTGTTAATATAATATCACATTCATTGGCTGCATAATATGGATATATAAAAACATCATTTATGTTTATATAATCATTTACTTGATATTGAATATGAATTTTATAATTACAATTAAGATAATTTAAATTATCCATCATTTTACGACTAAAAACAACAGCAACTCCATAATCATTAAAATTTTTAGATATTTCTTTATATAATAATTCGTAAAAATCCTAGTAGTTTTTAATATATAATTATCAAATATTTCAACATTAAATTTTACTATTTTCATTATAATAATTATTTATTTTTTCTATTTTTAATTTTCTATTATATTGTTTAAAATCTATTTTATTATTAGATAAATAAAAATCCCCTTCTTGTAAATCTGTGTTTATATAAAGATAACAGTCATATAATATTCCGATATAAGGTTTTGATGATTTGTAAGAAATAAGATGAAATTTATCGGAATATAAAATAAAATCAAAACAATCCTTACCTACATAAATATGAGGATTATTTTTATATATCATTATATAATTATTTATATAATTTTTAATAATATTATATATTCTATTTGAATCTATTTCTTCAGATTGATAATTTATTGAAAAATCTATATTATAATATTCTACTATCATAATTTTGATAATTTTTGAAGTTTAATCATTCTAAAATATTTTTTAATATATTTATCATCATTAATCATCATATTAAATTGATGTAAAGTTATTCCTTTAATATCTTCTATATCTTGATTTATAAAATGATACCATCCATTAAACACATCTATTTTATTATCAAGCACATCAAATCTATATTGAAAAATTCTAAAAAAATCTTCTAATTCCAATTCATCTACATGTTTCATTTCAACTAGCATTATACCTATTAAACTACGAATAGAAGCAAAATAAACATCTCTATTTTTATACTCTATTAATTTATTTATTATTACATCAAATAAATGAGATATAGAATTATATTTATCATTAGGAATACAGACTTCAATAAACAAATTATGTTTAGTAAATAATTCTTTATTATATAACTTTACGTTTATCATAATATTATTTTAGATAATTTAAATTTTCTTATATATTTTACGTATTCTAAAATATAAATATAATAATTAAATTGTTTATATTTATTATCAGCTATTAAATATGTAATATCAATATTAATTTCATTATTGATATATGATATTTTATATCGTCAATAGTATATTTTTTATTAAGAATAAATTCTTCATCATGATTCAATATATAAATCATCATATCCTTTTTTGTTATTTTCATCTATTTTCATTTTCTTAAATTTTATTCTTCTAGTTTCTCTAATATAATCTCTAATATTAACATTTACTGTAATACTTGTACATAATTCAGAATCAACTTTAATTAAATATCGTACAGTTATACATAATGTATTTCTAATTATATTATATGATATACGATCTATAACATATCCTTCTGATATATAAAAACGTTCAACGTTATTTATAACATAAATCAATAATTCAAAATTAGATATTTTCATTTAATTTTTCTAATTTAATTTTTCTAAGATAATTATTAAATGAATTAAATGATATTTCTTTTTCATCTGAAAACATAGTATCTACATTTATAATATAATATGACAATTTAACTTTTATGCTAAATTCATAAGTTGTTAATTTCATATATGAATAAAATTCATATTTTTCATTATCTTTTTTAATAATATAATCAAAAAATAATGGTAATTCATTTTTTCTTTCTATCCATTTATTTATCCAATCATTCATATTTTGATAATTTTTCAATTTTTGTTTTTCTTATAAAATTATTATATTCATTAGCAGATAATGTTATATTTGAAAAAAAAACTTGTCTTGATATATTACTATCATAGTATATTATTCTAAAATTAGTATATTTATCAAAAGATGTACCCATTTTATAAGATTTAAGATTATAATTTTTATTATCTTTTTTTATATAGTTATCAATACAATAAAATGTTGAATTATGTTTTTTTACCCAAGCTTGCATATATTTGATAATTTTTTTAGTTTTTCTTTTCTATAATCTTTCAATGATAAAAATTGTTCTGAATAATAATCATCAACAATTATAGCTTCTTTTATTCTAATTACAGTAGTAACTCCTCCTATTACAATATTATTACGGCAATCAAATATATGTAAGATTGTTAATTCTTTATTTGATGGTAAATCTATATTGTATCATAAAGATTTAATAAAATAAATTTTGTCTCCAACGTTAAGCATCTATCATTATTTTTTCAAGTTTTTTCTTTCTAATATATGTTCGTAATTTCTGAAATGAATTATCAGGATTATTATCAATTATGTGAGTTAATTCTAATAAAGTTAAACCTTTTATTGAATATATTTCATCACTTATAGATATAGTATTTGTGCCAATTATTATACCAATCATTCTCAACATATCAGTAAAATCTTTACATTCTTTTAATTGACATATTTCATACATACGAATTTCTTTAACGAACCATAATAGTCCACCTAAATTTATATTATTTATTTTCATTGATATAGTAATATCAAGCATCTTATTAAAATCTAATATTTTAATAGAATCATTATTATTATAAAAAATATTATAATCAGTATTTAATGATATATATGAACTACTCATTACATAATTTACAATATTTACAATCATTTTTATAAGTTTTAAAATAAGATACAAATATAACTATTAAATTTTGAATGTGCAAATTTTTATACATAAAAAAAGGATTGAAATGAATTTCAATCCTTTTAAAAATAAATATACCTTATGAAAAATATATTTGTGCTCACTATCGGATTCAAACCGATGTAGGTAGTTTTAGAGGCTACCGCCCTATCACTGGACTAAATGAGCATTTTTATTAAAATCGGGGTGCTTATAAAGCACCCCAAAGTTTTAAATTACGAAATAGAGAATCATTGCCATGTACTGCTAATGCAGTTGGTTTATTATCTAAATCAGGTTCATAGAACACTGTGAAATCTATATTTTTAAGAGTTAACTTAAATATCCATTTTTCAAGTTCTGCAGATAGAAAAATTAAGTATTGATTATTCCAGGTTTGCACCTATTTATGATCAAGTAACCATTGGCATGAAGCGTGAGCACCTTGAACTCCTCCATAAGTAACATCAAGCTTGTTGTCAATTAATATAAATAATTTATCTTTTTCTAAATCATCTTTGACGTTTTTCATTATCATATTAAATAGATGCTAATGATTCATCTTTAATTTCTTCTATCACATTATATTTTTCAACTAATTTATCAATTGAATTTTTGTAATATGATAAAGGCAATTTATCTGGTTTATTTTTAGGTTCAATTTCTTCAAATATTTTACCTTTTAATACTGCATAAGCTGCATATAACATTCTTAATTCATGTCTGTTTTCAGAATGTAAATAATCTGCTTTCCATGATTCCATTACTCTTTCACCTTTAATGTGAATAGTTTTTCTTTGATTTCTGAGATTTGATTGATTCTCCGCCAGTTTTTTTATATCATTTTTTATTGTAGTTTTCATATTTTTATTATTTTTTTATTAAATTATTAATTTTTTTAAATACTAATTGATTAAAAATAATAAAAGGTGAACCTCTATCAAATGATAAAACCTAATGTTGATGTTTCATAATTTTCTTTTTTTTTTGTTAAGCATAACAATATTGTCATGTTTGGGTTTATATAATGATTATTTTTTTAATTGTTTAATTTTTAAATATCTAAGTATTTTATTATAAGTTTTAATATTATAATTTATTGCATTACAATCATCATATATAGAATATTTAGTTAAAAAATCAAGTGATTTTTTATATTTTTTATAATATTTTACGTAATATTTATAATAATCATTTTTTCTATTTTCTCTTATAGTATTTAAAAATAGAAAGCAAAAAGCATTAAAAATATAAAAAAATATAGAATATTTAAAAGATATTTTTCTATGATCATCAGGAAATTTTGTTTTTTCATCTAATACCAGAACAATTTTATAAATAATTGCAATTAATATCATAAATAAAATAATTTGATACACTTTTACTGCTATTATCATATTTAAGTTTATATAATGATTATTTTTTTAATTGTTTAATTTTTAAATATCTAATTATTTTATTTCTTTTTTTGATTTCAATTTCTAAACTAAATGATAATTCAAAATATATTCTATTATCATCAAAACATTTTATATAATATTTATAATAATTTATTTTTCTTTTTTCACGTATTACATTTAAAAATAAATAACAAAATATATTAAAAATATAAAATAATATATAGTATTTTATAGATAAATCTCTATCATCATCTTTATATTTTGTTTTTTCATCTAATATATGAATATTTATAATTAGAATAAATACTACTATCACACCAAATAAATATGTATAAAATACAGTCATTTATATTTTTTTTAATATTACAAATATGATACCAACTAAATAAATTTAAAAAACTTTTATAAATTCTTCAAAATCCTGACAAAATGTGATCATTTTTATTTGATCAGGTGACATAAAGTCAGTTAAATTATTAAATAAATTGTTCCATTCAGGTCCAAATAAAAATATTCTTGGTTTTACTTTTAATTTTCTTATGCCATCTAATAGAAGAAACACTTCAGATAATGTACCAATTCCACCTATTTGGACTATAAAAATTTCACTATCAGATATTAATAATCTCAATCTTTGATAGATGTCAATACAAGGAACTGTTTCTGTTAAATATTCATTTCCTCTTGCACAGCCAATAGATAAACAAGTATAACCAATTATTGTACCTTCTGCTTCATTAGCTCCCTTAGAAACAGCTTCCATTAATCCACTATATCCTCCATTTTTAATTATATACCCATTTGAAGCTAAAAAGTTTCCAATTAAAACACTATCACTATATTTAGAAGTAGTTCTATCATTAATAGCACCTCCAAAAAAAGTTACATTTTTATTTATTTGTTTGTTTTCTGTCATATTATAAAGATAATATATTTTTTTATAACTACCAAATATTAGTATAAGTTTTTTAATTTTTTTAATTTACGTTTTCTATATTCTTTTATAGTTATAAATCTATTACTTGAATATCTATAATCGATTTCATCAAATTTCATATAAGAATTATTATTGAATTTTATTGTTAAAATTTTATCTAATGAAATTTTATATGTATAATTATAATTATCAATACATACAACTTTATCACCTACTTTCATCTATTTCTTTCAATTTAAGTTTTCGATATTCTTTTATAGTTATAAAATCTGATAAAAAAACGTAAGTATTTTCTAATAATACTATAATATAATCTTCGTTAGGTATTTCAATATAAGCATCATCTATTCTATTAATTTCAGATATTGTATATGTGTAACCTTCTATTAAATCTCTATAATAATGATTACTATGAAAAATTACTTTATCACCTACTTTCATATATTTTCTGCAACTTAAGTTTTCTATATTCATTATTAGTTAAAAATCTACATTTATTAAACATCAACTCATCAAGTTCAATTAATTCAAAATATATTTGACAATTATTATCATCTATCTTAGGAGTTTCTGCTACCCATTTTTCAGAATAATCACTAAATTCTAAAAAAATACCATAGATTGTATATTCTGTATTTTTTTTTAATAATCCTCCTTTATATTTAATATCGTCATTATAATCCGAATATATTTGATAATCTAAGCAAAATATTTTATCTCCTATTTTCATATATTATTCATCAAAATTTTCTTCTTGAAGCATAATTAATTTAATAAATCTTGTATTTTTTTCAATTAATTGATCACCGTCACAATCAAGAATAAAATATTCTTTTGGTTCTAGCCTTAACATAACTTGTTTAAGATCATCAAGAGTTTTAAAAGCTATTGCAGTTTTACCAAATTTGGTAGATTTTTTTGTTCCTTTGATCCCAGATTCTTTTAAAATGTCTTTAATTCTTTGATCTTCTTTCAATTCACTAAAATCAAAATTACTACTTTTATAGCCATAACTTACATCAAAATTATTAGGATTACGATATTCATAAGGATAATAAACTAACATATAAGAATATTCTTTTGTATTCATTACATTTTTGAATACTTCTCTTGCTGCGTTGCCAAACTGAGCAGTGACATTAATCAATCTCATTGAATCATCATAATATTTAAGCATATCAAAATCAAATTTGATAGGATGTTTGTTATCACCATTAACGTATGACATAATTTCAAGATATTTACAATCATCTCTATCAAATGTTTCATTCGCAGATTGACACCATTCTGGAATTTGTGAGTCTTCTAATTCTGGATTACGATCAATATATTTTTGGAACATTTCATATTGATTTTCATAATATCCAATTGTAATAAGTAATGATGCTTTAACTTTACCAAGATCATTGAAATATTTTGGCTTGTGAGCTTTTCCTTTATAGAAGATTTTATATCTAGTTGGTATAACTTCAGGTTCACTAATTTCTTGACCTTCAATTTTATCAACTTTAACTTTAAATGGAGACCAATATGCAGAATAAATATTATTAGGCTCACTTATTATTTTAAAAAATGCTGTTGCATTTTTAAATTTAATTATTTCAATTTTTGTACCTGATGGAATTTCAATCATGTTATAACCAGAATAATCTATTCCATCTTTCATATGAATATAAGCATTTAATCCTAATGAGTCTTTTTGATTATAATAATCATTATATTGATTATTTACTTTTGAAACTTTGTTATTTACAACAAATATGTTGCCAGGTATACAAATATTTTTATCTATCATATTATAATTATTTAGTTAAACATTTAATGTGCAAATATATGAAATTAATTTTGAATAAAAAAATATTATGATATTTTTTTTAATTCATTAAGTTTTTGTTTTCGATATTCAGATAGTGATATAAAACATTCGGATGAAAACCACCAATTTTTATAAGAATCTTCTAATGATATACTAGTATCAAATCTAATATCTTTTATAATATGAATTGATGCTAATTTAAGTCCAGTATATGATTGCTTTATATAAACTATTTTTTCTCCTACTCTAAACATAATTCTAATTTTTGAAGTTTTAATTTTCTATATTCTTTTAATGTAATAAAAAAATTAAGATAAATATAAAAATTTTCTATTTCATCTGTAGTTATATAAGACAATTCTGGTATATAAGATCGAAAGTAGCCTGTTACTGTATAAATATTACCATAGATAAATTTAGACTGACTAATTTTACCATCATGACCAAAATATATACTACTTTATCATATTTATTTATATTAGTTATCATAACAATTCTAATTTTTGAAGTTTTAATTTTCTATATTCTTTTAAAGTTATGAAATAATTTGATGAGTAATAACCACCTATCTCTTTAATTCCTAGTCCAAATGTAATACCATTATTTAAAATTTGAACTATCGTATACGTGTTATATTTTTTAAAAAAATCATCATAAAAAGATATATGAGTATCCGTTTGGATATCTTAATATATATATTTATGTTGATTCGCTTTATCTATTTAATATTAGTAATGTCTTGTTATTTATATAGTTATAAAATTTGATTGTATGGGTCATCAATTAGGATAGACTAAAATAAAGCATACGTGGTTGATTGTTCTGATCAACTACTATGGAGTTGTTTCTTATGTTTTAATTAATCCCCAAGTTAAAATTGAGAGTTGTACGTAGTTAACTAATAAAGAGATGGTTGACAAGTAACACATGCTAAATAATTAACAATAAAACACTATATTTAAAACACTCAAACGGATACTCATAAAAAGATAAATTATTTTCATATACAATATAAACAATTTTATCTCCGATATTAAATTTGCACATATTTTGATATAGTATTGAGTTTTTCTTTTCTTAATTTAATTATAGCGTCATTGAAATAATCATGATATGAATCTTTACGTTTTATAAAATATTCAATATCATTCCAAATAATACATCTTTCAGACATCATATATTCTGAATATAATTTATATGTCAATTTATCTAATTCTGTGTACATATTTCATTTAATTCTTTAAGTTTTTCTTTTCTGATAACCTTATCATAATATAATTGATATTCATTTTTTTTATAAATAAAATAATCAAATGTACATAGGCATGAATATCCTTCATCCTTTGGATTTCTACTTTCACAATATAATTCATATGCTAGCATATCTACGTTTGTGTGCATATTTTATTAAGTTTTTCTTTTCTTATTAATTTTTTTGCTTTATCATAATAATTATGATATATTTCTTTATTTTCAATAAATTCATAAATAGTCAAATAGCTTATTCTATATTTATTTTTCATGTCGTATATAAACATATCATATGCAAACTTGTTTAATTTTTCTAATTCTGTATACATAATTTATTTAATTTATCTAATCTCAATTGTTTTAAAGCTATTTCATAAAATAATTTAATTTTATTAGATTTCTTTTGAGTTAAGAATAAATCTAACGTATATTGAGTGTAATAACCTTGAATATCAATATACTCTTCATATTTTTCATATGCTTTTTTATCTAATTCTGTTTTAGCTGTAATTCCTTTTACTTGGTTGAGCATAATTTATTTAATTTTAATTTTCTATATTCTTTTAATGTACAAAAATCTTCAATAGGAAACATGCTCATAGCATTAATTCCATCAATCATAAAAAATATATAATTAAATCCTGTTGTAGTTATATAATAAATAGTATATTCTTTCAAATATATTAATTTATTATCTTTACCTATATATATTACTATATCTCCTATTTTCATTTTATCGTCTTTTTAATTTGCTGTAATTTATATTTTCTAATATTAGGAGAATATATTAATTTTACAATAAAGTTATGATCCTCATAGAATAAAAATAATTTATAATCATTTGAATATATTTTATTTTTTAATACTATATTATTATTTAAATTTGAATATATTATATATTTTCTATCAGAAAATAATGAAAAATCAATACATTCAATTATTTCATTATCTTGATCGACTAACTCTAAAATTTGTTTTTTATTATCATAAATTTCATTAGTATCAAATTCATTTATATTTATATCTTTTAATTCTAAATTATCTTTTATATCATAAACGAAATATATTGGTATTTTTTTATTAATAAAATCAGTAGGATTTATATTATCACAATTATCATACATAAAATTTTTAATAAAATCTATTTTAAGATATTCATTCCTATTATTATAATAATATTTTTCAAAAGAAATCGTTATTAGCTTTAATATATTATTCATTTGAATTTTTTAATTTTTATTCTTCTTTCAGTCTGATGAATTAATTTTTTTATTTCATTTAATTCTGATTCAAAATCTTCTCCATATCTTATTTTTTTCAATTTATAATTATAATACTTAAGTTTAATATTATCTTTATATAAAATATTATATGAAATAATAAATATAGTTAAAAACATATATAATAAAATTTTCTTCCTAATATTATTATCATAAAAATATTCATAAAAATCAATACCTTTTTTAATTAATTTTTTATAAATGATAAATAATATACAATTTACTATTATATAAATATTAAATATTATAAAACATATTAATATTATATCATTTGCTATCATCATTAACTATTTTATTTATTTTTTTTAATTTTATTTTTAATGCACAAGATCTTAATTTTTTTCGTATTTCTTCCTCTTTAATATTAAAATTATCAATTTTATAAACAGAGTTATTTTTATAAACAGATATGTTATTATTTAGCGTTATAAAATATGGATCATTTTTTATTAAATCACATCTTTCAACTTTATATTTTAAGAAATCATATTCAATTTCATCTTTATGATACTTATTATATAAAAATATAAACATAGTGAAAAAAATATATAAAATAGGATGTTTATTTATATGTCTTTTTTTAAAATATATTCTATATTCATTAGTATATTTTTTAAGTTCATTTTTTAATATGAATGAATTTATCAGATAATATATAGATAATATAATTGCAATTTCTACTAATAAAATAAATGTATTAATCATTTTAATTTTTTTAATTTAATTTGTCTATTAATTTTGTTTAGTTCTTTTTGTAAATTAGATAATTTATTATCAATAAAGTCAGATTGAAAATCATAAAAATATATTTCATCTATTTTAGCACTTAAATATAATTTCTTATATTTCATATCATATTTTTTACGTAATAATATATGAATAGGATAATATAACGCCTTTGGAAAATCTAAATTAATATTTACATAAATAAAAAAATCTTTATACATTTTATTATATCTCTTCTCTAAATATTTTTTTGCATATATAGAAATTATTGCATATAACTCAAATATAATTATTGATAGTAATATAATTTTCATAAATTATAATAAATTTAATTTTTTAATTTTTTCTTTTCTTTCTATATTTAATATATTCAAAGATTTAATATGAATATCATTTCTAATATCTAAACTATAATCTTCAATGCAATATTCAACATTAGTGAAATAACAATAATCAGTATTGAGATAATGACTTTTTTTATTTAAATTTATTCTAAATGTATGACCAATAATATTTATTTTTTCTTTAATTATATAAGTTCCAATAGTTTCAGAAATTTTATGCTTAAATTTAAAAATCATTATTTTTCCTTCTAATTGAGGATTTATATTATCTTTTAATATTTTAATATAAGAATAATTGTTTGTTGAAATTTGAATTTTTTTGATTATTTTATGTATAAAATCTGGATTATTTCTAAATTCAAAATAAATTTTTTTCAATTCATCTGTCATTTTGAATATTCCATATTTTAATGTGTTATTTTCAATATATTCAACATATGCAGATTCTTTAAATATGCAAGTATTATTTGTATTAATAAATGCAATTTCAGAATTATAACTATCATTTTCAGATATTATATTAAAATATTTATTGTAGTACTCAATCATAAATTATTTCATTTTAGATGATGTTTTACCATTTCAATTATCTTTTTTTGCTTCAATTGGGAACATTTCGTAAAATTTTTTCCACACTTTTAGAGGACGATTCTTTTTAGGATATCTTGTCATATTTTTATTGCCACCAAATCCCATACCAATTAGTACTCCTTTATTGTCACGTCTCACAATAGGATTTTGTTTATAATCAAATCTTTTATGCAAAACTAATTTAATTTGTTCTTCATTATAAAGTTGTTTAATAGTTTCTTCACTTGTATTATATTGTTTTATGATATTATATAAATCTACATATATTTTACCTAATTTATATTTTAATCCACTATTATCATTATCTTCTTTCATTTTTATAAACTTCATTGCATATTTTTTAATTATATCAATGTAAGTTTTTTCATCACTATCTTTGTAAATATGTAGATTAATTTGAGATAGCATGTTTCTGAGTTTTCTTAAATATTTTTTTTCTGTCATTTTTTTCTTTATATTTTAAAGTAGCTTTTGAATAATCTATTTTACCATTATTGTATGATATTATTTCTTTTTTGCTTAAAAAATATACTGTGATGATATATTTATATCTATTAAACGTGCACCAAATATAATGTTCTTTAAATTTAATAATGTTTCTATATTTATGAGCTGTTAATCTTATAGAATTTTCTATTGATAATAATGAACATAATTCATCATATTCATCATCAGATAAAATTTCATTAAATCTTTCTAAATAACGTATTTTTGTATGATTTATATGGTACTCAGATTTATGATTTTTCATTTATTTTTTTAAGTTTTAAATACCTCTTCATTCTATTGTAATCTAATTTACCATCAGGTGATAATGATTCAAAACCAAAAATTTTTATAAAGTTTTGATCATAATGTAATATTCTATTTTTATAAAAATTTATTTTTCTTTTTTCTCTAATTTTATTCAAAAATAAAAAACAAAAAATATTAACAAAACAAAATAATACATTGTATTTAGTTTCAATAAGTCCGTCATTTCCTTTTGGTTTAGTTTTTTTGTCTAAAATATAAGGCATGTATGAAAAACTTGTAAAATATATTATAAGAAATATAAATGGTATGATCTGTATCATTTTAGTTTTTTAATTTTAATATATCTACTGATTCTAATATAATCTAATTTAGTTTGATCATGAAGATTTTCAAATCCATAACTTTTATTCCAACTATCAATAACATCTTTATAATAATCTATTTTTCTCATTTCTCTTATTTTATTTAAAAATAAAAAACAAATCCAATTAAAAACAAAAAAATATAATAGGCATTTCATATATGATTGTTGACCATTGAAAATGATATAATCTTTTGATTTTAGTTTTTCTGGCTCAGTTTTATTGAGTAATGTTTTTGGAATATATAAAAATCCAAACAAATAAATTATTAATATATAAATCATAGTTTTATTTTATTATGACAATTAGCAAAAATACTACATTTTTTTAAATCTACCAAATATTTAGAGCAAAAACATTCAAAATTATTACATATTTATATATAATGTTAAATAACAATAAAAAATTATATTATTTTATATGCACATTTTAGTATATAAAAATAATGTATTATCTTTGTATTCAAATTTATTATTAATATTTAAAATATCAATTATGGAACAAGCTGATGTATATGCATATTTTGATTTAGAATCACCATTTATTAAATATTTTAATAGATGTAAAGATATTGATATGACTAAATCACAAATTCAAAAGAATTTGAATTTTTTAGATAAATATTATCAAAATATGGTTATAGATAAATTACCTATCACTATATTTTTTAAAATTGAACCATCGTTAGAAAAATTATTTAATAATTGGTGCGTTGATAATAATATTATATAATTAAAAATATAAAGTTATGTTAAAAATTTTCACAGAAGAATTTATAAAAGAAATTGGCTTTTCATATTCAAGTGGTGATGAAAATAGTCAATATGGTGAAGCTAAAAGCATAAGAGCAAGAGGTTAGATTCAGTTACAAAAAATTTAAACAAAACTATAAAAAAGTGTAAATAAATTAAACAATTATTAAATATTTATATATAATACGCAATAAAATCAAGTAATTGAATGAATAATAGAACCTTCATAATACACATTAAAGAAGATAAATATAAAAAAATGATGAGTGATTATATTTTCAAATATCGTCACTTCGAAAACTTATACCTTATAATATTGAAGGAAAACCAAGAAGATTTTAATTTACTTTCTAACTATAAAGTCATGAGAGCAGTTCTTGCTGAAACTGCTGGCGGTTTGGAAAAAGACAAAGTAAAGTTTATTAAAGATAAATATAAAAATTATGATAAAATGATTGAGTTGATTCGTTTATCTAAATGTCTTAAAATTCATAATATTTCTGATTTGATTAAGAGAGTTAAAGTAAGTTATAAAGCATTTTTCACTAAAATCAAACAAAAAGTTAAGGCAAATACACCCAGTGCTAAAAAGCTATTCTTGGTAACAAAATATTCAATTTTAGTTGATCAAATTGCATTTTCCTTCAAGAAAAAAGATAAAATTGGAATTAACTTAAGTAATAAAATGTTTTACATTGATTTCAAACACGAATTTCTACCAAAAAACATTCAAAGCCTTAAAATAGTTTACTCAAACAAAGAAATTTATTTACACTTGAACTATTTAACTGAAGATATTTTAAATAGTAATTTGAACATAAAAGAAGCAGGGATTGATGTTGGAGTCAATAATTTGCTTGCAATATTTATTGATGATAAAAAATCTAAATCAATTATTGTAGATGGAAATCACTTTAAGACTTATAACTCAAAATTCAATCGTTTTATAGCTAAATTAAATGAATCAATTTCTAACGAAGTAATAGAATATAGTTTAAGTAAAAATAATATTAAATATGCTTCCAAGTGGACTCAAAGAGGAATAGAATTAAGGAAGTATAAGACATTTCTTTATGAAAAGAGGAATCGTTATTTTTATGATCAGTTTCATAAAGTAAGTAAAAGGGTAGTTGAGTTCTTGAAATTAAATTCAGTAACAAACCTAACCATATCATATAATTTAGCTAGCTTAAAATATAATGGTGACTGCAAATTAAATAATAAAGTAAAACAAAATTTCATACAGATTCCTTTCATTAAATTATTGGATTACATTCAATATAAAAGTAATGAAGTTGGAATTCAAGTAGATATAATTAACGAAGCCTACACTTCCAAGTGTTCTTGTGTTAGTGATGATGTTAATAATCCGTTAGATAAAGAACTAAATGGTGTTCGTTCTAAACGTGGATTGTTTACAGACAAACTAATAAATAAAACAATGAATGCAGATTTAAATGGTGCAGTTAATCATATTAAAAAATCAAACAAAAATAATGATTTTTCATGGCTGAAAAATTATATGTTTAAACTGTGTAATCCAGTTAAAATTAAATGCGACTACGATTTCTTTAAATTTATAAAGAATAGTGTGTTCGGACAAGGAATGTTATCAAACAACATCCAAACGTCACTTCCTGTACAAATTTGTGCATGTTTAAGTTGACGGAACTACAGAAGAACTAGTACTTTATGTATAAGAAAAACGTGAAGATGCTAAAAATGCTCAATTAGAATTTGATATTCTTGTACAAACTCATTATCAGTGTGTAGACGAAGGCGCAAAAACACTTAAAGAATATAATAAAAAATGTGAAATAATTCGTCAAAAACTTGACTTTAACAAATATAAAAATATTATGATATTAAATGGTATAATAGTTTAATGATGGAAGATAAAGAATATATATTATGCTCAGCAATTAAATTTGATGATATAATAGTTTGTGGTAGAAGGCATAATGATTGTTATGATTCATTAAATAAAATTGAAATTTCTTGTAACTCTACTAAATTTCATGAGCCAAATAGAAAAGAGCAAGGATTTTTAACATCAAAAGGAAATTTTGTTTATAGAAAAGAAGCTTGGAAAATAGCTAAAAATAGTAATCAAATTAGATATGGTAAAGAAGCATCAGAAAATGGAGATGACTCTGAATTGACATCTGAAAATTTATTTGATTAAATTAACATAATATAACAGTTAAAAAAGTAGAATTATTCATTTAATTCTACTTTTTTTATTATCTTTGTATTCTAATTATTAAAAACTTAGTTATGAATAGATTTGATGAATCTAAAAGAGTATATAAACATAAGATAGCAATTTTAAAATTGTGGAAGACTGAAACCACAAAAGTTTCATTGCTAAGAGTAATTAAACACGATTTAGAAAAAATGATTCTTATTCTTATTTTAGGAGATTATAATGCATCTAAAATTCATAGAAGAATAGCAAGGCATCACAATGTAAAGACAGATGAAGATTTATATGAAGCATACATAGATTGGGCATTAGCAAGATATACTAAGCCAGAAATGCAAATGGACGCTATTCAAACAGCAAAGATTCTTCATCCAGAATTATTAAATAAATGTATAAAACATTATTTAGAAGTTAATTATAAATAAAAAATATGAAAAAAGCAAAAAAATATTATCCTTTTGTGATATCTATAATTACATTGTTATTATTAGTTATAATTATGATTATAAATCCTTTATTTGTAATGAATAATATAATATTGACAATTATATTATGCTGTGTATCAGGAGGATATTTAGGATACGGACTTGCAAAAATACAAACTGAAATATAAAATTATGAAAAAACTTAATCCTTTCTCAGATAATTGTAATCAATTAAAATTCGGTGATTATATTCTTTTTCAAGAATATCAAGATAGAAATTATAAAGGTGTGTTTAAAGTCACAAAACCTATATTCGCAATTTACCTTGGATTTTTTGTTGCAGATCAAGCATTTGCATTTAATTATGTTAAATGGGTTAATGAAAATAGAGAAGAAGTTTATGATATTGATAATCACATTGAATGGTCTGATTATATAAATATACTTGGTATTTGGAAAGTTAAACCAACATGGCAAGAAATTATTTCCAAATATAGAAACCAAGAAATTGATGAATATGTAGATAGTGATGATATTGATTGGAATGATATAAAAAATTAAAATGAAAAAAATATCGGATGATATTAAATATAAAATTGGTAATAAAGTTTGGCTTTATTATCCGTCTAATGATATAAAAAGAAGAGGAATAATAACTCATATTAATGATGATGATGTAACAGTTAAATTCAAATACTGGAACACTGAAATAGAAATGACTTTTAGAGATTTTGAAATTACTCAGTTTACATATGATGATTATATTAATGATTTTCAAAGGACAACAGTTATATACAATATTAAATTAAATATTATTGAATCTTACATACGAAAAAATAAATTAGAAACTATAAATAATAATTTTGATACTAATATATCAGAAAATGATAAAGTATTACAAGAATTTGATATTAAATATATAGAAGAATATATTAAAAGAATTAATAAAAAATAAAATGAATTTAGATTCTATAATTGGAAAAACAGAAAAAGAAGTAATTGAATACCTGCAAGTGAATAATGTAAATTTTAGAATAGTTAGAAATAACTTAGAATATTATATAATTACTTGTGATTACGTTCCAGATAGAGTAAATTTAGAAATTGATAATGATGTAATAACATCTTATAATAACGGATAATTAAAAATTAATATTATGTATATATTAAGCAAGTTTAAAGATTATTATGATTATCTATCAGGTATTTATGGAGAAGATCCATTAATAGTTTTAGATAGGCGTGAATTTACCATGCCTACATTTAGAAATAATCCTATAAGTAAGGCTTATCCTGATGGTGATTTTGAAGAAGGAAGACTTGATTTATATATCGGAGGATTTCTTATTGAAGCTTACTTCAAAGGAGATAAAATTTATTATGGTAAAGATTTGAAACAATTCGATGCTGTGCAAAAGCATTCCGGTTGGTATTATAGGTGGTCTCATGATGAAAAAGATAAAGATAAAGTTCATATAGATATTAAAGGAACTAGATATAGAGAATCATATAATTTAAAAATAATTAAAGATTTAACAAAAATGAATGATAAATATAATTGTCCTATTCTTGTTAGAAAAAATAGTGAACCAGATAAATTTTTATATAAATATTGTATTTTAAAAGATTTGAATCTTAATTCTTTTGTTTCTCCTGAAGAAGTATATAAAATGATTTCTGATTGGATTTCATATCAAAGGACAATAGCAGAAAATCATGTAGATACTATGACTAATATTCAGAAAATAGAATCAAAAGGATTTGATAAAAAAACATCGTTCAGACCTAATATGAAAAAATAATATGAAATATAATGTATTTGATAGAAAAACAGGAGAAATCACATATTATAATACAGATTCAACTCATGATAAATACTCAGAATATTCAGATAGAGATAAACTTGATAGCATAGATATTAAAGTTATTGAATCTTATATAAGAGAAAAAAAGTTAGAAAAAATAAAAAATATTAAAAAATAATATTATGAATGAAAATGAAGATTGGTATCATAGATTTAATAGTAATATAAAAGATGATGATATTTATTATTATTATGGTAAAAAAGGATATGAGACTACTATTAAATATGAAGAAACAGATGAAGAAAAACTTGATAAGATTGATATGAGTATCATCGAATCATATATAAGAAAGAAAAAATTGGAAAATATTAATAAAAAATAATATGAATACTGACGAATTATTATTAATGCTAAGTTATATAGATAATAGAAGTTTGAATCAAACTAAACTATTATTTGAATTATGTGATAATGACTTTGAAAAATTATTAAAATTAGAAGCCTGCGTTAAAAAAACTTTTGTCTCTTATTGCCCTGGTGATAAGGAATTAGTTAATGAGTTAATAGCAACTTGGAATGAATCAAGAAAAAAAGAAAATTCTAAAAAAAATTAATTATGAGCACATTTTTAACAGTATTAATCGCAATTTGGATATCATTATTTATTGGTATCATTTTTTTAGTTGTTGTATCATTATCAATTAGTTCAGATACTAAATCTAAATTTGCTAATTGGTGGAGTAAACATATTAGTAAAACTTTAGATCCAAACGATTCTAGTTTCTAACTATATCATTAAGTAAATCAATAAAACTAAAATTAAAAGAAATATAGCAATGAATATAAATTATGACTCAAATAACTTTAAATCTGGTGATCATGTAATTTGTATTATTCCCGATAAAGGTGAATATTTAATAATGAATAATAATTATACAATTAAAACAATTAGTAATAATTTTTGTGATGTTGCTAATAATACTTCATTACCTTTATTCTTTTTATGTCGGTTCAAATTAGACGAATTATATTACAGAAAGAAAAAGTTAATTGAAATTCAAGAATTCTCAAAGTAATAGAAAATATTAAAAATTATAACAATGGATATAAATTATGACTCAAATAAATTTAAATCTGGTGATCATGTGATTTGTATTGATAATGATCAAACATTTTTAACAATAAATAATTGTTATATAATTAAAAAAATAAATAGTAAATTTGTTTATATTGATTCTTTTCCTTCATTTTTTGCATGTAGATTTAAATTAGATGAATCATATTATAGAAACCAAAAACTAAAAGAAATAGAAAATGTTCAAGGTAGGAGATAAAGTAATTTGTATTGATAATGTTAGTCATAATGAAAATGATAAACTTACAATTGGAGAATTAAAAAAGAGTAAAATATATACTATTAGTATATTTTTTGATATAAATATTCGCAAAAGGACTACTAATTATACTGATAAATTATTTTTAACTGGAATTAATTGCTGTTATTATTATCCATCTAATAGATTTATGAAATTGTCTGATTATTATAGAAAAGAAAAACTTAAAGAAATAGAGAAATGTACGACTATATTAGATTGTTAGAACATTTCAAAGATGGAGATAAAGTAGTTTGTATTGATAATGACGGAATTGAAGATGAACTAAAAATTAATAGCATATATAATGTGGTTAGATTTAATCGTGAAGTCCATTGTATAAGTCCATTTTCTTATCATCCTTATAGATTTATATCATTAAAAGAATATAGAAAAGAAAAACTTAAAGAAATAGAAGAATGTTCAAAGTCGGAGATAAAGTAGTTTGTATAGATGATAATCCAACATATGGTAGTAATTCATATTATGATAAGACAAATTTTTTAAAAATAAATAATATTTATTTAATAGATAAATATTCATCTAATTTAGAATTGATTAAAATATTTGAATATAACATATGGTACGATGAAAAAAGATTTATATTATTGAAAGAACAACGAAAACAAAAATTAAAAGAATTAATATGTTTAAAGTAGGAGATAGAGTAGTTTGTATTAATTCTGGAAAAATTTTTAATTTAAAATATAAATATACATATACAATAATAGAGATTATTAATTTTCATATTGGACAGCAAAAGCGAAATGGTATTGAAATAAAAATAAATAATGGTACTAAAAATTACTATAAATTATCAAGATTCATATCATTAAAAGAACAACGAAAAGAAAAACTAAAAGAGTTGATATGTTCAAAGTAGGAGATAGAGTAATATGCATTAATAATGATAGATTATATTATAATTCTGGTGAATATTTTTTGAATTATAATACTACTTATATTATAACAGAAATATCATTAGATAGTGTTAAAATAGGCAATATAAATTATGATTATTATGCTTCAAGATTTAAATTAGATAATTCATATTATAGGAAAAAAAACTAGAAAGAATAGTAGAATGTTCAAAGTCGGAGATAGAGTAGTTTGCATAGACAATAATAATATTAGTAGTACTGATGATGAATATATACTATATTATCATATGATTTATATTGTAACTTGTATTTTTTCGAATGATACTATTAAAATAAATGATAGAAGATATATTTATTCTAATTTAAGATTCATATCATTAAAAAGAATATAGAAAAGAAAAACTTAAAGAAATAGAAGAATGTTTAAAGTAGGAGATAGAGTAGTTTGCATAAATAATACAAAAATAGATTATAAATTTAATCTTTATTACAATAAAATCTATATTATAACCAGTATTGATGATGTTGTTAGAATTAAAATAGATAATATAAATTATGAATATTTTAATTTAAGATTCATATCATTAAAAGAATATAGAAAACAAAAATTAAATAACTTAAAAAATTATGAATATAAAATGTAAAATATTTGGTCATGAACCAGATTTAAATAAGCTTGTTAATAATAGTACTGAAAATAAAGATAATTATAGAGATTGTACTACTACTTGTAAAAAATGCAATAAAATATTGACATATGATGAATGCTGGAAAAAATATTCATATAAGATTATATCAATATTACAAAAGAAATTAATAGAAACATTAAAGTCAAAATAAAAACTTATGCATTAAATGAATGTTAAAAATTATTTAAATAAAAAAAGGAGAATCAATTGATTCTCCTTTTTTTATTTATATTTTTAATATTAATAAATAATTTCATTGATATTTAAAAATTCCACAGAATATGATACATAATAAGGATCATTCTTTTCATAGTAATATTTTATTACTTTGGTTTCAACTTCAGTTTCAGATTCTGCATCTACTATATGAAATTGCTCGCTAGTAGTAGTTTTTCCTTCATAATAAAATTTATTTACTTTTAAATGTGCTAAATATAACATATTATTAAGTTTTAAATTGTGAATATTAAATTGTATTCAATATTATTACAAAAGTAATAAAAAAATCTATTCACACAAATTGTGAACAGATTTTTATTATTTAAATACATTATTTAATATAAATTATATATTTAATCTTCTGTAGATTCTGGCTTAATTTTATTCATTAAAGATTTAATTGTTGTTTCCAATTCTGTACCTTTAACAGTTTCTAATAATCCTTCTATTCCACCTTTTCTGAATATGTCAGTCCAATCACCACCTTGTGCTTTAAGATTTTTAGCAAGCATTTCAGTAGTTTTAACTCCACCAAGTGTAATCATTGCTTCAATCAATTTAGGTTGAATTGATTTCATTTGTGCTTCATATTCAGTTGTACGAATTTCAGATTTCTCTTTATCTACATCAATTTCATGCTGATCATTTAATTTTACTATTTCAAGTGACATTTTACTAATTTCATCTAAAATAGTTTGCTTTGTTTTTTTAGCTTTAACATTAGATAATTCAAGAGAATTTGATAATTCAGTTTTTTGTTTAGTTATTTCTGAACGAACTTTATCAGTTTCAAATGATTCATTAAGAATTTTACGTTTAATATCTTCTGATTCATGAGTAAGTTCTAATTCTTTTTTAATCTTGTTGATATTCATATTTTGTTTTACAACTTCTTTTTGATAATCTTTCAAGAAATAAGAAATTTCACTATCACCAATAGTGATATTTAGCACTTCGATATCATAAACCTGCATTCCATTTTCTTCAAATGTTTTACCTGGTCTTTTTTTACCTTCTTCTGCTACACCTAAAATTGTATCACGAAGAATATCAGCAGCATTGTTATTGAAATCTTCAATAGTTACTTTCTTAACTTTATTTCTAACAATTGAACGAAGATGTTGAGTTAACAATTTAACATAATCACCTACATTAAACCATTTCTTATCATCTCCAGTAAAGTTTACTCTATAAGATAATCTAATTGTAACATTAACTAAATCTTTTGTTTCAGCTTCAATAATATCAGATACAATATTATTAGATGTTTGTAAATAAACAGTTTTGAATAAATCATGATCTGTTTTTGGCTTACCTGTTGATAATCCTAAAACTTCAAGAGTTTCATCAAATTCCAATAATCTAACTTTTGGACCAATTACTACTTCACGTTCACCAGTTTTTTTAACAACTTGAATAGCAAATCCTGGCCAAACATTCATTGTTACAGCGCCGTCATATTTATTATCCATTGTTAATGTTCTTGGTTTGGTGAATGTAGTTTTTCTACTCATTTCATCAGCCATATTCATAGTAGATGAATAAGCTTTAGTACCTTTTGATATACTACGATCAGAAACATATGCATTACTTCTTCCACCAAGATCACTAATATCACTATTACCAATTTCAGTTTCTAATGTTTTATTATAAGATATTGCATCTTTACTAGTTGGAAACCACAATTTTACAGTTTGCTCATCTAAAACACGTTTAACTATCACTTCTGTTCTTGGATCTGGATTAAACATCTTTGGACCTTTATATAAAGTAATATCACCTGTTTCCTTATTAAGTACATAACGAGCTTCACCACCTGTAATTGCTACAGCATAGTGCATTACTTTATCATCATATTTAATAATTGCATGTTCTTCACGTGGAAAGTAAATTTTTTGTTCTTTACCAGTAATAAACAATTCTTCTCCAGTAACATATTTAATCTTACCTTCTTCATAATCAGCAATAACTTTGATATAAATACCCATGTTATTATTTAATTCAACTGCTTTAAATTTGTTTTTACCTTCTTGTTGAAGAAATTCTTCTGTTGGTTTTGGAAATACAACAGATGGTCCTTTTACATAACGTTTGGCTCCATTTTGATCCAATAGAATACAATATTCTAATCTTTCTAATGTAACTGCTTTTCTTACAAAGCTAACATTATCGTCAGATACAACTTCAATTCCAGTAGGTGGAATATAAAAAGATACATCAGTACCTTTAATTACAAATAATTTACCTGTAACTAATTCATCTGTTGAAATTAGTTGAACTTTTCCTTTTTTAGATTTATTATCATTTCCTTCTGTTATTTCAGTAGTTTTAATAATAGAATTACTAATGTTATTTTTTGCTTCATCTTCATTGTAAACTCTTACAATAAGATACTCATTATATTTCAAATTATGTCCAGATAATACTCTACCAATTTGCTGAGGCCAAAGCGGAAATGTTGCAGGTCCAGGAATGTTAATTTTACTACCAATTTTCAATTTTGATAAATTAGAAGTTTTACCTTTTTTTGGATATACTGGATCACCAACTTCAGGATCAGCAGGATTGTTTAATACAATATATTGACCTTCATCCGCAGATAATGATACTTGAATTGCTTCTGTGAAATTATCAGATTGAATAAACGTTTTTGAATTTTCATCAAATGTTACCACCCTGTCAATTTCACCAATACTTTCTTTGTACGGTCCAACAGCTACTGCTACTTGACCTGAAGCTCCATCTTGAATATACACAAATGTTCCTTGTGGTAATACTAAATCGCTTCTTTTGTTTTCATAACTCATAAATTACTTTTTTATTATTTTAAATTAATACTAGAAAATTATATAGAACTATTTTAAAAATAGTTTTTACTTTTTATTTATATTTTTTACTTTTTATTTCTTGTTTTAAGAGATTAATATTTATCTTTCATATTCTTAGTAAACTCTAAACTTTCTATTCTGTACCAATTCAAATTACTTTGAACAATTGGTATACATTTGGTTTTTAATACTACTTTAAATGGATTTGTTAAATTATCTTTCATCCATTCAAATATATCAGGTAATGTTTTTGGTATGAAATAATAATACCATCCTTCTGTACATACTGCAGATATTATACCATATTTCTCATATATTTCTTCAAATGCACAATCATATGGTTCGTACATATAATCAAACAACCAATCTGTTAGACTCTTTCCTGTTAAATGCTCAATATATTTACCTTTGAATTCATTATATTGTACTGCTCTTTCCCAATGTTGTTTTATGACAACTGGATCTTTACTAACCTTATCATAGTGTTTTTCATCAAATCTATTAATTAAATACTTATCAGCATAATAACAAATTTTTATTATATAATAATCTTTACATTTTATTCTATTCATCATTTAATATTTTCATTGTGTAATCATTAATCAGTGTATTCAATGGACAATCTAAAATATCTTCTTTATTTAGTTTATGCCCTAATCTATCTTCCATGCAATCCATGCATAACATTCTTTCTCCAACTCCAAATTTTTTCCATAAATCAAAAGTTACCATATAATAATCTTTATTATCAACAAATGTATCTTTACCACAATCAACGCATTTCCATTCAGCTTTTTGAGTCAATCTTCTACCATTTCGCATATTTATTTTATTTTTTGAAGTTTCTTTTTTCTTAGATATTTTTCAATATCTGATATTTCATAATCAACGATTACATTTCTTATTTTATTATCCAGTTTTTTAAATTTTAGAATTAATTCAATATCATTTATTTTAAAATTATCTAAATTATCACTTATAATCAATTCTATATGCTTAATATATTTTTTATATTCTGTTGATCTTAATTTTTTTCTATTCGCATAAAAATTAACTATATTACGTTTAATTTTTAAAAATAAATCCCATATATTATCCCAAAATACCAACATTAATAAATATAAACCAATAAATAATAAAATGATATAAATTGTCATGTTTTTTTATTTTATTTTTTGAAGTTTCTTTTTTCTTAGATATATTTCAACATCTTTCATATCAAATTGCAATAATATATTTTTAATTTTATCATCTAACTTATAATAAATTAAAACTGATTCTAGATCTTTTGAATTATATTTATCTAATATATAACTAATAGTTAATTCATAATTCTTAATTGCTGATATATACTCTTGTGTTCTTTTTAATTTTTGTTTTTTATATAAATCAAAAATATTATTCAAACTAATATCAATATCAAATATTATATAAATAATAATTTTTACTATTAATATTAACATTATTAATACTAAACATAAAACTATTCCAATACAAATTGTTCTGATTATATCCATAATATTTTATTTACTTTTTATCGTAATAATTATTTTATTTTTTGAAGTTTCTTTTTTCTAATATATTTCTCAATATCTTTTTTCTCATAATCTAATATTATAAATTTAATATCAGGATCTGATTTATATAAATTATCATAATTTAATATGGTTTCAATATCTTTTAAACTATATTTATCTAATTTGTCACTTATTGCTAAATCTTTAATTTTAATATTTGATTTATATTCAGAGGATCTTATTATTTTTATTTTATTAAAAAGAATAATAATATCATTAAATTTAAATTCATAATCAAACATTATATATAATAATATGTATGATAATATACATGATATTATAATAAATAGTGATAATATTATTATGTTATCCATATTTTATTTACTTAATTTTTTAAGTTTAGTTTTACTCACATATAACTCAATAACTTTAAAATCAATATCATTTAAAACTAATTCAGTATTTAATAAATAATCTTTTAATTTGTCATATGAATTTTGTAAATAATTAGTATAATTATTAAGTTTTTTAAAATTATCTTGTAATTCTTTAAAATCATTTTCTAATTTTTGATATTCTTCATCAATATTTATATTCATAATTTATTTATTAAAATTTAATCGTTTAAGTTTAACTTTACGTAAATAATTTTCAATTTTAGATAATTTTATGTGATATAATATAGTTTCTGGATTATTTATAATTTTATCTCTCAAATGTTCATAACCGATTTTTGTATTATTAGTAGATACTATTAATTCTTTATTCAATCTACGCAATTCAGAATTTTCAATCTCATATTTCGCTAATTGAATTTGTAAATTATGATACGATTCTTGTAAAGTGTTAAATTTGGTTATTAATCTCATTTTAGTTCATTAAGTTTTCTTTTTCTTATATAATTTTCAATGAATTTAATAGATATATTATCCAATAGAATTGTATTGACTTTATCCATATCTATCTGATTTGATCTTTTTAATCTATCTATA